GATGTTTGCCGGTGATTCTAAGGCTCATAGAATTAAGAGAGCATTGGGCGCTTACTATAAAAAGCAAAATGAAGAAGTTGATGCTGATATGACTGAGATGTATGGTGCATCTGCACAAGTTTACCATAACCCTCAAGAATATCTGGATTCTATTCAGAAGAAAAAAGAAGCCGAAAAAAAGCCTGTAAGTAAAGTTACAAACCTTGTAAAGAAACCTAACAGCACTCAAATGACTGTTAAGAAAGAAGATGTATCAGAAGAAAAGAAAGATACAAGAACTGCCTCTGAAAAGATGTCTGATTATGCCGTTAAACGTCATAAAGTTTACCAAGATATTGCAGATAAACAGAAAGAACATGTAAAGAAGTGGAATGAGGATCACAAGGATGAACCTCATTTACAAATACCGGTAAAAGAAGATATACAACAAGATTCACAATCTGCAACTCAAACTACATTTGATATGGGTAATAATACAGACGATACATCACAGACTTTTAACAGAGTCAAACGTGCTATGAAGAAAAAGCATGTCAAAGAAGATACTTACGATTGGGAGAAAGCCGATAAATCGGTAGCATCTCCAGGCAAGAAGCCTAAAATGGATAAATCTAATGAAAAGGATGGGGAGGGAGTTGCTAAACCAAAAGCCGCCGCCGTTCTATCTGGTGGTACAACTATGACGGGTGAACCAAGAGATACTATTGAAATTGACCCGTCAATGAGAGGCAGACCAGGTCAGGATGGTGGAATGCCATCGGATAAGAAAAAGATAAATAGTAAATAACAGTTCCCTAAGGAGAAAAACAAATGTCAGCATGGTCAAATAACGACAATCACAATAGCAAACCAAAATATAATTACGAACGTGAAACAATGCCAGTAATTCAATTACCAGTTCGTACCGGTAATACTTCTGGTAATAATATTATTCAAGTTTCATACAATGACGGTGGCCAAAACAACGTTGCAAACGTTGGTATCGTTGCAAATACATACGTGTATTTTTGGGCAAACGGAACAGCAGACGGTAAAGGTGGAACGTCAGGTAACGGTGTTCCTGGATTCTTTGCATCAAATACAACTGTTGCATCAACATCCGGTAATACAATTACATTGAATCAAAACCTTTTCAACACAGTTAGTGCTGGCTTCATTGCAGAATTTGATTCTTCAATTGTATACTCAACAAATAAAACTGTTGAGAAAACATACAATCAAGATACTGTTTTAGTTACAGCAACCCGTTACGCTAATGCTATTTCTACGAAATTGAATCCAGCGCACACAGGATGGACTCACATTCAAAGAAAGATTAATAATGACGGCACAGTACGTTATATTACTGAAGTTCTAGTTGCTACAGCAAACGCAACTGCAACAAACACAGCATCTGGTAATATCAGCAATAGTATTATTGCATTTACTGGCGTATAATAAAAGGGACCTTGTGTCCCTTTCTTAACTATGTTTGAAAATTTGAATGAAGATAATTTTATGATGTATGCGGTCAAATGCTATACATCACCTAATTGTATTATGTCGGAGTTCGAAAGTGATATTAAGCGAATCAAGTATCTTAAGAGACTTTTTAGACGTTATAAATCTACTAAGTCTCTTAAAGAACGTTTAATATTAAATCATATTATTTTATTGAATAACGTTTTTGGTGCAGAACACATGCCAAGAATGTTGTTCTATAAAATAGATGAACGAGATTATGATGTGCTTAAGACTTTCTTAGCATACTTGAATTTGTTACCAGATTTCGTCTATGGTGTTGACGGTAAAAACATCATAGTGTCAAATATACCATACGAAGAGAGTGTTGCAGAAATACTAAGTCAAATATGAAATCATTCAAGCAATTTATAAACGAATTAGATAGTATCAACGAAGCAGATACATCACATGCCACAAAAGCAGAAAGTGATTTAGTTGAGCATCTAAAGAAGCATGGTGCTATGCACAAAGATGCAAAAGCCGCAGGTAATACTGGCGGAAATGATTTTCATATTGTACACCCAAAATCAAAAGAACACGTAGAAGGCTCTGAAGTACATAAACTCGAAGGTGAGACAAAGATTAATACTAAGGGTGCTAAATTAGGTTCTGTTGCTATCAGATATCACAAAGACAAAGGTGGATGGCATATTCCTGATGAAACTAAAAAGAAAAAGCCTCACTTTGCACACGCAGTTGAAAACTCAACTGTAGGCGGTAAAAAACTAATGGATCATTTGAATCATCATTGGGGTGCACCTAAAGAAGGTAAACATTTGCCTGGTGTTACAACAGATGAGACAGATGCACATCCTGCTCATGCTTATATGAAAGATAAAAACGTTCACGTACTTCACATTGGTGATAAAGGCACATATAGAGCAGGTGATAGTGAACACAAAGACCATCATAACACAAGTCTACCGTCTTTTAAAGCAAAAGGTAAACTACATATCAGTACAGAACGCAAAGGTGGCGGACAAAATAAAAACGGTACAGGTATGCAGGTTAACTTTAGAGTAAAGCCTAATAGTGTTGAGAAATCTCACACAGATATTAGCACAGAACACGGAATTAAGAAAGTTTTACATCACATGAGTAATAGCAAATGAAATCATTCAAACAATTTTGTAATGAAGTAAAAGAGCCTACAGGTGAACTCAAAAAGGCTTGCTGGACAGGTTATACTGCTGTCGGTACAAAAAAGAAAAACGGTAGAACAGTACCTAATTGCGTACCCGAAGAAGTTATTTGGGAATCTGAAGCATGGGAAAGAAAAGAAGGTAAGAATCCTGCTGGTGGATTAAATGCCAAAGGTGTTGCATCTTACAATAGAGCAAACCCAGGACATCATTTAAAGATGGCAGTAACAACAAAACCATCTAAACTAAAACCAGGTAGTAAGTCTGCTAATCGTAGAAAATCTTTTTGTGCTAGAATGTCCGGCATGAAAAAACGCTTAACTTCATCAAAGACTGCTCACGACCCAAATTCAAGAATTAATAAGTCACTAAGAAAGTGGAACTGCTAATGTTTTCATTTAAACAATTTAGACAATTACAAGAAGACGGTGGAGCAGTTGCCGCAGGTCCTACAGTTGTAACTGGTGGTGTTGCAGGTATCGGTGCAGGTCCGGCTAAGTTTGCAGAGCCTGGTGTCAATAGAAAGAAAAAGAATAACCCTGTAATGGGTTCAATGGCGAGAAGAAAACTACCTTCATATTAATATGTTCTCATTTAATTATTTTTTGGAATTAGTACCGACTTGGGTGCCTTGGTCAATAATAGGTTTTGGAGTTGCCCTATTTGTACTTGAAGTTTGTTTCAATAAACTCATACCTTTCTTTTATAGATTACCAATAAGATTAATTGCAATCATAATTTTTGGTGCAGGATTCTATATTGATGGTAGACAAGATGTTTTAGTAAGTGCTAAAGCAGAAATTGAAAGAACAGTATCTGAACAAAAAGTTGTTACACAAGAAGTAGTTAAAGTTATACACGATAAAGTAATTCAAGATAGGATAGTCCATGATGAAATTGTTAAACAAATTACTACTGCTGATGACCATATGTGTGATGTGCCTCAGTCTTTCGTCCTGCTTCACGACAACGCCGCTAAAGGTACCGTTTCCGGATTATCCTCAGGAGTGGCTGGATCCAGTTCCGGAATTGCACTCTCTGACGTTGAAAAAACCATCGCAGACAACTACGAACTCTACCACGAACTTGCCGACAAAATGACCGGTATTCAAATGTGGTTGAAAGAACAAAAGAGGATTAATCCATGAAAAAATTATTAGCTGTCGTTTTTCTTTTAATATCAGCTTGCAGTATTCTTCAAGTGTCGCATTTTGATGCTAATGAGTACGAACTTGTCGTAAAAATTAGGTCTACAGCATCTACACAGAAATGCACACCAGATAACGTAGAGAGCCTCTACAAAACATCATTGAATTTAAAAAATTATAGTGAATATGTACCAAATAATGAAAACACATTTACCATGTCTAAAGGTTTGTTTACACTTGTGGATGAATTACATGAGAAAACTGTAATTAATGAAACATACTGTAAACTTAAACTAAAGAGTATTGAGCAGTCAGCAGAGATTATACAAAAGACTTTAGGAGCACAAGCGAGATGAGTAATATAGCAGACTTAGCAATTCAAGCACAAGGTTACCAAGAACTACATGCGAAAGGTGAACTTTCGGATGAAGACTTTAAAGAACTTGTTGGTGATTTGAAGATTGAGCAATCAATACAAGAATCCGCCGCTGAAGATGAACAGACACAGATGTACCATCAGATTTTGATGGGTGTATTAATGGCGGCTGAGGCATTAGCATAATATGGAACTTACAAAAGACCAACTAAGACAAATCATACCAAAGAATCCATATCTGGATCACTGGTATAAAGATTTGGCATTACTATTGCCTGATTATGATATCAATACACCGGCAAGAATTGCAGGATTCTTAGCTCAATGTGTACATGAATCTAATGGGTTCACAGCACTTAAAGAGAATCTGAATTATAAACCAGAATCTCTAATTAAAATATTTCACAAGTATTTCCCAACGATTGAGTTAGCACAAGAATACTGTGCGAAGCCAAACAAACAGGAAGCGATTGCAAACCGCATCTATGCTAATCGTATGGGTAACGGACCAGAAGAATCTGGTGACGGTTACAGATACTGTGGTCGTGGGGCTATTCAAATTACTGGTAAAGACAACTACTTTTGGTTTGCCGCCAGTATTGAAATTACACCTGAAGAAGCATCAGAGTATATGCAAACCTTTGAAGGCGCATTACAATCTGCTTGCTGGTTCTGGGAAACAAATAAATTAAATGATGTTGCCGATGCAGGCGATATTGTTAAGATGACTAAGATTATTAATGGTGGTGATATTGGCCTAGAAGATAGAACAGAAAAGTTTAATCACATTAAACAAATTCTAGGGGCCTAATATGCACGATAAAAAATTATTAGCATGGGCATCACTTTTGCTTATTTTACCATTGTCTTTGGCATTTTGCGGTCACGACCAATTTCGTTACCCATGCCAAGACCCTAAGAACTGGGATAAAGATGACTGTAAACCACCTATATGCGATGTTACGAGAACTTGTCCGGAACAAATTTTCAAAGGTCAAAGAGATCCTCGTTTGGGTCCGCCACCTTCACCCGATTCTCAAACTCAAACAATTACACCTTCATGTAAACCCAATGGAGCAAGCTGTGGAAAATAACGAAGTCCCATTCATGTATTCAGAAGACCAGCTTATGGCTCGTCTTAAATTTTTTATTGGTATTTGTTTAGCATTGACATTGACAGGTATTGTCTTTGTTGTGTTATATTCAATTATCTTTATTACTCAACCATTAAACGCTATTAGTCCTATCGACCAAAAGTTCTTTGAGATGATTATTCCGATTGCTACATTCTTAACAGGTACATTATCTGGTATTATGTTAGCAGGTAACGACAAAGACTTAAAGGCTCAAGCACTAAATGCCGCAACTAAACCACCACCAGTCTCACCAGCACCAGTTAATGCACCCAGTACAACTTATGTGCCAACAGCATCTTATGTACCTCCGGCAGTCACAAGACCAACACCGGTTAGTACACCAGTTGCCGTATCCGCTGACCCAGTCGTTGGTTACGGTGGTAAGTTAGCACCTCCACCAGCACCTCAACCGGAGATTTAAATGAGCGCATTAAAAAGTATGTTGAGCGACAACACAGAACAAATTAGTAGCAAAAGAGTCGTAACATTCTTATGCTTTCTTTTGTGTGCCGCCGCTTTCATAAGTAATACATGGTTCGGATTTAAAGTTGATGAACCATTATATAATAGCCTAATGTACATTGTAATTGCAGGCTTAGGATTCACAGCAAGCGAAAAGTTTGCATCAAAATAAGGAATAAATATGAAACAGATTATACTCGCATTAACATTGACTTTTTTAACTGTAGGTTCATTTGCCGAAGAACATGAAATTAAAAAAGTTTGCGAAGTAACTAAAGATGCTTCCGGTAAAGAAAAGAAAGTTTGTAAAGACGTTAAGATTCACAAGAAACTTGACGGTGAGAAATTACCTGAAAAGAAATAATTGTCACGCTTTTTGCTAGAATAGAGGACCTGTCGAGAAAATGACCGAACAAGAAAGTAACGAACTCCGAATTGACGTTGGGGTGTTGAAGTCACAAGTATCGACTATAACCTCACTCTGCGAAAAGATGGACAGCGTAATAGATAAACTAATAGAACAACACGATAAGCATATTGCTAAGGTTTACACCGACATGGATGACAGACGAAAAGAAACCGACAGCGATATCAAAGAAATACACGGTCGAATAGATACCGTCATAGACAAACTACAATTGTCTGAACTGAGGATTATGGAAGAATTGAAAGACCTCAGAAAAGATATGAAAGCACATAATGATGAGGAAGATAAAGCACTAACGGCATTAATGCAATGGAAATGGATGATTGCCGGCGGTATACTTGTCCTTTCATGGTTGATTTCTCACATACATTATGATACAATAGAACATCTATTGAAATAATCATTTAACTTTACTTTATATTATGAGCGTTATTATTGACAGAAGTTTTCTACTTCAAGTGTCTGGTCGTCTGAGTTTGTTTACTCAGAAGAAAGATGACTTGTACAACTTTCGTTGCCCGTTCTGCGGCGACTCACAAAAACACAAAACAAAAGCACGTGGGTACATCTATCGTAAGAAAGATGATTACTTTTACATGTGCCACAACTGTAGCATTTCAACGTCATTCTATAACTTCTTAGACAAGGTCGATTCTGCTAAGACAAAAGAATATGCACTTGAAAGATTCAAAATAAATTCATTTGGTAAAAACACAAACGTCTCAAAAGAAAAAGTTTCTGAGCATGAACTAGAGAGTAATGCACCAGTATTTAAAAAACGATTAGATATACCGACAATTGAATCTTTACCGGAAGAGCATTATGCAAAAACATATGTTAGTGAACGGCAAATACCAAAACAATTCTTTTCTGAACTTTATTATGCCGAAGACTTTAAAGGATTCGTAGATTCTCTCGGTATTGAAAAGGATGGATTAATTGAGAATGATCCTAGACTAATTATACCGTTCTATAATCAACAAAAGAAATTAATTGCCATTCAAGGTCGAGCATTAGGTAACTCTAAGTTGCGATACATTACATTAAAGATGTCCGATGATGAAAATAAGTTCTTTGGACTTGATAGGATTGATTCAGAGAAGATGATTAGAGTAGTTGAGGGACCAATAGACTCTATGTTTATTGAGAACGCCATAGCGACTGCCGATTCAAATCTACCATCGGTAACTAAGATATTTGATAAATCAAAAGTGGTATTAATCTATGACAATGAACCTCGAAATAAAGAGATTGTCAAACAAATGGAAAAGGCAATAGAAGAACACTATAATGTTTTAATTTGGCCAGAAATGGTAGAAGCAAAAGACATTAACGATATGATTTTAGAAGGCTTTTCACAGTTTGAAATTGAAGATATTATTGAAAAACATACCTTTGTAAATTTAAGGGCAAAGATGGAATTTGTCAACTGGAAGAAGGTATAGAATAGCTATATAATACACTAGGAGTGATTGAATGACTTTAAAAATAAACAATACAAAAAATTCATTGTTTAAAAAATCTGGATTTTATGTATATGAAAATGCGATAAGCGAAGATACGGTAAACTTGCTTAAAACGCAATTTGAAATGATGATGAACGTCTCTGCACACAAAGACGGCATTAAAGAATTAAATTATAAGACTATTACAAAATACTCGGATAAACAAGTTCCTCATTCCTATCCACAATATTCACATCATGCATTTGAAAGTTTGATGTTAGTGATTCAACCAAAAGTTGAAGAAGTTACCGGACTAACATTATATCCTTGTTACACATATGCAAGGGCAATGTACGAGGGTGCCATTATGTTAAAGCATAAAGATAGGCCTTCTTGCCAATATTCAGTTACCATGTGTATTGATGAGGATAAGGATTGTGAATATCCTATCTATATGGAAAACTATGCCGGTGAAGTTAGTGAAGTTTACCTTGCACCAGGCGACATGATAGTGTATAATGGGACTGAGTTGAATCATTGGCGTGAACGGTATACTGGCAAAAGACAAATACAAGCCTTTCTACATTATGTCGATGCTAATGGTCAATACGCTGACTACAAGTTTGATAAACGTCCCATATTAGGCATCCCAAAATGAATGAAGTGAAATTAATTAATTACTCACAAGGTAATAATGGTAATCTATTAGAACAAGTCGCATATGCGGCAAGAGTTTCTAATCCATCAAATCAAAATAATAATGATACTGCTGAAAAGTTAGTTCGTTATCTAATCAAGAATCAACATTGGTCTCCACTAGAAATGGTGAGTGTATGTTTAGAAATAAACACTACTAGAGACATAGCAAGACAAATTTTAAGACACCGTTCATTCTCATTTCAAGAGTTTTCTCAACGATATGCGGATGCTTCTAAATTGGGTTTTGAATTAAAGGAGGCTAGACTACAAGATACAAAAAACAGACAGAATAGTTTTGAGACTGATGATTTGGCATTACAAGCGTGGTGGGAACAATATCAAAATAAAGTATTAGAGGTATGTAAAGATGCTTATGCATTTGCCTTAGACAAAGGAATTGCAAAAGAACAAGCGAGAGCAGTATTGCCGGAAGGTATGACTAAAAGTAGAATGTATATGAACGGAACACTTCGTTCATGGGTTCACTACATACAACTCCGAACAGATAAAGCGACACAAAAGGAACATCGTGATGTGGCAATTGCCTGTGCCCAAGCGATTAAAGAAATATTCCCCATGATAGAGGAATTTGTACAACAATAACAACAACAAGGCAGAATATGACAGAGTACGAAGGTATTAAGATAGATTTAGACAGAGATAAACTATTTGATGAATTAGGAGTGAAGAGACTTAAAGAAAGTTACATGAAGGAGGACGAACAATCACCACAACATAGGTTTGCATATGTATCAAAAACATTTGGAAGTAATAAGGAACATGCTCAACGTTTGTATGAGTATTCTAGTAAACATTGGCTCTCTTATTCTACTCCTATCTTATCTTTCGGTAGGAGTAAGCGTGGTTTGCCTATATCATGTTTCCTTAACTATATTGAAGATACTGCGGAGGGTTTAGTTGAAAACTTATCAGAAACTAATTGGCTTTCTATGTTGGGAGGTGGAGTGGGTATTGGGTTCGGCATTCGTTCTGCTGATGACAAGTCTACTGGTGTTATGCCTCACCTTAAAATGTATGATGCGAGTTCTTTGGCTTATCGCCAAGGCCGTACTCGCCGTGGTTCTTATGCCGCTTATCTTGATATTAGTCATCCTGACATTAATTCGTTTATTGAACTTAGAAAGCCTACGGGCGATCCTAACATCAGATGCTTAAATCTGCATCACGGTATTAACATACCGGATTCTTTCATGCAAATCATTGAGAAGTGCATGTTAGACCCTAATGCAGATGATTCATGGGAATTAAAAGATCCTCATTCAGGTGAAGTGCGTGATGTTGTATCGGCAAAGCACTTGTGGGAACAGATTCTAGAACTACGTATGCACACAGGTGAACCATATATTCACTTCATTGATACGAGCAATAGAAAATTACCGAAATGGTTGAAGAAATTAGGTTTGAAAGTACATCAATCAAATCTTTGCTCAGAAATCATTTTACCCACTAACGAAGAAAGAACGGCAGTTTGTTGTTTGTCTTCATTAAACTTGGAGTATTATGATGAATGGAAAAATGACAAACAGTTTCTCAGAGATGTGGCTGAAATGCTCGATAATGTGCTACAATACTTTATTGACAATGCTCCGGATACTGTGGCAAGAGCCAAGTATTCTGCTATGCGTGAGCGTTCTATTGGGGTGGGTGCTCTTGGGTTTCACGCTTATCTTCAGAGAAACAACATAGCATTTGAAAGTGTAATCGCCAAAGTGGCAAATAATAAAATGTTTAAGCATATAAGAAAGGGTTTAGATGAAGCGAATCATCAATTGGGTAAAGAACGAGGAGAGGCTCCAGATGCCGTTGGTACGGGCTTACGCTTTAGCCATCTTATGGCTATTGCTCCTAACGCTAGTTCCTCTATCATTATGGGTAATACTAGCCCTTCTGTGGAACCTTATCGTGCCAATGCTTATCGTCAGGATACTTTATCTGGCTCATACCTCAACAAAAACAGATACCTCGACAGACTCATCAAATCAAAGTTAGGTGAAGTTGATGGTGTACTTTCTGAAAAGTATAGTGATGTTTGGTCCTCTATTATTGCTAATGATGGCTCTGTTCAGCATTTGGATATTCTTTCTGACATCGAAAAAGAAGTATTCAAAACATCAATGGAAATAGACCAACGATGGGTTATTGAACTTGCCGCTGATAGACAAGACCATATAGACCAAGCACAATCATTGAATCTGTTCTTTAGACCAGATGCACATATTAAGTATCTACATGCTATTCACTTTATGGCATGGAAGAAAGGTTTGAAGACTTTATACTATTGCCGTTCTGAGAAGATTGGTAAAGCAGATAAAGTGTCAAAGAGAATTGAAAGACAAGTAATTGAAGAATTAGATATGACACAAGTTGCACAAGGCAACGATTGCCTAGCATGTGAGGGTTAAATGAAAGACATTAGAGTATTAGTACAAGCAGGAGGAGACGTAAAAGATTTTGTGTTTCCTATTGTTTTGAGTACACCCGATAGTAGCACACTTGCTACCATATGCAAAGGTCAAGAAACTGAAGTAGTCGGCAAAAAGGTCACAATTATAGTGACTGCTGACCTGACTATCAAGTTTAAAAACCCAAGAGCAAAAAGGCCATACATTGTCTTTATTGATTCTGAAAAAGGAATAAAAAAGAAAGTAAAGATGTATGAGAAGATTAATGCTCATTATGAAGATTGGACAGGAACTCATTTCTTAGTGGTACGCAGAAAAGATACCGATAGAAAAGAATTCTTATTATTGATTGCAGACGATAGATATATTAACACATTGATAACACATTAAAATGAAACCAACAATCGCTATGTTTATTAACGACCCAAAATGCTCAGTTCAATCTGGCAATGGGTTGATGAGAGCACTTGGCGAACATTACAATTTCAAATTATTCTCAAAGAGTGAAATGGAGGAAGGCTTCTTTGACAAGAACATTGACATCGTAGCCTTTCCTGGTGGATTCGGTGATTCAGATTCTTTCGATACACTACTTAAAGAAAATGGTAGATATGTAAGAAAGTTTGTGAGAAAGGGTGGTAAGTACTTAGGTATCTGTATGGGTGCATTTTGGGCAGGTAGACATTACTTTAATCTATTAGAGGATGTAGATGTGTTCCAATATATAACTCAAGAAGATGCTTGTACAAGAAGACCCCATGCTAAAAATATGCCGACAGAATGGTATGGCGGTTTGATGAAACACAATATGTTCTTTTATGACGGACCTACATTTGTGGGTGATGGTGAGTTCAATACACTTGCTACATATTCACAAAGCGGATTACCTATGGCAATCAGACAGAAGAATATTACATTGATTGGTTGCCATCCTGAAAGTGAAGAATTCTGGTATGATGGTTATTCTTATATGAAAGGTAAGTATCATGGTGGTATTCAACACGACTTACTACTAGATGTAGTGAATGAACTTATGGGGATAAAATGATTGTAATTGATTTGCTATTTGCAGGATTTATAACGTGTATTGGATGGTGGGGTGCAGAGCATTATGTTATTGAGCCTTATTTCCCGCCACCAATCGAACAACAAGAAACAACAACAGCAACAAAGAAATGAAAAAAATACTACGATTTACAGCAGAATGGTGTAAGCCATGCGTACAGTTAACTGAGAACTTAGAACGTGCAGATTTAAAAACACCGCTTGAAGTTATCGACATTGAGTCTGATAATATTCTTGCAACAGAACATGGCGTTCGTAATTTACCGACAATGATTATGTTACAAGACGGTAAAGAGATAAGCAGATTAGTAGGACTCAAAACACCTAAACAAATTAAAGAGTGGGCAAACGAATGATTAAAAAAGCTGGCACAAATTTAACAGACACAAGAGATTCATTTAAACCATTTAGTTATCCTTGGGCTTATGAAGCCTGGTTGAAACATGAGCAGTCACATTGGTTACATACAGAAGTGCCAATGATGGAAGATGAGAAAGATTGGAAAAAGAAACTGACTGCTGGTGAGAAAAAGTTTTTAACACATATCTTTAGATTCTTTACTCAAGGCGACATTGACGTTGCCGGTGGTTACGTTAAAAACTATCTACCACATTTTGCACAACCTGAAGTTCGTATGATGCTTTTAGGTTTTGCGGCAAGAGAAGCATTACACGTTGCGGCTTATTCTCATTTGATTGAGACTTTAGGTTTACCTGATACAACGTACAATGAATTCATGGAATATGCCGCTATGAAAGAGAAGCATGAGTATTTGTTAGCACAATCAAACGTTGAAGCAACTGCATCAACAACTGCTAGAAATATTGCAATGTTCTCAGCGTTCACAGAAGGTATGCAACTGTTCAGTTCGTTCATTATGCTCTTAAACTTCCCAAGACATGGCAAGATGAAGGGTATGGGTCAAATCGTCACATGGTCGATTGTAGACGAAACTCAACATACCGAAAATATGATTAAATTGTTTAGAACATTCATACAAGAGAATCAAGCAGTTTGGAATGATGAACTCAAAAGTGAGATATATACAATTGCAGAAAGAATGGTACAATTAGAAGACAAGTTTATTGACTTGGCTTTTGAGATGGGACCTATGGAAGATTTAACTTCAGAAGACGTTAAAAAATACATTCGTTATATTGCAGACCGTAGATTAATCTCTTTAGGTCTAAAAGGTGTTTTCAAAGTTAAACGTAATCCTCTACCTTGGGTAGAAGAGATGATTAACGCACCTACACACACCAACTTCTTTGAGAATAGAGCAACTGACTATGCGAAAGGTGCTTTGAAAGGACATTGGAAGGATGTGTGGGCACATTAAAATAATAATAAGGAAATAAAATGGAAAGACAAGTAACCGGAGAATGTAGCAGTTGTGAATCTCACTATACAATTGCTTTTGTTGAAGAAATAGTATCGGAAGAATTACCTGAGTATTGCCCATTTTGCGGTGAAACCATTGAAGCCATCACGGAAGACTATATAGATGATGATGACTTCAATGAGAATGAGGAATGGGACAACTAAATTGGAAATATAAAGAACAAGAATTTACCGAAGAAATGATTGGCGACAATTATGGCTTTGTCTACTTAATTACCAATACCGTTAATGGTAGAAAATATATCGGTAAAAAGTTCTTTTATTCTAGCAAGACTAAACAAGTCAAAGGTAAGAAAAAACGTTACAAAATTTTTAGTGACTGGCAAACTTACTATGGAAGTAGTGAGGAATTGAAAAAAGATGTTATAATACACACAAAGGAAAACTTTACTAGAGAGATAATTCATTTATGCAAATCTAAAGGTGAATGTGGTTATCTTGAGGCTAAAGAACAATTTGTGCAAGGTGCTTTGGAAAGTGATGACTATTACAATACATGGATTATGGTAAGAGTAAGAAAGTCACATATTAAGGAATATAATGCTGGACTATCTAAAATTAGTTGAAGGTTACGATATATTATTTTTCATTCCTAATGACGAGCATGAAGATGCTATGACGGTCAGAGGTGAAACATATCTCGATAAAGGGGAAGAAATTGACCGCACATCGGTAGGACCTTCATGGACTGTAATGTTGTTTAAATACAACGAAGAAGGTATGGTAACAGACCTAGAACGATTTGATGCGGTACTTTCAGAGCCTAGAGAGTACATTTCGACACTTATACCGGATGACTGGTTTGGTGTTGTTGCTAGAAGAACAACAAAGTCTGCCGAAATAATTGAAGATTTATTTGACAGCCTTAAAAAATTATGTTAGAATCATACATGTAACTACCGAAAGAATATATGATTTTAATTGATATTAACCAAGTTGTGCTATCAGGACTAATGGCACAAATTGACCAGAAAAAACAGTTTGATATGCCGGAAGATATGTTCAGGCATATCGTATTAAATATTATTCGTTCACACGTTAAAAAGTTTAAAAACAAATACGGTGAAGTTATCATCTGCTGTGATAACAGAAAATACTGGCGCAAAGAAGTCTTTGAATTCTACAAAGCAAGCCGAAAGAAGAGCAGAGAAAAGTCTAAGTTAGATTGGCACTACATATTTGATATGCTGACTAAATTTAAAGACGAGATTAAGCAAAATATGCCTTACAAGGTCATTGACGTTGAAGGTGCAGAAGCCGATGATATTATTGCAACTCTTGCCGAAAGTTCAAACCCAAACAAAGAAAAAGTTCTAGTGCTGTCTAGTGACAATGACTTTCTACAACTTCAAATGTTTAAGAATGTCACACAATACAATCCTGCAACTAAAAAGTTCTTAGTTTCCGAATCACCAATTCAAGACTTAAAGTTAAAAGTCATTCAAGGTGATAAAGGTGACGGCATACCTAATGTTTTATCTCCTGGTGACACGTTTGTATCCGGTGGAAGACAGAAAGCACTAACAGAGGCTAATCTTGCTCTGTTACTCAATACACCACACGAAGACTGGTCTGATGATGTGGCTAAGAAAGGATTTGAAAGAAATCGTCAACTGATTGATTTCAGATACATACCGAAAGAACTTAAAGAAAAAATTATAAACGAATACAAAACAGTAAAGCCTCAATCAAGGCAAAAAATGTTCTCTTATTTCATTGATAAGAGACTGACTAATCTAATGGATGTAATAGAGGAATTTTAATGGCTACGAAAAACATATATGAGATATTCGATGAGTTCGAAAAGGCAAAAAGCCATCAAGAACGAATGAATATCATTGGTAGAAATTTAAGCGGTACACTTGTTGAAGTTTTGAAGATGACTTTTCATCCGGAATATCAATGGAAGATTACAGAGTTACCGAGTGACTACAAAATACCGACAGACCAATTACCAGGTCTTACATATGACACAATAAGTAACAAAATTAAAAAATTATATTTGTTTAGAGAAGGACATCCTACTGCAAATTCTCTAACCCCAAAGAAACAGAATGAATTACTCATTCAAATGCTAGAATCACTAGAGCCTCGTGATGCTGAGGTTATTTTAGGTATCTTTAACAAAGACCAAGGTGTTAAAGGTTTAGATTATAAGTTTGTGAAACAAGCATTTCCAGCAATGTTGCCATAAGGAGGTAAATTAGGTGTCAAAATTTTTGGGTAAGTTTCGGAAGGACCAAGATACTTTAGAAGATTACAATGAGTATCAAAGGAATCGTAAGAAAAACAAAAAGAATAAGAATTTCAAGCATTTTGCCGATATGGATTATGCCGAACAGGAGTCTATAACTTTAAGACCTAGAAATAGAAAACCGTTGCATTAATACAACATTGCCTTGACAAACCTCCACAGGTGTGCTAGAATTGAAGTTCTGGAGGTTAGAAATGATTATACATCCTAGTTTTAAAAAGACAAAGAAACATAAACTACCAAAAGCAGTACGTGAACAATATGAATCGTGGCTAAAGTCACACACACCTGAGAAAAAAGTCGTTATGAAATCTGAAAAACTTGTCTACAAACTTTCTTCCTCACCAAGAGGCGAGACAGTTCGCTATCCTTCATTAAATACCGGCTTAGCCGTTGCAACAAAAGCACCTGCTAAAGTTTATACGGGTACAAAAGTGATGGGTATTGCAACAATGCACAAATCCAACGCTGTTCCTGTGTTTAATAACGAAGAAGCCGTTGCAATTTCAAGTATGAGACGATAAAATGAAGAAAAAAACATCCTTTGTTGTAAATTTGCAACGTCCTCATTGTCGGACACCGATAAAACCTGTACAACCTCATAAAATTGAGGTAAAATATGCTCGTAAACCCAAACATCCACAAAAAATGAGAGAAAATTATGAAAATTAACCACAAACCACTCGACAAAGTGATGAAGGCATGGGGTGAGAGCATTGAAAAACCCAATTTTTCGAGAATTTATAATGTAGAAGACCTTTTTGAAGACATTCCGGACAATCCTGACGAGATTTTATTCAAAATTCCCGATGAGGTCCTTGCGGAAGCAGGATGGCAAGAAGGAGATGAGATAGAAATCAACGCTGAAGGTCAAACTTTAGTATTAAAAAAGAAAGATGTTGCGGTAAACACACAAAGTACTTGACCTTTGGGCTATTTCTGCTATAATAGAGTCTTACTTATAGGAATGTTATGCAATTAATTCAATCAAAATCTATTTTAGCTAAACTGATGGCTACTGAGAACCTTCTCGTTGAAGAACGTAAGTGTTCTACCGCATCCTTTGATGTCAAAAATCGTATTTTGACAATTCCGATTCTTAGTAAAAAACTATCAACCGAACTTTACGACTTATTCACAGGTCACGAGGTCGGTCATGCACTCTATACACCTTTAGAAGGCATGAAAGCCGCTATCGAATCTAAGACTGTCAATCCTGGCATTCTAAATGTCGTAGAAGATGTACGTATTGAAAAGAAAATTCAATCTAAGTTTCCTGGTCTTAGAAGTTCATTCTTAAAGGCATATAATGAATTGCTTGACCGTGATTTCTTTGATACTGCCAGTAAAGACCTTAATCAATTAAATTTCATTGACCGTATTAACATGCACTCTAAAGGCGGTGCTCAACTACTCATTAAATTTAGTGATGAAGAGAAAGAACTTTTAAAAGAAGTTCAAGAAACTGAAACCTATGATGAAGTCGTTGAAGTTGCTAAACGTATTCAGGCCTTTATGAAAAAACAAGCCGAAGAAAAGCGTGAAGAGCAAAGAGAAAAAATGCGTAGGGCTGAAGACCAAGACGGTGACAGTCCTGAAGATTTCGATATGGACCATAGTGATATGGATTTTGATGACTTAACTGAGGATAATGATGATACTGATTATGAGTCTAGCAATCCTGCTGATGACGTAAAATCTTTTACCGATGAGGCTTACCGCAGAAATGAGAATCGTTTGCTTGATGAAAAATCAAGAGACTTAACATACATGAATGTCCCACAAATCGACACTAAAAAAGTTGTATTTGATTTTAAAGATTTGTATGCACAGTTTATTGCCGATAACGGTACATTAGACCATGCGGGTTTTCAAAAATTACGCAAAGAATCTGAAAAGATTGTTTCTTATCTTGTAAAAGAATTTGAAATGCGTAAAAATGCAGACCAGATGAAACGTGCCTCTATTTCTAAAACAGGTGAATTGAATATGAGTAAAATCTATTCTTACACCTTCGCTGAAGACCTGTTTAAGAAAATCACAGTTGTACCTAATGGTAAATCACACGGATTAGTTATGTTTATTGACTGGTCCGGTTCTATGCAAAATCACTTGAAAGGTACTGTTAAGCAATTGTTTAACTTAGTATTATTCTGCCGTAAAGTTTCAATACCTTACGAAGTGTATGCTTTTTCTGACAATCTTACTGATAGCCTCTCTGATGAAAACTCACCTACAAACTATGTCGTAGAACCTAAAAAAGGTGATATGCAACTCGGTTCTTTCAGATTATTAAATATTCTTTCTAGCCGAATGAGTTCTTCTGAATTCTCAACTGCATGTGCCGCTTTATGTTCCTATTGTAACTATAGTGCTCTGACTGACGAGTATGGTCAAATGAGTAGACGTATGCCAAGATGGTTCAGTCTCGGCTCTACACCTTTGAACGAGACTATCATTGCCGCTATGAAACTTGTACCAGAATTCAAAGAAAAGTATAGACTTCAAAAAGTTCATGCTGTGTTTTTGACTGATGGTGAAGCCAATACAATTGACCATGTGTGGATTGATAAACCTTCTGATGGAATAACAACATATGGATGTACACAAGGTGTATCTGCATATCATGGTGCAATTATCCGTGATCCTATCAGTAGAGAACAGGTATACATCGAACAAGCGTACAGAACTTTTGTGACCAAAGGTCTAATTCAATTGATGAAAAAGACTGTTGATTGTACTGTGATTGGTTATTATCTTTTGAGTTCCAGCGAAATGAGAAGAAATAGAAGTAACTTCTTTACATCAAGTATTCAACTTGAAGATGCTCAATTAGACTTTAGAAGAAACAAATTTGCAGTCGTTAAAACTGCTGGCTTTGATGAATACTATTTGTTGAAATCTGAAGAGAGTTCTATCTACAGTTACGGAAATAGAAAATCTGATATTGAAGAAGATGATGAAGATACTTTTGAAGTTGCCGAAAATGCAACTCGCCGTGGCATTGCATCAGCCTTTGCAAAATTCAATGCCGGTAAAATGTCGAATCGTGTTGTTCTTAACCGATTCATTAACTTAATTGCATAGGAGATAAAATGCGCTCAACATTAATTGAACAAGTGAATGACGGATGGGTTGTTAAACTATTGGAGAATGATAAGGTTGTCAAAATGTCTGTCATCAGGGATTATGCGGATGCTGTAAAATTCTCTGAGCAGTATATCAAAGAACAACCTATTAATGAAAAAGTATTACTTAAGGAAAACCTGTGAGCGATTTAACTAAAGAACAAAAAGAGATTTTCTGTATTGCACAAGAAGAATGTGCTGAGGTTACTCAAGCAATATCTAAAATTTTTAGATTCGGTATAAATGCAGAATACAATAACAAAACAAACGTACAACGATTAGAAGAAGAAATCGGTGACTTAGTTGCAATGATTAATCTTATGGTGCGTAAAGAAATTATCAATGAAGATAATGTATTGAAAGCGGTAAATTCAAAAAATGAAAGACTTAAGACCTGGTCTAACATTAATCTAAGTGAAATTGCATGATTGATAACATAGTGTATGTTGCTATTGTATTTTTCTGTACAGGCAATCAATGCGGTGTTATCTCTGTAGAAAAGCCATATAACAATTATGATGTGTGTATGGCAGAAGTTCAAATTGCTGAAAATAAATTCAGAGAAGATAAGAGAGTCACTATCGTTGAAGGTAGATGTGCAAGTTTAAAACTAGGAGTTAAATCATAATGGATTGGACAAGATTCGGTGAATTAGTACAAAAACATTTTGAGAGTTCTGATGCCTCATATATCCATCCGGATGATTTAGAGATAGGTGAAAATCTATCTGATTATCCTGAAGTAAAACTTACCTTTGAAGGGTTCGGAGATTTAGAATTCGAAGATGGTAGTAACTATAGGTATGAAGAAGGCGGCAATAAAGACATGAGGTCTTTCTGCTTATTCATACATAAGAATTCTGGTAAAGAAGGGTTTGAATTTCCTGAACATGATGTTGCCTCATTCACATTCGGTAATATGATTTATCACCGCCCTAAAGAAGAACTGCATGTCTACGGTTGGTATGATGTTCCTAAGGACGAGTGGTATGTTGTTACCGAAGGAGTAGACCCAGGAAAAGGTGAAATGACTGCCAAGCAGGCGCTAAAAATCTTAGAAGTGTTGGATAAGCGTTACTGGCTTGAAACTGATGAACCTTTATCAGAACAGGAACAAACACGCTGGCCATTTCCTACTGAAACTCCGCCTTAAGCAAATGTACGAAACAATTGTCTTTGTTGGAATTCTCTTGTGAGTCTTTCAACATCGGCAGTTGTAGATGGCTTCTTAGATTCGATATACAGTTCTAGTTCAGATTGTTTCATGCGTTGACCCAAGAATTTAAAAAATTTAATGATACCCATTGTTTCCCCTATTAGTGTTTATACTAATATATATACAAGTTTTATATTTCAAAACGATGACAGACGAACAAATTTTAGAGTTTTATAACAAATTGGTAGAATTCAATGGTGGTACAGTTCCTCATCCAGAACACCACCCTTTACAGTTTGCCTACATAGTTAAAATGTACAGATATTACAAGGAGAATAATAATGGGTGACGGTGGTAAAGGGTCTTCACCAAGACCTTATAGTGTTGACAAAGAAACTTTTTCTAATAACTGGGATGCTATTTTCGGTAAGAAAGAAAAAAAGGTTGACACGGAAGTAGAAAACGTGTATAATGATGAAAGATTAGTTTCAATTTTCGATAAACAAGAACTAGCAAATAATTATATTAAGGAGTGATTATGGACTTAGAGTATTATGGATTGTTTTTAGTAGGTGCCATTTTGGTGTCTTTGGGTATTGTCGTTATAGCATTAGCGGCACTTTTGATTAATCATCTGTATACCAAATACTGGAAATCGGTACAGTTGTTTAGACTTTACAATTTTGAAGAAGAAAAAATGCCAACTGAAGTGGTAGCTAATAATGACATCAAAACTACTAAAACAGTTTAAAGAGGCTCAGCCTTTTAGTCATCTGATTATGGATGACTTCTTTGGTGAGGATACTGCCAAGAAGATAGCGAATCAGTTTCCTGCATACGACTCTGATGCATGGACTGCCCACTATCTAAATGCGATAGAAGACAAGAAGACTTCTAATCATTGGGACAAGTTTCCGGCATCTATCTACACGGCACTCAGTTATCTCTGTTCACCATGGTGGGTAGACAAACTTACCGAAATCACAGGATTACAGGAAATCTATCCTGACTATGGTCTTCATGGCGGCGGTATGCACTCACATAGACCTGGTGGTTATCTGAACATTCACAAAGACTATTCTATTCATCCTAAACTGAAACTAGAAAGAAAGTTCAATATCATTATCTACGTGACACCGAACTGGCAACCTATTTGGGGTGGCGGTCTAGAATTATGGAGTCACAACGAAGAAACCGGTAAGCCTAAAGAACTGGTAACTAAAGTTGAGAACAAATTCAATCGTGCGGTTTTGTTTGACACAACTATGAATTCATGGCATGGTCTTCCTGAACCGATTGCTTGTCCTGGTAACTTCAATAGAAACTCTCTTGCGATGTATTATCTGACCAGACCGTCACCTGATGCAGACCCAAGAAATCGTGCTTTGTTTGTAGCAGATAAAGACCAAGAGAATGATCCTGAAGTCGAGGCTTTAATTAAAAAACGGAGTGGTATGTAATGCAAAAATTATTATGGGTGATTGCTGGTAATTTGTATGAATACAATAATTATATTGCCGAAAAGGACCGCAAAGGTGAAGATATACGAAATTTGGTCTACTTAATTGATGCAAACAAATTACATGGTTATAGTGAAGTTCATGGCATCTTCATCGGTACTTGGCGAAACCGTACAGATATCAATGAAATCATTTATAAAATAGGCACAATCAACGGTAAAAGACCGGTCGATTTTGTACTTGGTGCCGATTCAAAAATTGGGACAACAATCGGAACAACACTCCCAGTATCTAATGGTGGGACTGCTATTAATAAGGTAGGCGAATTAGAAAAGAAAATCAAAGAACTCAGTCAAATCATAGAAGACAAAGTAGGAACTTCTGTGTGGGTAGAATCAAATGACGTGTAAAACACACCCTGATGCACCACATGGATTTGTCCGTGATGCAAGTCATACGGAAGACAGATATGTTTGTGAATGTGAGTTTTGGGAGGAACCGGAGGTGATTGAAAAAATTAAAGCAGGGGCCAATATTCATGCAGGTGACGGTGGTTATAGTATTGGTACTAAAGAAGCATATGAAGCCTTTGTAAAGATTCGCAATAAGTCATTAGAAGAAACCAGAGATAAAGAATGAAAGAGACCGACATAGAAAGACTTATCGAAAGAACTACAAAATCTCTGTGTGGTTGTTATTACTGCACAAAGGAACGTGATGTATTTGAAACATTCTCAAGAATGATTGTGTGTCCAGTTTGTGGTAACAAAAGGTGTCCCAAAGCAACTGACCACAACTATGAGTGTACAGGCAGTAATGAACCAGGTCAAAAAGGGAGTCGATATTTAATATGAGTGAACTAGACATAGATGCCATCAAAGAATACGGAGCCCCGTTGACCGGTAAATATAAACATTTCTGTAGGGACTTCGATGGTCTTCCGATAGACGAAACAAAGTATCAGTTTCAATACTGTCTTTGCTTTGAGGATTCGGTAGAAGTCAAACGTCTCAAAGAAGCCTTTGAGGAATCTCAATGAACGAACTAATTCAAAGTCTTTTACACAAAGCACAGATTGCTCATAATCCGCCAGGAACATATCTGAGATATGACAACATTTCACCAGAACAGCTTCATAAGTTGGCCGAGTTGATTGTGAGAGAATGTTTAGAGGCTTGTAGCAGAGCAAATGAGATTAGACATTTTGTACCGCCAACACAAGAACAAGTGGTATTGAGTTGTATGCGTGAGATTGAAACAACATTTCGGAGTTGAAGAATGAACGAACGAATTAGAGAAATTTCTCAAGAAGCTAAACAATATGCTCTCGATAGTATGATTAAAATCTCAGACAAAGAAGAAGCATTAAAAGTCTATGCGGAATCATACGACATAAAGTTTGCCGAATTGCTGATTAGAGAAGCGGCAAGAATAGCTGATATGGTCAGCGAGAATAAAGTCGAATGGGTCGGTGGAAACATCTTAAACTACTTCGGAGTCCAGGAATGAACAAACGAATAGGACAACTTGCCGAACAGGCTGGACTTCTAGGTCCTACTAGCCGAGTAGGAAACTCACACGAAGCCACAGAGAGGTTTGCCAAACTGGTTAAAGATGACTATAGTAAAAGACACGCTCGACTATGGTTAAAGAGAATTGATGATGCCGTCAAAGCCGAACGAGAAGAAATTGAAAAGCGAGTCATGGAGTTGGATGAAACCTTAGCAACACGAGTCAATGTGATTAATAAAGCGATTCGAAGATGATAAAGATACCGTATGAGGACATGAAGTTCTATTATACTAAGAGTTTCTACGATTACAATATCGAAGGCACCTGTCTGTACAATGGTAAAATTGCTCTGTACCATTCTGTAGACGAGACAGACTATCAGGCTATGACTGATGCTTGTCATTATTGCTCAGACCGGACCTCAGATCCTTACCAGTGTACCTGTGAAAACGCACCGAATGTCTTCTGCTATATCACGGAGTTGCCTCTGAGTAAACGAATCTATCATAGACTGTATGCCTATCTGATATTCTTTTGGTTCCTCAAGAATTTCGGTAGAAATGGATATACTTATTGGAGAAGATGGACGAGATGACTGAATTTATATACGGGGTTATTATAGGAGTATTCTGCCACCTTCTGTGGTTCTTTATGATTAAGCCTATACTAAAGAACGCTTGGAAAAATTCGAAAATTCCTCTGGAGCCACCTGAAAAAAATTTTAGGAACCCAAAATCGGTAAAAATCGAAATGGCTCTAGGATCCACAGAAAATAAAAAATTGAAAAAAAGAGTTTGACCATGGTACAACTTTTTTTTATTTTATCGGCCCCCTAAGGCCCCCAAAGGAAAACAAAAGTACTCCCAGGGTCTCCCAACCGCAAACCAAAGTATTACCCTCTGAGGACCTCTGATATCCTCTGAGAAACCAAAGTACTACAAACGACCCGGCGCCTCGGCCGTTCCGCAAACAAAAGTACTACACTCCAATCCATTTTGAGAACCTGGGTTCTCAACCGGTATCCTAATACCACTCCGGAACCTGGGGGCATTTTCGGTATCCTTGACAACCTTGCCATTCCGGTGTATAATGGCTCCTTTATAACCAATGAGGTAAATTTTATGCCAAAATCTAAAAGCGAGGTGGTTCCTAGCCTGGTATTGTCCGAGGCTCTAATGAACCACATTAATACCAGCCAAAGGCTCAAAGGTTCTCCACAGGACTCTGCCGACCGGTATACAATAGGCTACCTGGTCTCCATGATAGCCGATTTTATCGAAGCCGAACCAGCGATTGCCGATATGGTTGAAAATAGAATTAAGGTTATTCAATTGAGAATATTAGAGGATAATTTTAAGGGGTTCCACAATGTACAGTAAAACCGAAGAGACAATCTTAAAGGTCCTTTTTATAGTAGGCTACTCAATAGCCATTGGCGTGATTCTATTAGAGACAATGGGATGGCTAGGGGGTCCTGTGAGATAATGAGAGTATATTAGAGACCCTCTAAGAACCGAAAACCTTGGAAAACCTCCAAGGTTTTTTTTGGTTCCGAATGGAAAATCGGCAACAACGGCCGAAAGTGGTACCGGCAACTATACCAGCGACCACTAGCCCGCTTTTCGGTATCTTGCCGGTTTATCTGTGGATATCCTGTGGACAATAAAAAAGCCCCTATACTTTGGGGCTATTCTTTTAGGTTATTCGGTAACCTTTATTTACTCTTCAATTATGCCTACTTGAGTCATTTTAGATAATATACCTTCCATGCTGTAATTTTCGAAGCCTTGGAAACCGGTGCGGAAGATATCGGCAAGGATTTTCCTTTGTTCGGTAGGCTCTTGGTCCATAAACCATTCTACCTCATAATCGGTTATTTTGGTAATAATAGTATTCATTTAATCTCCTCAATTGCCAGTACTATACGGCTTATTTTAAAAATCCAATTGGCATATTCGGATGCCTCTTGAAGGGTGCGGAAGGTTTTGGTATCTACTCGGTACATTATGGGGTTCCTAGGTTATAATACAATTCATTAAAAGGGTGAACGGTAACCATGGCATAGAATACTTGGCCTAAGGCACCGGAATTAATCTTAGACTGGCACATGGCGGCCTTATTTTTGGTACCGAAAACACCAACGACCTTAAATGGTTTGTCCTGGGTCAATTTTACATGGACAATGTATATGGATTTTTTATTCATTAAACGGCTCTAATAATACGTTGGAGGGAATGTACGGAATTATCTGCCATTTTGGCAAGGCTCTGAAGCCCTACGGTTGACATGAAAACCCCAAGGAGAAAACCTACTAAAATTTTAATCATATATTAATCCTTTTTATCAAATTCGGTTACATTGGAAAACAGGAGGTTTTCCTCATACTGGCATAATTCTTGGATCTCGGCATCGGTCATGGTTTCTAATGATTCGGTAGAATACATGCACATTCTAAGGAAAACCTCGGCATTGTGTCTCATGGTGGATTTTTCGGTATTCATATATTTTTTAATCTCTTATTGTCTTAATATGGATCTATTATAACCGAATTCGGTAGAATTGTCAAGTATTACCCCTCTGGAGTGTAGGGGTATTATTTGAAAACTCAAGTATTCATTTTAGGAATGAATACTTTTATATTCAACAATCAGGATCATAATCTGCCCATTCGGTAGCCTCTGAAGGCTCATACTCGGCAAATTCCTCATACCGTGATTCCGCATCCTGTTCCATGCGGTACTCGGATTGTGCCCTTACAAGGTTGGCAAACCTCACAAGGTCGATCCCTTCGGTATAAAAATAACCAGTGGTGGTGTCATAGGTCGCACCTGAACGGATGGCAAATTCCATTAGGTCTTGGTTTTCTGGATCGGTAATGAATTCCATGGTTTCTCCTTTATTCATTAATATGGGAATAATCGTCTAATTCAATTTCCAGGTTTTCCTCATACCGTGATTCCGCATCCTGTTCCATGCGGTCTCGGTATTGGGCTCTTTCCATATTCTCAAAATAAGAATCGGAATCCGCTTGGTCGGTAGGATCAATTTCCAGGTTTTCCTCAAATAGTTCGGATATATCTCGGTCCTTTAATTCTTGGATCAATTGGTCGTCCGTCATATTGAAATAACCAACAAACCCAAATTCCAGATAGGAATCCAATAGTTCGGCACCTGAGCCGTGCATAATGTATTCAAAATCGGCGGCGCATAATTCTTGGATGGCTTTTTCTCGGTTGTACATTTAATTTCCTTTTTTTAAATTATATGGGGCAGACTGAAAATTGGAGAGTATTTTTAGTGGATTCGGAAAGGGCTGATACATTCCATACCTCGGTTTCGGTTGTGAAAAGGTAGGCGTATTCACAACCGCACTGGTAATAATAGTCGGTAAATTCCTCTATGGAATTAAATTCTCGAAAATCATTACCGGCACCGTGGCTCTCATTGTAGAATTTACATTCCTCAAGGGTAGGGGCAATGACGGACAGGTCGCCTCTGGCAATAAGGGCAATGGCATGGGACAAGGAATTGTGGTACTCGGTAAGGTGCCTACCCATATGGGCAGGATAACCGTCCCAATGAGCATATATTGCCACAATTTTATTACCACATTTTACACCTATACAGGATCTGGTTGCCATATTCTTTTCCTCTCAAATAAAATTAAATTATAACCTAAAACGGTAAAATTGTCAAGGAATACCCCTACACTTGGCAAGGGTATTAATATCACAATTTTAAACCATAAAAATGTAAGGCTTATCCCATGATCCGATATCTAAGTCGGTATAATAAGCGGTATCAAAATAATCAATTTGGGCATCGGAATTATCATACCAGCCGGCAGATTTTAGGGCGGCCATAATTTTGGTAATGGTCTCTAATGCTTTGCCGGTGAAGGCATTTTGGTAGTGGTATGGGTTCACTTGGATATAACGGTCGGCTATCGTACCTCTACCGGATGAAAGGTAGGAGGTCTTGGCCGTCTCATTATAATTGGTAATAAAATCAATCGGTGCGGATTTTATTGTCATGGCAATGGTCATATGGCTACGGACTTTTAAGGAGTATTTGATGCCTAAAGGCTTGCAAATTTTCTTAAGGTTCTCATTAATGATTTTTTTACGCTCTTGGTTCATATATGCCATTTTGGTTTCCTTTCAAATTTTGATGGATCAATTATAACGGTTTTCGGTAAGATTGTCAAGGAATACCCCTACGGAATGCAAGGGTATTAATTTGACTACCCTACTAAGGACTGGAGGTACTCGGTTAGCCCCAATTCGGATTCCATGGCACTTATGAGGCTGGCACCGCTGGTGATATAATATTCTCCGGCTCTTTCCATGAGGTATTGAGCATAACCCTCCTCAATACCGTATTCCACTTCCTCATATGCCATAATGGCACGTTTCAGGGTTTTAAATTTTAGCATTTTATTTCCTTTGTTTTCTTAAATTATGGCTCTATTATAGCCTACAATTGCCGAATTGTCAACCAGTACCCCCACGGAATGGTCGGGTATTAAAATTAATACTAAGGTTCGGCACGCCGGGGGATTTTTTAATACTTTTGTTTCTTAAATTTACCGCAAACCAAAGTACTACATTTTATGGCATTTTGAATACTCAGGTTTGCAGGAAAATACCCTAGTAAATTGTAGGGGTATGCCTTGACAATTCGGCAATTATGGTATACAATAGAGCCTTATTAGATTAAAAGTGAAAGGAAAAACAATGGCAAAATCATTAATTAAGGGAGTAAAAAACTCCCAATGGATCCGTGTTATCATGGAAGGCCAGTACCAAGTGGATGTACAGGTCGGAAAATTAGATACCATTAGACCCCTAGCCCACCGGCTAGCCGTATGGTCAGGATTAGAGGACCTTGTCCGTAAAAACCAATTGAACCCTGGCAATGGTGGCGGCCAGTCCTCATATTTTTATGATGACCAATTTAACCGCCATCCATACCAAGTCCAATTTTACATTCTATAAAATTGTGATATTAATACCCTTCCATTCCGTAGGGGTATTCCTTGACAATTTTACCAGTTTAGGATATAATAGAGCCATAGTTTAAGAAAATAAAGGAAATTAGAATGCCAAAATTAAAACCAACCGTCCGCCTTTCCAAGGTTTCAAAATTAGACGGTAACCTATCATGGTCCCTCCAAGCCTTAGATACCTGCCCAGGTTCTAAGGATGCCAATGGCGACCTAGTTCCTGCCTGTTCCGGTTGCTATGCTACCGACGGACTTTACCATATGCCTACCGTTATGGAACCACGTATTTTCAACCAGCAGGACTGGAAACGTGATGGGTGGGTTGCCGATATGATCCAAGCCCTTGCCAAGTCCAAGCATTTCCGCTGGTTTGATTCCGGGGATGCCTATGCACTAGAATTGTGCGAGAAAATTTACCAGGTTATGGCAGGTACTCCTAACACCAAGCATTGGTTACCAACCCGCATGGGTAAATTTTTCAAATTCCAGGCTATACTTGCCAAAATGCAGGCATTGCCTAATGTAATGGTCCGATTCTCCAGTGATTCTATTATGGGTGAATTTACACCAGGTGTCCACGGTTCCACAATTGTGAACGATCCTACCGTGGTTCCAGAAGGTGCTACCCTTTGCCGTGCATATGAGAATGCCGGCAAGTGTTCCGGTTGCCGTGCGTGTTGGGATAAGGAGGTTGCCGTTATAGCCTACCCAACCCATGGCCGCAAAATGGCGAAGGTTATCCGCATTGCCCTAGCCGCTTAAACTAAAGTATTCAAAAAGCCCCGGCGCCTCGGGGTAATACTTTTTTCTTATACCGTATACTTTCCGTGTACTGTATAAAAAAACAGTAAAACTTTTTTCTTACTGTATGAAATTGCAGTACAACTTTTGTAGTACTGTATAAATTTACAGTAAAACTTTTTTCTTACTGTATAAAAACCCTGTAACACTTTTTTACTAAGGAGCCTTTATGAATACTAATTCAGTAACCGTCACACCAGTCCCTTGGGCTCTTATGTGGAACCACCTCATGCGTGGCAAGACCTCACCACTTTCCGTACAGTTTGTCCATTCCTATGTTCAAACCCTTGGCAAAGTGACCACGAGCCATGACCCTTCCAAGTAGGACGAGGTAGGACGAGGTGAATAAATTGAGTGTTGTTTTCCGGCAACATTCACTTGATTTTCTTCAGGAAATGCTTTATAATCAATCTTTTAAATGACGAGGTAAATTATGTCAGACATCAAACAGGTAAACGGTATGTTCCAAACTGTAATCAACGGCAAGACCGTGAGACGTACTAAAATGTCCAGTCTACAATATGCTATCCGCAAAGCAGGTGGCACTACAGGTAGCACCGAGCAAGTCGAGGTAAAAGAATCCAGATTTTCAATCAACGAGCGTTTCGGTTTCCTATCCGATATGGTGACAATGTTAGCACGAGGTGACCAAGCCTCTGTGGTTGTAACAGGTCCTGGCGGTCTAGGTAAGTCACATACCGTTACCAGTGCCCTAGTTAAAACAGGTTTCACCGATACATCCACACTTGAGGAGGGTAGTGTAGTCAATAAAGAAAAAGCCTTTAATGTAATCAAAGGTTATTCAACACCTAAAGGTCTATACCGTACATTGTATGAGAACCGAGACGGTGTTGTGGTATTTGATGATTGTGATTCCGTGTTAAAAGATCCAGTATCCGTTAACCTGTTAAAAGCGGCACTTGATTCCTATGACCGCCGCATTATTTCATGGAGAGCAGATTTTAGAGACGAGGAATTGCCTAATTCATTCGAATTTAAAGGTCGTGTTGTGTTTATTTCCAACATGGATTCTGGCAAACTAGACCAAGCCATTGTGACGAGGTCCCTTGCCGTTGACCTGTCTATGACCAACAAACAAAAGGTTGAGCGTATGCAACACCTTTGCAAGTCTAAAGAGTTTATGAGTGAGTACGCACAAAATCTAAAAGATGATGCCATGGCATTAATCGAATCATTACAGGACGAGGTAAAAGAATTGAGCCTTCGTACTCTCATTCAAGTTACCAAAATCCGTAAGAGTGCCGGTGCAAACTGGAAAGAATTAGCAGAGTATGCAATTTGTGGGTAATCATATGTACAAACTAAAAGAAACAACCAAGTGGGATGTAAAGGTGTCTAATGGCACCTACATATTCGAAAAGAAATTTAAAGGTAATACTGGTAAGGCTATTGGGTTCATTCCTTACAATTCATCCATCCCTACTATGTTCAAGAAACCTACCACAATCGAGATGAAAGGTCGAACCTTTGACGAGGTAATTTAAATTGATTGTGTTGCCAAAAAACCACACTTTGGTTGACATAAGTCCCCTCTTCCGTTATAATTGTATTATGTTTAAAAGGAGTTTAAAATGAGACAGATTGCAGACATTCAGGAGTTATCAGAAAATGGTTATGATTATGATGACATTTGTAGTATCCTTGGTTGCGAGATGGCTGATATTGTTAGCATCCTTGGTGAAGAACCTATTCAACTAGATGATGACGAGGTAGAATTTTATGGATAAATTTGTAAAAGATGACCTGGTAGCCGTATTGGTATCACCAGGTTACGGTGCAGGCTGGTACTCATGGTCAAATGATGAATCAATGTTATTTGATCCTGGTCTAGTTCAATTGATATTGAAAGAGGCTACGTTTGAGGAAAAACTAGAATACGCAAGCACCAGATGGCCCGATGCATACGTTGGCGGCCTAAATGATGTTGAGGTAGAATGGGTGCCTGTAGATACCGAGTTTATGATTGAAGAGCGTGATGGTTCAGAAACTATTGCATATAAAATACATGATGGTTGGCTTAGAGCATAAGGAATGAAAATGAGTAAAGAATTAACATTTGAAGATGAGATTGAGGCATTGGTATTAGAAGATGCAGTATTGTTTTATAATACCGGTTCTATTACAAGTACAAGTAGAAGTCGGTTACAGCAATACGCTGAAGAACATAACCGTGATTTTGAAGAGGCACAATTGATGCATACTGTATTGTTCCCACATGGTTTTCATTGGGCAGGTGAATACAATTTGCAATTGAATAAGGAATATCAATGGACGAGCAACACCTAATTGAATGGGATGTTAAACTGTGGACATATGTGTTATACTATAAAGGTAAACAATATGTACTTAATGTCAATAATATTGTAGAAGCCTATAAACGATTTGAATTGATTAAATACGGACTTGAAAAAAATGAAGATACTGTTTATTAGTAGAGGCAAAGACCAAACTGTTATTACCTTGATGTATACTGAGGATAGTTTCGAGATACATTTACATAATGACAATGGTCATGGTGAACTGTGGAGTACAGCCAACAACTTTGCCGATGCCGTGATGTATCACAAATCATTATGTGAAAAATGTTCTATAAAGTTGAATATGTGATGAAAAAATGGATGGAAAAAGAATATAGTTCATGGGTATATTATGATGATGAAGATGGTATGATAATAGGTTCAACATTCAAATATGGTAATTCAGGTAGCATATGGGGTGCAAAGGTTACTAATGAAAATCAGGATAAAGTATTGGGGCAATTTATTGATTCTGATTTTGCCAGAAGAGCAGTAGAAAACTATTGGGATATGATGAGCAGAACATTATTGGAGCACAAATGAAGTGGTTGTACTTGATTATTAGAATGTTTAAGTGTCCTCACAAGTGGCAACGGTACTCTGAGGTTAATATATGGGAAGATGGTAAAGATATGCCTTCCAATAGGATTTTTGTAACCAAGTGTGCTAGATGTGGCAATATCAAGAAAACTAAAGCGATATGAATTCAACACAATCACGACTACAACCAGGAACTCAAGTAATGTTATGGTTAGGTCCGAGAGATATGCTACCAAATCCTCCACGAGATGATAAACAGTATTGGGACAAAGGTGTAGTGGTTGATGAGCCAGAAATGTGGTCCGGAAGTTGGCAAGTTTTAGTAAAATCGGAGCGCAAAGGTCAATCACCTATTAGTCCCGAGCGTGTATTTGTTATTAAACAACAAGATGAAATTAAATAATGAACGAACGAATTAAAGAACTAGCAAGGAAATCTCAAATGGTTTTCTGGCCAACTGATCCTGAAGTGGTCGAACTGTCCAAGGATATTGATATTGAAAAGTTTGCCGAGTTGTTGATTCGGGAATGTGCCCAAGTTTGTCGAGATCAACCTAATCATTATGCTTTGAAAGCAGACAGAGATAATTGTGCTATTGCTATTGAAGAACATTTCGGAGTTGAAGAATGAAACCTATATTACATATTATAATTGTTATATCATTCGGTGCGTTATTATTTTGGTTGCTATTTACATCCGAAACTGTGTATGAATGTGTTGATGGTAAGTTATATGCGAGACACCTTAACTATTTGTTAGAAACTAAGTATTATTGTTTGCCGATATCTAAAGATTAAAGGAGAAAATCATGGCTGAATGGATAATTGAACCTACAATGAAAAAATCACTTGTTGAGAGATTAGAGTACTTGAATGGTAAAAAGAGAATCGTAGTTGAAACTGGATGGCGTTGGGGTTCATTCAGTTGCACCACCGAAGGTGATGAGCCACCAGTAATCGAAGAAGGTGATGACCTATATGAGTGCGGATATGATGTTGAATTGATTGAGACATGGGACGGATGTTGGGAAGAGCATGAGTTCTATGGCTTTACAGAGAAACAGGAAGAGAAGATGCGTGAGTGGTTAGAAGAAAACTCAGCCTTTGATTTAGAAGAAAAAGGTTTTGAATGTGGTGATACTCAAATGATTATTACCTGTGAGCCTGAAATTAAAAAGGTAGAAAATGAGTCCTGAACTAGACGATAAACTATGCCAGGCATACCCTAAACTATTCTCTCAACGTAATGATGACCCTACTACAACTGCTATGTGTTGGGGATTAGAAGTTGGGGATGGATGGTTTACATTAATAGATAATATGTGCTTCCTCATACAAAACCATATTGATTGGATGGAGAAGAAAAGTATTCCTATTCCTCAAGTGGTTGTAACACAAGTTAAAGAGAAATTCGGCACACTAAGATTCTACTATGATGGTGGTGATGAACACATTGATGGTATTGTAAGACTGGCAGAGTCTATGTCAGGTTCTATGTGTGAGAATTGTGGTGCCGTTGCTAAAACAGAAAACAATAATGGTTGGCTAAGTACTAAGTGTTTAAATTGTAGAGGAGCAAAATAATGAAAATTGATTTAAGTGATGATATGATTGACAAAATTGTGGTTGAGGCATGTACAAACTATAGAAACATATTAAAAGAAGAACTTGCATTGTATGATGAGGATCCGGATAAGTTTTGGATGCATGATAATGATGTGGTTCATGGCAAACATATGATTGTACACCTCGATGCCGTCATACGAGATTTTGGGGGATAAATGTTTGAATTCTTAGAGTTATTTTGGATTGAAATCAAAAGCCGTGTATTCTTAATGGTACTTGGTTGTATGATATTTGTGATTGGTTTTTTTAGTCCTCATGTATGCCTAGGAGCATTATCGAGAATAAGAGTAATTAAGAAAAGAGATGGAGATTTTGATGTATCGAACTAATTGGGATGATTTAAATGGTAAAGAGCAATATGTTCAAATTCTAAAAGATGAAGTTGAAGAACTTAAAACAAGGTTGCGTGAACATGATACCGGACACATCCGTACCACTATTGATGTGATGCAGGATCGCATAGCCGAACTACAGTTACCACAATGGTCTGTTCATATATACGAGGGTGAAAATGATAATTCGATTGAATCTTTCAACAATTATGGGGATGTAATAAACTATTTGATGAAAAAGAAATTTGCACGACAAATTAAAATTGTAAGAAAATAATAAATATTAGACCTACAAGGAGAACTATTATGAAAAAGATTTTACTTGCAATTCTATTAGTATCTACATTCACCGTTGCTGATGCATGTTGCTATCGAGGATATAATCGTGGTGGTTATTATTGGGGTGGTAATGGTTGGGTAGCACCAGCATTAATTGGTGGTGTAATCGGTTACGAACTTGCCCGTCCACCATTGTATGTGGAACAACCAGTAATTGTACAACCACCTGTTGTAATTCCGCAACAAACTGTAGCACCAGTTGGCTACCATTTTGTGACTATTCAGGATCCATCCTGTAATTGCTACAAACAGGCATTAGTACCGAATTAATGTTGTATACCGACAACAAATTGGTAAATAGTGCTTGACATTTTCGGTGGTTATGATACAATAGAGTTTTAAATGTGTGAATAAAGGTACATTATGATTAAATTGAATGACAATCAACGCCAGTTTGTAGTCGCCGCTGAAAAGCATTATGGTGCTAATGCCGTCTTAACCAGAGACAATATTAGCCATGTAGTAAGTGAGGAAGATGTATCATATCCTTACTGGTTAACTAATCGTACCGAACACCGTGCAGGTCGAGGTACATATCAACTACCAAGTCTAGGTAACACATCAATGAAAACTCCTGAGCCAGAATTAGAAGTTGCATTGTCTGCCCAAGTGATGGCATTCAAACAACCTAAGTTACTTGATGAATCCGATCCATCAGTACCAGAACCTTATCCTGACTTTGTTCCTTTCGGTTTCTACAATGACCTTAGAACTATTATCAAGTCTAAAGATTTCTATCCTGTATTTGTTACCGGCATGTCAGGTAACGGTAAGACCTTGATGGTCGAGCAAGTTTGTGCAACTTTAAAAAGAGAATGTATCCGTGTTAACATATCTATTGAAACTGATGAGTCCGATTTACTTGGCGGTCCTACTCTGGTCAACGGTAATGTTGTCAATCGTGATGGTCCTGTGCTTACAGCTATGAAACGTGGCGCTATCTTGTTGATTGACGAGGTAGACCGTGGTTCTAATAAACTTATGTGTTTACAAGGTATCCTTGAAGGTAAACCTTACTACAATAAGAAAAACGGTGAGTTAGTGCATCCAGCACCTGGCTTCAACGTAGTTGCTACTGCTAATACTAAAGGTCGTGGCTCTGAAGAAGGTCGTTACCTGTCTCAAATCCTCGATGATGCGTTCCTTGAGCGTTTTGTAGTTACCGTTGAGCAAGAATATCCTCCCGTATCAACTGAGAAGAAAATCCTCAAGCCGTTGATTGATGATGAAGAGTTTGTTGAAAATCTTGTGAATTGGGCTGACGTTGTACGTGCCTCATTCAAGCAAGATGCCGTAGATGAAATCATATCTACTCGCCGCCTTGTGCATATTGCCAAGACGTACAAGATTTTCAACGATAGAATGAAGGCGATAGAGTTGTGTGTGAATCGTTTTGATGAGCAAACAAAAACTGCCTTCTTAGACCTGTACTCTAAAGTGGATGCAAAGGTTAATCCTCCTGCTCCTGTAGAGCCTACAGCAACACCAACTGATGAAATACCATTCTAAGTTGTTGTTAAAAAGCAACATAACTATTGACAATTGCCGGTAGTTATGTTACAATGAAGTGTGAGTTAAATTATTATTTGTTTTTGAAAAGGAAATTAAAATGGCTAAAGATAACAATCGTCACCAAAAGTTTGCCCAAGTTATGCTTACTGGTAAACCTGTAACACCGCAAGACTTTGCTGAAGTATTCAAAGGCACAGATACAGAACCTGTATTGTACCGTTTGTCTACCTATATCTATGATATTAAAAAGTATGAGCACGGTGTTATCAAAGTAATCAAAAACGGTAGAAAAGTTCAAGCCTACCAACTGGTAAACTTTGATGAGTTCAATGATGATGGTTCTTACCGTGGTCCTGTAACCGCAGTAAAAGCTCCTGTTGCAGTAGAGCAAAAAGAACCCCTAGCGGCCTAAATATTAAGAGTGGTGCCTAGTGCACCACGATTAACTAAAGGAGAAAACAATGAATGAATGGGATAAGAGTAATCTGTTATTCATTATTCATAGTTCGCACAAGGAATTCGATGCTTGGATGGCTCAGGCAACTCCTGATGATATCAGGTATGCGTTAGAGTTAATTGCACTAGCAAAAAAAGAAAACACTCGTAGAGCATTGAATATTGATCCACCTCTTGAAGGTAGTAACTTCAAAGAGGCCAAGAATGTATTAAAGAAATTTATGTTAGGTAAAAAGAATGTATGAATTGCGTTGGTATGTACCTAAAAGTGATAACGGCATTAAACCCGTCTTACAGTACCGCACTCAATTAGATATGGATGAATGGGATGAACACCTAAGAATCAATGTCAGATTAAAAGTGTGGTCAGACTGGAAGAATGTTCCAACTGTAGAGGAAAAATAAAATGAAATATTCGTTATGTTTTGTTCTTTTATTGACTGCCTGTGGTAGTCCTAAACTAAAGAACTATGATGGTCCTGTTGCTATGGATAGAGGCTCAGTTGTATCCGGTGCAAGAGATTGTATCAATGGTAGAATGAAGCCAGAGGTACAATATGTATCTCAGAAAACACCACAAGGTGTTGTGTTAGTTCCAGTTGAAGTTTTATGTACTCCCTATGCATCAAGGTGATTTATGCTTGAACAATTTGGTATTCATCAAGGTACCGCAGAGGTACTAATCATAGTCTGCATGGCTGTAGCGGCCTGCGGTGTCATACTAATGATGTTTTGGAAATATATTGCCGCAGGTCTTGTAGCTGTATTTTGCCTCTACACATTCGCTCAACGTATACCAGAACAACCAGCAAAAGAAGTTGCAAAGGCAGTCGCACCTATCGAAACTGCCGTTGTAGAAGATACAAAGAAAATCCTAGCCGATGCTAAAGAAGAAGAAAGAAAATTCTTTATGCGTGATTGTATGAAGATTGCCGATTACACAGAGGATCAATGTAAAGAGCATTGGGAAGACAGACAATCCGAAGAGTTTATGGTAAGAAACGGAAAGGATGAAAAATGGGTAGTCAATCGTTAAGTAATGAAGAAATACGGCAACTAGCAGGAGACGTTGACGATTTCTTTCATAAAATAGCCCTCACATACAATTGTGATTACATGCAAATGAGTGCTACCATACTCGCCAGATTAGTCAGGTTAGGGTTGGAATCATTCAATGAGGAAGGACTTGAAATGCTATTGGAGTCCGCTCAAAACACGTTAAAACAATCAAAAAAGAGACCTGGTAGGATGCAATAGTGTTGCTAAAATACAACACAATAGATTGACACTACCAGTTTATTGTGTTATAATATAATTTTAAAGGATAAAAATGAGAGTAGCACTAGCATCCGATGTACACTTAGAGTTTGGTGATTTGAATTTGAAAAATGATGACAATGCGGATGTATTGTTGTTGGCCGGAGATATTTGTGTTGCTAAAGAGTTGCCATTTACCGATAGCCGTTATTATGATAGATTTCACGATTTCTTTGCTCGTTGTGCATCCGAATTCAAAGATATAATCTACATTGCCGGTAACCATGAGCATTATCATGGCACTTATGATGAGACCCATCCTATCATCCGTACCGCACTAGAAAAACACACCAATATCCATGTACTAGACAGAGAACATATTACCATTGGTGATACGTTATTCTTTGGTGGTACATTGTGGACTGATTTCAACAATGAAGATCCAAGTACAATGAGGTCTATCCGTGAGATGATGAATGATTTTAGAATCATTTCTGCACCTGGTGACCGTAAGTCCTCTTGGAAAGATGCTGAAGGTAATTTACATTACAGGATTTCCAAATTGACACCTGAAGATGTATTAGTTGACCATAAAGACTTCTTAGATAAGTTGAATCAGCTGTTACTTGCACAAAGGCTGTTGAATTCGCATAACAAAGTTGTGGTTGTGGGTCACCACTCACCAAGCAAATTGTCTACAAAACCCCAATACGAAGATGATTGGGAAATGAATGGTGGGTATAGTTCAGATTTGAATGACTTTATTATGGATCATCCTGAGATTAATCTTTGGGTGCACGGACATACCCACCATGCCTTTGACTATATGGTAGGTAAAACACGTATCTTATGTAATCCTAGAGGTTATGTTGGCTATGAGGTTAATGAAGATGAATTTAAATTGGTGACTGTTGAGGTGTAATATGAATAATGCGATTAAAACAATAATTAAAACTGCTACAGGTAGAAACGCCCCCTATGACGAGGTAACAACACTTGAACTTGAAAGCATAATTAGATTGACATTGGATGATATTGATGCTATAATATTTGAATTGCATCAAGAATCCGAATCGGATAAAGCGATGATTTTAACTGAATTGACTGCAAGAATTATGAAACATTTCTATAGTAAGGAAATTTAAAAATGGTTGATAAGACTGAACGTAAGAATAAAGACCGTAAGATTTTCATTGTTGAATCGGTAAGTATGTTTCGGTTAAGATATGCGGTGTTTGCAACCTGTGCAGAAGATGCAATGGATGAATTCACATTGAGGACAGAGGATGCAGATTTCCATGAGATGTCACAACAACATATTGGTGAGAATATTATATCTGTTCGCAAAGTATCAGAGAAAAAATTCTTAAAACAATACGACAATGACAATGGTCCTTGCACTTGGACTGACGACCAGAAACTGGGGGTAATAAACGTAATTGATTATGAAGAGTAACATTAGGGAAATTAAAACCTATGACGGTAAACAACACCGTAGCCGTGACCCATACGATACTAGATTACAAACTGAAGTAAAGGTTGATAAACTGTATCAATGTATGGATTGCGGTGAATACATGACAAAGAAACCTGAAGAGCATATTTGCAAAAAATCATAATGAATACATTACAAAATTACCTATCACTAGACCTTGAGTTGAATAATGCTGAGGATGGATCTACGCCTAATCCAAAAATAATTCAAGTAGGTATAGCGGTAGGTTCATATGAAGATTACTTTAATGGTACGTTGTACAAACAGAAATGGTACATAGACCCACAAGAGGCAATCTTTCCGTTTATCACAGAACTAACTGGTATAACTGATGATGATATTGCCAGAAATGCCGTACCACATGAGCATGTAGCAAAAGAACTGAGTGCATTAATCAAGGCAAGAGATTGCTTTGTTAATCCTATCACATGGGGTGGTGGTGATTCTGTTGAATTAAAAGATGAATTCAAAGCAAGAGGTATATACTTTCCTTGTTTCGGTCGTAGATGGATAGATGTGAAAACATGGTATACATTTTTGAGATTTTCTAAAGGTCAAGAGGCTAAAGCAGGACTAAAGTCTGCCGTGCGTGAGTTTAAATTAAATTTTGATGGCGAACCTCATCGTGCAGATGATGATGCATTAAATACATTGAGATTGTTTTTCAAGTTCTTAGAATTACAAGGTGAGATGAATATCGTTATTAATATGGCAAAGAGGATACAATGAAGATATACAAAAGCAATTACAGAGACCATTGGGTTTCTCCCTATACAATACTTGAGAAGGTTTGTTTTTGGGAAAAAGATACTGACGTATTCTATGAAGACGGTGGTGTATACGAAAAGATAACCGACTTATTGGTGCCTGTTTCTAAGGCAATGAAATGGGTACTAAACCTCATCTATCCAAGAATCAACTATGTTAAGATTGACCGTTGGGATACTTATTCAATGGATCATACATTGGGTGACATTATTTTACCAATGTTAAGACAATTGAAAGAAAAAAATCATGGTGCACCATATGTTGATGACGAAGATGTGCCATATGAATTAAAATCTATCAATGATTCACCATATGTTAAAGAATACAGTATTGATGAATGTAGGCATTTTGCTCGATGGGATTATGTAATGAATCAAATGATATTTGCCTTTGAATGTAAGGTTGATGATTCATGGGAAGATTTGTTCCGTTCCGGTAAACATGATATGAAAAGTGTACCATGTCAATGGGATGAAAACGGTAAACCAACAATGCACACCTTTGAAAAAGGTCCTAATGATACCTATGTGTGTGACTATGAAGGCATAAGAGAGTATGAAAAGCGTATACAGAATGGTTTTAGACTATTCGGTAAATATTATCAAAACTTATGGGATTAAATTATGAAGGTAAAAATTTATAAGAGTGAATGGCATCAAATGGAAAGAAAATATGTTGTCGAAATTGATGAAGATTTGGTCAATGAACTTTATCCCGATAACACCAAAAAGAAAAACAAAGAAATTCTAAAAGGTTTAAAAGATGGCACCACAGATATTGATGAGTTTATGGGTGATGCTTTTGGTGAGATAGATATTGATTGGGACCATGTGGAAGATGATTTATGGACGGACCGTAAAGGCGGATATGAAATAACTTATGAGGTAGAACAATGAACAAGTATATACATGAAAGATATGAAAATAAACTCGGCTATGGGCAAGTAAGTCAGACTGCACGAGATGAAAGAAATTATGAAAACTATGCCGGCGAACATGTTTCAACGGAAGAAATATTGAGAAAACGTAGTTATGCACAGAGTTACCAAGAAAGCCAAGTTGCGGAACCTAAAATTTCTCTAATGGAAATGCTTACTATTATTGAAAAGTCTTTAGATGTATTGGGTGAGCATATGCAAACATTGAATCTTAATTTCTTTCCAGTAATGAGAAGTGGTATTGGTTTGGAAGCAAAACAGGAAGCCGTAACGAGACCTCATCATTCAGAAGCGGTATTATACGCAATCAATATTAATGAAAAAATTGGTGAGTTACAGGACAGAGTTTTACAAATGTTGGATAGGAATGAACTATGAGTGAGAAAATGAGTCTAGAAGAATTTCTAAATCACAATGCACCATCAGAAGAGGCTATTGAAGAGATTGCTTTCAATACACTATCAAGACGGTATATTAATAAAGAAGAAATTGATTTCAATATTGAATTTAACAAAGCAGTCGATGCGTTAGTGAATGAAATGTACCGTTTATATGTGGAGTCTGATGAATGATGTCTTTAATACATTTATTGTCCGCTAAACGTAGGTTAAAAGAGTTGCAAAAAACTGTTACTATGTTAAAGCATGACAAGTATAAAGAAGATGATGTACCGACAATGATACTTGCACAAAGAGATTTTGTTAAGTTAGAAGTAGAATACTATCAAGATGAGGTAAGAAATCTTTTAGCGTATACTCTTTTTGCCATAGGCGTTTTGTTTCTTATCGGGGTGGCTTCGTATCCGTTTCTTATTAACTATGGAGTAATATAATGTTGGATAAAATCAAATTGTATATAAAACCAATCCTTCAACTTATAGTCGGTGTTTTTATTATTGCTATAATAGGACAGTTTTTTTCAGACAGACTAAATAATAATACACCTGAGGCTCTCAAAGAGTTCAAAGATGGAGTTCAGAATCATTTAGTGTGGTCAATCAGAGGAGAATGTTTCTTTGTTAGACCTCATTCTGATGTGACTGTGTATTTAATTCGAGTAACGGATTGTGATAAAAAATAAGGAGATAATATGAGTTTATTTGTAGAAGTTGATTCCGTAGAAAAAGGTTGCCCTGTCATTATCAATCTAGATAATGTATTAGAGATTGCCCCATTACGTACCGGTGGCGTAACAATATTTTTTGCAGATGCCGCATCTGTTAACGGTAAACATGCAATGAAGGTTCACAATGAATACGATGAGTTTAAACAGTTCGTATTGCAAAGAGTTTCTTCAGAAGATATTGCAAAAACAATCGAACGAATTACACCTAAGGATGCTAAAACAAAAGCAAAACCGGCACCCGCAAAGTCTTTCGCTGAAATTACAAATTCATTAGAACAAGGTAAACTGTGAAGTTTACTGAGACGCTTGATATTATAAAGGAAGATGATGGCACGAGTACGCAAAATTGAAACTGAGGTTGAAAAACCAAAAGGTGTTAAAACTAAAAAGACTAAGAAATCCTCTGATGTGGTAATCATTGATACTGATGACAAAAAGTATGATAACCCGTCAGAAGATAAAACTGAAATACCACAATCTAATGGTGGCTCATGGCCATTTATGAATGACCAGTTAGAAAATTGGGCATTTTGGGACAAGGCGTTTACACTAGAAGAATGTAAAAAGATTATTGATATTGGTGAAAGACGTAGGAAAATAATTGCTAAAGTCGGTGGTGGTGTAGAAGGTGTTGCAAATCCTGATATCAGACGTAGTGATATTGTTTGGTTATTTCCACAAGATGATATGGCATGGGTATTTCAAAAGATGACCGGTTATATTATGGCACTCAACGAAAAGTTCTTTAAGTTTGACCTATGGGGTTTCAATGAAGGCTTTCAGTTTACCAAATATGATTCTAAACAAAAAGGATTCTATGGTCAACATGTTGATAGAACTTACTTAGGTCCTGCACCACGTAAACTATCAATAACTTTACAGTTATCTGATCCTGATGAGTATGAAGGTGGTAATTTGAATCTGTATTTTGGTAAAGAACCGACCCCATCCAAGCGTGACCAAGGGTTTTTGACAGTCTTTCCTAGCTATACAATGCATGAGGTTACGCCAGTAACTAAAGGCACCAGATACTCGCTGGTAGCGTGGATAACGGGTCCTCAGTTCAAATAAAGTGTCTCTTTTAAGCAACATTCGTGTTGCTTTTTTGTCTCAACTGTGATATAATTATATTATGAATACTACATTATCTACCGGCAAACTTGTATGTACTTACAATTCTTCAAACCAAACTCTCAATGTTGGCTCATTAACTGATTTCAAAATACCGGCACCTGAGATATGGATACCTCATATACCTACCTACAATTTCCGTGTAGCCGAGTATGTGAATAAAGAAGACAAAATCACTTCGGTCGGTTTACAATATCAAGTTGTAATGCACAATCAATATGGTAGTGTAGAGTCTACAGGTCCTTGGGTATCTGTAGATAGAGTTAAAATAGATGAATTAGGAAACGTTATAGGCACAAACGCATGAACATTTTTTACCTCCACAATGACCCAAAAATCTGTGCAGAAATGCATACCGATAAACATTCCATTAAAATGATCCTTGAATATGCTCAACTTTTATCAACTGCTCACCGTGTACTTGATGGGACTCCTACCGTGGGTCTGTCTAAGATGGGAAGAAAGAAAACCTCTTATGTTCTTTCTGATTTTCGTGATTCTATTTTGTATAGTGCAACTCACTTAAATCATCCTTCTGCCATATGGGCAAGACGAAGTAAAGCAAACTATCAATGGCTACATTCATTATTGATTGAGTTGTGCAAAGAATACACCTACAGATACGGCAAAGTTCACCTATGCGAACGTTCAGGTTTAGTTACCGCATTGACTATGGTACCTAAAAATCTTGAGACTGTAGATAGAAATTTTGAAGAGCCTTTTCCTGCCATGCCGGACGAGGTAAAAGTTCCTGGTAATTCTATACAATCGTACCGCAACTACTATATAAATAATAAACAGCACCTCGCATCATGGCGAGGCAAAGTAAATTCTAGACCTACACCGGAGTGGTTTCATGCCAATGTATGATTTTATGAATAAGAATACGAATGAAGTCGAAGTTCATTCTATGTCTTATAAAGACCTTGACAAGTTTAAAGAAGACAATCCCCATTTAGAGAGATACTTTTCTGCCGAGACTTTACCAGGTTTCGGTGATGGTATGCGTATGAGTACACCAGGTACAGGTAAAGCCGATTCAACTTTCGAGAAATATGTCATTAATCGTATGAAAGAAACGATTCCTGGCAATACAATCAAGGCCGGTCATAAAACAAAGATGCAAAGAGAATGGTAAAAGTGACACAAATCCCAGCCTTATTTCTACCCCCAATTAGGAGTGCCGATGACAAGAAGCCTAATGTAATACCCAATGTTAAAAGAAAAAAATCTAATAACAATGGGAGAAAGAATGAGCAAAAAACGAATGATGCCAAAAGCTGTGCGTATCTACTACGAACAAATGAAGAAAGAACGTTTAATCAAGGAATTGGCAGAATATGCTAGACAGAAACAAGAGTATGAGATGGCGAATCACATAACACCAAATATAAGACAATAAATGAGTTTAAATTCCACAGGGCCAATAAGTTTAGGTGGTTCTACATCAGGACAATCAATTGAACTAGAATTAGGAGAAACAGGGACACAACCTATTTCGATGGGAGATTCTATTGTTAGGGGATTTCTTGGAGTGCCATCTGGTGCAATCTCTTTAGACATTGCCCACGGTAAAAGTTTATTTGCAGGCACACTACAAACAACTATAACACAACCCTCTAATGCCTATGCTAATACATACGCAGGATTTGGTTATTCAAATGCAATATCGGATGATGGTTTGACAATGATAATTGGTGGGCCTAATGATTATGCTTTTGGGTATGGCGGTACTGGTCACCCAACAACATTAGGTGCGGCATGGATATTCACTAGAGCAAACACCAATACAACGACTTGGACTCAGCAAGCGAAGTTATTAGGTAGTGGTGGTGTTGGTGCAATGACTGCTTCACAATACACTACAGGTTTTTCAGTATCGGTCGGATGGTCAGTTGCAATTTCAAATGATGGAAATACTGTTGCTATTGGTAGTCCTCCACGGGTAGAAAATCCACCATCTGGTGGTGTTGACTATGGAGTTGGTGGTGTATGGGTGTACACTAGGTCAGGAACTACATGGTCTCAACAAGCAGGACCTTTAACTTATACTAGCAATAATTGCGGCACAAATTCATGGGGTATCGGATGGTCATTAGCAATTTCAGGTGATGGTAATACAATTGCGGCAGGTCAACCAAATTATGGAACAAATTCAGGAGGTAATGCTAATCAAGGTGGTGTTGTAGTTTTTGTTAGGTCGGGAACTACGTGGTCGGCGCAAAGCGGCCTTTTACAAGGTTCTGACACCACAAGAGCATTAGGTACTTTTATGGGATGGTCTGTTAGTTTGTCTAAAGACGGCAACACATTAGCGTTTGGTGGTTTTGGTGATGGGTATAATTCTACTACTGGTGTCGCTGTAGGGGCAACATGGATATTTACTAGATCCGGTTCAACATGGTCGCAACAAGGAACAAAAAAAATAGGTACCGGTGGAGTTCCTGGATCAGGACAGGGTAGTGTAGTGGCCTTATCTGGTGATGGAACTGTATTAGCAACTTCCGATCCTACAGATAATTCAAATGTAGGGGCAATATGGATATTTACTAGATCCGGTTCAACATGGACTCAACAAGGATCTAAACTTGTTGGTACTGGAGGATCGACTGCATCAGGATCAGTAGGGCAAGGAAGTGCATTGGCATTAAATTATGCGGGAACACTATTGGCCGTAGGTGCCTATCAAGATAGCGGATCAGGCACAACTGCAAATGGTGCTATGTGGATGTTCAAATCAAATGCTGATGCCGGTACATTTACTCAATTAGGTTCAAAAATTGTTGGTAATAATCAACAAGGCGTATTCTTAGGTGAAGGTATTTCAATTGCAAATACCGCCGGTACTGTCGTAGTAAGTGGTGCTGGTGCCGGTGCACCATACGGTGATGCCGGATATTCAACAATTGCAAATCAACAGGTTTTAGTTTATAATTAAAAAAGTATTATGTTTATATCATGTAAGCCAAAAGAGATTGAAGACTTAAAATCAGTAACACAAAAAGACGGTAAAAGAATTTATACGTTACCTGATGGTACTAAACTTCTTTCTGTTACTACTGTTATTGGTCTAAAATCAAGAGAGAAGTTCTTTGACTGGCGCCAACAGGTTGGTGAAGAAGAAGCCAATAGAATTTCAAAGATAGCATCAACAAGAGGTACATCTGTTCATAGTCTCTGTGAGGCTTATCTGAACAATGAAAAGTTACCTACAGCAATGCCTGATGCAAGAGCATCATTCATACAAATAAAACACATACTTGATAAGATTAACAATATACACTATCAAGAACAGGCCCTATGGTCTACTAAATTAAAATTAGCTGGCCGTGTCGATTGTATTGCTGAGTTTGAAGGTGAGTTATCTGTTATCGACTTTAAGACTTCTAAACGTTTCAAAGCAATCGAAGACATTCAAGATTACTTTTGGCAAACTGCCGCTTATGCGTTGATGTATGAAGAACTGGTAGGTCAACCAATACATAATCTTGTTATCATAATGGCTGTTGATGACGGACCACCTATCATATATAAACAAAAGACTAAAGACCATATACATGGTTTGATTGATGCAATTCGTTATTACAATAGGAAGAATTAAATGGCTAAAGTGAAAAAAGTCAAAGCAAAAGTTGAAGAGAAGGTAATCTTAAATGAAATGATGGCGTATTCATATTTTCCATCATTAATTTACATAGTAGAAGAACCTAAATTTTTAGACAATGCAAGAACGGTTGCAAGAGAATACCTTAAAGAAGCCAGAAAGAATCAAGGCAACACTTTACATAAATTGTATCCTGTTGTGATGTCGAATACATTTCAGAATGATCTTAGAGTTGAAGAGTTAGTTCAATATACCGCACAAGCGGGTTGGAATATCCTTGACAGTCAAGGTTATGACATGCAACACTATAATGTGTATGTACAAGACTTTTGGGCGCAAGAACACCACGAACATTCACATAATGAAGAGCATATTCACCCGTTTGGTGCTCAATTAACCGGTTTTTATATGTTAGAGTGTCCACAAGATTGCTCTAATATTATTTTTCACGACCCAAGACCTGGTAAGAAACAGATTAATCTACCTGAAAAGAACATGTCAGAGGTAACCCCGGCAAGTATTGCAGTTAATTTTCCTGCTAAATCTGGTACCTTTATGTTTTCTAATGCTTGGTTGCCCCATGCATTTGGTAGACATGGTTCTGATAGCCCCTTTATATTCATTCACTTTAACTTAAGTATTGTTCCGGTAGGTATGACAGGTCAAGTTTGTCAACCAAGAGCGGAGGTAATATGAATAAATACCATATTAGGTTCAATAAATCACGAGGACAACCAGGACGAGGTTCGATGGAACACGTATGGCGAGTCTTTGAAAATGGTAAAAAAGAATATCTTGTCAAACATTTTAAACTAAATGTTGATGCACATGATGAAGTCACAGGTAATGGTCAAGGAAATGATGACTGGAATATCTGTTGTGAAGGTTATATTAAATTTGACAAGGAAACCTCAACTGCAATAATATCAAATAAAAAATAAATGGCAATTATACCTGCATCAAATCCTGGACCAAAATCAATTGCGTTAGGTGGCAATTTAAGTTGCGGCACACTTAATCAATCTATTGAAAAAGAATTAGGTGTCGGTGCAACCCCAAACTATAATCCTACATATACTGGTGCAATATCATTTTATTGTGGTGTCGTAAAGAATATGCTAGGCGGTTCACCTACTGGAGTATTTTCAATGCAATGTGCATACGGAAAACATGCATTCCCAGGAAAAATGGCGGTTTTAGCTGTTGGTGGTGGCGGTGGTGGTGGACAACTCGGTGGTGGCGGTGGTGGTGGTTTTTATTCTAGTAACTTTGGTGTGGTAACAGGTGGCATGACGTTCAATGTTACTATTGGTGCTGGTGGGGCTAGTTTTGCCTATACTGGTTGTAGTCCAGCTCCACAATTAAGTAGAGGAACCGCAGGTACGCCAACTACAATAGCCGGACCTGATCCTTCTATGTCGATTACTGCATATGGAGGTGGGGGTGGTGGTGGAGGTAATAATCCAGGTAGAGGCGGAACATTTTCTCCAACACCGACAGGAGGTATATATTATTGTCCTGGTACAGTACTTGAAGGGGGTGGATATGGCCTCCCATCTGCATATATTGCGGCGGGACCTGGTGGTGGTGCCGGAGTACTTATAAGTTGCCAAAAAAGTCCTACACCGACAACTGTTTTAGGTGGGTATACATGTCTCACACCAATGAAAGGTGGTAATGTTATTTTAGGAACAGGTTTGACTGGTACAATGTATCTTGGTGCAGGTGGCGGAGGTGCATTTGTTGGGGGAGGAAATTCAACATTAGCACCTCAATCATGTAATGGTCCAAATAGGCTTACTGTAGGGGCTGGAGGTACAGGCGCACAATGGTATGATGGTTCTTACTACGGTGGTGGTGGAGGAGGTAGTTCGAGCGGAATATATGATTTGACTCAACCCCCATCAGGTAATCAATATCTACCGAGTTGCTCACGCTATGTGGGTGCAGGTGGTGCAGGTGGTGGCGGACGAGGTACTTACACTTATAAATGTCTTACTAACCCAACAGCAGGTGGGCATAAAATATGTCAAGGTAGTGGAGGCACACCAGGAACAGGAGGTGGTGCAGGTGGTGGGGTACAAACACCAGGCACTAATACGATTACAGGAGGACCTGGAGTTGCGATATTCATTTACTCAAACCCAAAACAACTTGCAACTGGCGGAAATTCAATTGTAAACGTTACCACCTTGGTTTCCGGAACATGCGGTACTTTACCAGCACCATATGTACCTTCTGTAATAGGTTCTGGTCCTTATTGGATACATAAATTTACTTCACCAGGAACACTCATAACATGAAATCCGTATTATATACTTTTAACAACTTAACTAATGAACAGACCATTGTTACTAATAAATGGTCTGAGGCTCAATATTTTATTGATATATTTGAGAGTAAAGAACATCGTTACGGTTTAACTGTATTTTGTGAATATGAAGATGGTAGAATTTGTTTCTGTTTCGTAGATACAAAGACTGGTATTCATTATGTCAGACAAGGACATGCGGATGGGCAGATGTTTACACCAGACGAAACGTTTGGATAATTACCTTGACAAACAAACCTAAATAGAGTACAATAATGAAAACGAACAAATTAATCTTTAAGCTAAACAAAGCAGAGTTCAAGCATCAAAAACGTAAAGCTAAGAAACTGTGGCTTAAGATTTTAAGAAAGTCATTTAAGAGAAAGCAAACGCAATCTGTTAGATGATTATGGTTGTATGAAGTAAATCAAAAGGTGCTCTGGACGGGAGTTCGAATCTCCCCACCTCCACCAAAAGCATACTGTGAGTCGGCTTGCTGATAAACTTTAAGTAGAGATAGTATGCTTTTGATGGGGGTGCACTTGGTTTCGACAGGGTAAATAGTAGAGGCACAGACAACTCGTCAGGAGTAGACGTAAAAAGCAAAATTTAATAACTGCAAACGATGAGTTATTCGCATTAGCCGCCTAAACGTGGCTTAGGGTTTCGGTTAGTTTCCTCGTAACAGAATAACTAACCAATTTTTTTAACTTAAGGAGAAAAGATGAGAAAGACAATTGTTGCAATCGCCACTATGGCAGTTCTAGGAATGGCATCTGCCGCTGATTTCGTATCAGTAGGTGTTGATGCAAACCAAAGCCGTTCTGATAAGTCTCAACATGCTACAGTAGAAACTATTCGTGCAGGTAAAGATATCGGTGCAGGTTTTGATGTCGTGATTCAAGACCGTACTCAAGTTCAAACTCAAGGCGGAATGTATAATAGTATTGAAGGTACTTTAGGTTTTCAAGCAAGTGTTTTAAACGTGTATGCAGGTCTTGGTCGTGACCAAGGTTTGAATGCCGCTAAAGATACAGCATACAACTATGGTTTAGTTGGTGGTACTTTGGGTAGCAAAGTTGGTCCTGTTTATGCATTTGCTGGTGCAAAGACACACGCTAACTGGGACAAAGATGCACCTAAGCAAACTGTAGCATATACAGGCGTTTCATATCCAGTAACTAAATCTTTAGCTGTTGAATTGAACGCATCTGCATCATTCCAAGACATTAAAGACAAACAAGCTGGCGTTGCCGCTCGTGTAAGTTTCTAATAGTCTAAATAAATCAATGAGTTAAGGGACTCTCAATAAAAGTCCCAATTATGAATCTACGCTATTCATAATCTCATCCTCCACACACCATATAGGAGGCCGGCAACTCATCAGAGTTATGCCCAATCATCAAGGAGACCGAATGAAGTTCCTAAACAAGACTTTGTTTCTAATTCTATCATTGGCATTAATTACTACTAATGCAAAAGAGTCACCATCTATAACTCAAGCAGTTAAAGATGATTTCAATAAACAAGTGCTTTGCATGGCAAAGAATCTATACTATGAAGCCGCTACCGAGCCATATGAGGGAAAGTTGGCCGTAGCACAAGTCGTTATGAATCGTACACAAAACAAAAACTATCCATCAGATATCTGTGGGGTTGTGTATCAGAAAACAGGTGACACATGCCAATTTACATGGGTATGTGAAAAAGTATCAAATATTCGCAACGAATATGCATGGGAAGAATCTCTGTTAGTTGCAAAGAAAGCGATGACAGAAAGTATCTTACATAAAGATATTGCTAAGGCAAAGATTCTATTCTATCACGCCAATTACGTCCATCCTGCATGGAGTAATATACATCCGGTAAAGACTATTGGCAATCATATCTTTTATGCCAAATATTAACTTGACTTGAATCACTTAGTGTGATATAATTATATTATGACAACACCTACTAAATCTGAAATAAGCAACTTTTCTCTTTTGATTGAAACAATATCAAAGGATAAAGGTTTATCTAAAATGGAAGCTATTCTTTGGCATTGTGAGCAAACGGGACTAGAGGTTGATGTAGCATCAAAGCTAATCACCTCTGCCCTTAAAGCAAAGATACGAGAAGAGGCGCAAGAACTTAATTTACTTAAGAGAACCTCTAAACTACCTATATGATTGACGAGAACACAGGCTTTGCGGCATGTTCATTATATAATGCGATTAAACTTCATTTTACTACTGATTCTTACGATTACTTTAAGTACAACGGTAAAACCAATGTCTCAAAGGATCAATTTTCAAAACGAAAAGACAAGTTTCAGTTTTACAAATTAGCCAAAAAGTATAGTTATGATGAACTGAAAGACTTCTTAGTTGCCAATTTTTTAGTAACTAATGTTAAGTGGGCCGGTAATCTTTTAGAGAATGATGCACATGAGAACTATCTCAAATGGCAGAAAAGAAATCAAGCATTGACTTATAACTTCAAACAAGATATAATGCATCTCAGAGACTTGGTTGAAGAGCCAAGAGAGTTATTATATGTTAACAATGGTGAGTATCCTATATTGCTGAGAGAGTTAATGCATGATGATGTGAAAATTGAAACGGTATGCATTATGGAGAATCTTCTGCAATTCATACCGATGTGGAGTGAGAAGATAAGCGATTCAATAATATGGCCAAATTACAGACTTCAGATTTTAAAATACACACCGTTTTTAAAATATGATAAAGATGACTTTAAGAAAACTTTGAAAGATATTTTATTATGATTGAAACTATTTACCTTGATATGGATGGTGTTATCTGTGACTTTCAAAAACGGTACATTGACTTGTACAAGAATCACACAGACATGGCAGAACGTAAAGGTACATTTGGTACATGTTTTACGCATTTCATTAACACTCGTCAGTTTGAAACGCTAGAACCTATGGAAGACATGAAAGAACTCATCAAGTTCTTAGATGAAGCCTACCCACCTGTACACATTCTATCCTCATCTGCAAGAGAAGATTCACATGAAACAATCTCTGAGCAAAAGACAGTATGGCTAAAGAATCATGGTATTGAATACCCAAGACACTTTGTACCTGGTAAGTCTCTCAAGTACAAATATGCGAATAAGGACTCAATCATTATTGATGACACTAGAAGTGTTATTGACGATTGGATTGAAGCCGGTGGAATTGCTATTTGGCATAAAAGTGCCAAAGAAACAATAGAAGAGTTACAAAAACTCTTATAAATAGACTATATTATGAATAATGCGAAATAAGTCGAAATACAACGTATACAACGAAAGGAAATACATATGGTAGATTTTTCTAAACTAAAGAAAAGAGCGGAAGAAGGTTCAAATCTAGACCGTCTTGCAAAAGCCGCTGAAGCACTCAACACCTCATTCGATGGTGCACAAAACAAAGAACTATTTTGGAAACCTGAAGTCGATAAGGCTGGCAATGGTATGGCCGAAATTCGTTTCTTACCTACACCTCCACAAGATGGTGAAGATGGTTTACAATGGGTCAAATACTTTCATCACGGCTTTCAAGGTCCTGGTGGCTGGTTAATTGATAATTGTTTGACAACTCACGGTAAGAACTGTCCTGTTTGTGAGAGCAATAGTTTGTTATGGAACTCCGGTATTGAAGCCAATAAACAAGTAGCAAGAGATAGAAAGCGTAAGTTAAATTACGTATCTAATGTCTACATTGTTTCTGACCCAAAACATCCAGAGAATGAAGGTAAGGTATTCTTATTCAAATACGGTAAGAAAATCTACGAAAAATTGGTAGAGGCATGGAACCCATCATTCCCTGATGAGAAGCCATTTGATCCATTTGATTTGTGGAAAGGTGCCAACTTCAAGTTGAAGATTCGTAAAGTTGATGGTTACCAATCTTATGATAAGTCTGAGTTTACATCACCAGCACCATTGAGTAATGATGATGACGAACTTGAAAAGATTTATAACTCTGAGCACTCTTTACAAGTACTTGTAGGCGATAAAGAGTTCAAGTCTTATGATGACCTCAAAAAGCGTTTAGACAAGGTCCTAGGGGTTTCTGATACGCCTAAGACTACTGTAGAAACAATCAAAGCGGAAGCTCCTAAAGCAAAGTTTAAAGATGCCGAATTGGTAGCAGAAGACGATGACTTAGATTACTTCTCACGCTTGGCAGAGGAAGATTGAGTCAACTAATAACATTCATAGAAAAAATCAATTAGATTTTAATATGAAATTGTGATAAACTATGATAAGTAGTCCATAAGATTACTTATCATTTTTTAACTAAGGAGATTATATGAGTGGAACGTTAAACAATCTTGAAAGTGCATTGGCCGGTGAGTCAATGGCACATATCAAGTATAGATACTTTGCTAAGATTGCAAGGGAAGAAGGCTTTGAAGATGTTGCAAAACACTTTGAGCATACAGCAGACCAAGAAATCAAACACGCATGGGGTCATTTAGAATTGCTAATTGGTAAACCTTCTACGAAAGAATGCCTACAAAAAGCAATTGACGGTGAAACGTATGAGTTTACCGAAATGTATCCTAAGTTTCATACTATTGCAGTAGCCGAAGGTAAGTCTGAAATTATGAAAGAGTTTCAGGATCAAATTACCGAATCAAAAGAACATGCAGAGCAATTTTCATTAGTTCTTAAGAAAGCGGAAAAGAGATTTGCGGCTCTTGCTAAAGTAGAAAAGAAACATGCGGAAGCATATCAAGCAGTATTAGGAGGTTTACAATGAGATATTACCGTTGTGTAGTTTGTGGACACATTCTTTCTGAAGAAGATTATGCATCTTTACCCGACTCTGTTGGATGCCCTGAGTGTGGTGTTTCTAAAGAAGATTACGAACTCGTTATCGAAGATTAAAACTCTTTCTTCTTAAGTGTCTTCTGGAGAGTTTTGACCCACCGCAAGGTGGGTTTTTTGTTAGCAGGCTATAGCATAATTCAACTGACATTGACGTAGTGACGTATCGGTACTTCTAACAAGACCGATACCATCACCTTCCTTACGTTTTAAACCTGGACCTTCTGTAGTATTTGTGACGGTAGGCATTATAATAGTTGCACCGTTGTTCATGTCGGTATCAGTTGCAAGATTTTCAACTTTTTTAAGCATTATTTGTGCATTACTCAGTAAATCATTATAACCGGATCTCATATTATTTTTCGCAATATGAGTTTCTTTGTTTACAGAAGTTATTGCATTTTGTTCTAATTGCACAGACCAATTTTTTAATTTGTTAACATCAAATCCGGTAAGTTCTTTGAGTTTATCGAATTGTGTATTGGCTTTTTTCTGAAGAATTTCCTCAAGTGTTCTTGAAAGTAATTCTTTTGAGTCAACTTGATTGCCTTCTTCATCATAAAAATACGGCTTCATTTGAGTCATATCATAACGCAGTTCATTTGTCTTTGGATTTGCTAATCTCAAACCTTGACGTACCATATCAGGAACAAGATGTTCTTTTTGGTAGTTCATAATCATTTTAGATATTTCTGGATCAGTAGGACCTTTACCTGTGTTATCCATTTCCATTGTTGCTTCAGGTCCATAATATAATAATTTTTCTTTACTCTCTGCACTTTGATTAGTTTCTGCAAATGCTTTTTTATATTCGGCGGCACCTAAAGCAAAACCTGCCATACCAGCACCTTTTGCACCTTCAATTATTATATTCGCTAAAGCTACTTCTGGTGCCGCTGGTCCAGCCTTTGGAGCCTTTATACGACTCTCTACCGCACCAACACCAGCCCCTGCAACTTCTCCAACAACACCCCCTTGCATTGCGGCACCTAAAACACCCAAAAGTTTATCTACCGTACTTGCATTAGTATACGGATTTTCTTGTTCTTTCTTTAAAATTTCAAGAAGGTCATATTTTTGTTTTTCTTCTTCAGGAGTTGGCATAGTTGTATTTTGCAAAATTGCCATTCCTGCTTTTAACAAAAGTCTTCGTCTCGCAATTTTATTTTTTTCTTCTGCCTCAGATTGAGAACCACCTTCACCTGTACCGGTTAATGCTTGAAGGGCTTTCATAGCACCAAGTTTAGCCTCATGTTTCGATAACCATTTAAAAATTTCTTCAATAGCCAAACCGATAGCGGCAAATGTTTTATTGAAGATAGGTCCTATTAACCCTACGACTTTTAAAACTGCTTTACCAACCATCTCAGCAAAATCTAATCCTATTTCACCCACAAATTTAAGAACATCAACAAGACCTTTACCAATTTCAAAAAGAGTTTTACCAATATTCAAAAAGATTTTTTCGACAAACTTGAATACATCTTTAAAGAATTCACCAATTGCTTCAATCGGTTTCATTATATCTTTAAATAGAGCCTCAAGTTTTTCCTTGAGTGATTTAGATTTTTTCTTTTCATCATCATTATCAACTTTTACTGTAGTATGACCCATACCAGCAATTGCTTTTAATAACTCTTGATGTCTCTTTTCTTCATCATCTTTTCTTTGTTGTGAATGTTCCGATTCAAGTTCCCAACGTTTTAGACTTTCATCATGTTCTTTTTGCATCAAATTAAACATCTTTGCAAGAATATCTGCACTAGAATCACCAATACGTAATTTAGTTGCACGACCAGGACCAACTTTGGTATAGTTTGGATTTTTATTACGTTTTTGTTTGTCGAGATAATATCTAATCGTACTAGATTTCCTACCAAATAATCTACCAACAATAGCAGTAGTCAACGGTGAGTTAAGCATATTAACCCAATTCAATGGGTCAAATTTCTCTTGCAACTTAGTTGCTCTAGCTTTAAATTTAGAACCGATAGCAGTTTTATATGAACCAACAATACTACCTCCATTGGCAATATTTTGAATTGTTAATTCTTTAACACTTCTACCTCTGACTCTTCGTGCTGTTTCGTAATCCATTATTGTAATCCAAATTGTTTAACTATGTGAGCAGGTATCTCTTTGTTTGCTTGCCAGTTTCTAGCTTCAACATCTTGTATACCTTGTTTCACATCTTCAGTTTTATAGATATTGTACAAATCTTGTTTGATAATTGTGACTTTAGGTTTTCTCGGTTGACCTTTTGCATCTTGCATCGCTTTAACTTTAACATCAGCATCTGCAAGTGGTGCTGTTTTTGGTACTAATTGTAGTTTAGTTGGTGTTTCAGGTTTTACGGCATTTGTTTCTGGTGCTTGAATGTCAGTAGTTTTTGACTCTATCTCAGGCTGTGCCATAGGCTTAGGTGTTTGTAAATGGTAATGTCCAGTCGGATTAGCACCACTTTTATCTGGTGGCTCATATATAACTTTTGTACCTGGTACTGTGCTTTGAAGTTCTGATTGAAGTTTCATTGCACCTTCACTTGTTAATTTTTCCGATGGTATGTTAATATCAGCACCAAATCCACCTGGGTGCGGATGACTCATATCTTGATGTAATATATCTTGATGGTATTTGTCATTTAGTGCATTGATTTTTACATCAGGATGCATTTCTTTGATTTTATTCATCACGGCAAGTAATTCTGGTGTTGATCCACCACCTGCAACTGCTTCTGGTGATTTTAAATTATCTACAAGATTGCCAAAATCTGTTTTGAGTTTACTAAATTTTGGTACTTTTTGTTCCATTGATTTAAGTAACTCACCTAAATCAGGAAATTTAAAGTCACTTACATTTTTCTTAAAACCCGCAAATGCTTTATCCATGCCAAATAAACCTAATCCCGCTAAACTAGCAAAAGCGGCATACTTAAGCCATGAATAGTTTTCAACATACTTTTGTTTTTTCTTTTTAGGTTGTTGATGACCTAATGCTTCAAGTAGTTTTTTGTTTCTATTATTCTTATGTTCATCTTCTAATTTTAACATTTTATCGCTTTCGAGTTGCGATTTTCTTTTCTTATCATAATTCTCGTTCATCATGTTTAACATTTTGGCAAGAATGTCGGCTTCCGAATCACCTTTTTTCAACTTTAAATGTGTGTTGGGTGCAACTTTAGATATTTGTGGGTCTTTTTTAGGGCTAGAAATCTCTTCTTCTTCATTTTCTTGCATATTATCATCAGTCTTACCTTTTAATTTAGAGTTGCCGGTCATTGCTTTTGCAACTCTTTGAGGTTCAAATTTTTGTTGAACGTTTTCAACATACTCATTCATTACCGGTGATTCTTTTTGTCCCTTACGAATACCCAAGCCAATTTCAACAGACCTTTTTTGTTCGGGTGTGAGAGTCTCTAAGTTACTATAGAGAACTTCTAATTCACCCCCACCAAATAGTTTGTTGAATATTTCTTTTTCCATTTATTACTTCTTAGCCCTTTGTTTTGCTTTCTCGTTTTCTTCTTCAATATATTGCATCAACAAAGTGATATAGATGTCTCTTTCCCAAGGTATCATTGTTTCAAGTTCGGTTAAACTATATTTGTGGTGTTGCAAAAGGGAAAAATTTGTCATATAGTAGTTTTTTAAACTATCATAACCGAACATTATCCGAAAAAATTCTCTAGCCCTTCTACATCCATTGAATGATCAAAACCACATTTACTACATTTCATATCAACATGTTGTCTAATTCTTGGTAAATTTGAAAAGAAGTCTTCTAGTTTACTGAATTGTTCTTGACTCAAAGATTCTACAAATTCTGTAAGTTCTTCTTTTGTGCTATCAACCGCATAAAAGTATTGTTGCCCATCAAAGATGTATTCAATAGATTCAATCATAATATCAAATGCAACGTCTACCGCAGAATCTTTCTGTGCAAGTTTAGTTAGAATTGAGAACTTTGGGTATTTCAATTTAATTGACATGGTATCTGTCAACTGTATTACATCTGGTTGATCCGGCATCTCAACATTGACTTCGAGCAAGTTGAGTTTGATTTCCATCTTGTTACCACATTGACTTTCCCCAACTGTATTTGTACAGATATATTTGTTCTCTACAATCTCACCGACTGACCTTGCTCTTAAGTTTATGAAATAATACTCAATATCAGTAACCGGTAAGTCTTCAATGTCTAAATCTTTTGTTAAAGTACAATTCACTAATACTTGTCGAACATTACGCTCTAAAGTTTCTTTTTCATCGGCTTCTAAAGCCATCATTAAGTTTCTTTGTTCTTTTACTAAAAAAGGTCTGAACAAAACTTCTTTTTTACTTACCGGTAAAACCAACGTATACGTTGGTGTATCAATTTTAGGCAATGCCATAATAATCTCCAATCAATTTAAAATGTTAATAGTGCTTGTTTTGCTGTTTGTCCTATTGACTTCAGGCTTATTGGGCTTGAAGTAGTGTTTGTCCAATATGTATATGCAAAATCTACAGAAACTCTATGAAAGTCTTCTGAATTCCATGCTAGATCCATTTGATTGACTGTCGTAGGAAACGCATCAATCAATTTTACCTGATATGTTTTATTACCAGACATATCATATTGTGTAATTAAAATATCTACCACATAACTTGATTTGTAGTTGAAATTGAAATCTGTAGATGGGTTTACTAAATCCATCCATGCATCAAAGAAAACTTTCTCACCCATGTTACCGTTAACGATAAAATCTAATACGACATCGTTATAAGAAGTATGATACGGAAACTTTTCTACCGGTGCAGAACCGATTTTCTTATCCATCATGGCAATGTTTCTGCCTGGTAACATTGCATTGTCGCAACGAAACGTTAATTGTCTACCGGTACTAGCATAACTTGCAAGTGCAAGAGGTACTGGTATTGTCACATCAAACATAAACTTTCTGGCTACGTCTGAGCCAAAAGTGCTAATGAAATTACTGATTGGTGACGGCATTTATGAGTTCCTTATCTCGTTTAATGAATCGTGCCACACTTCTTTTGCCGTGGCTTTCTTAAATTGTTGTACTGGTAATGCTAAAGCGACATCCCATTCTTCTGGTTGTACCGCCAAAATCCTTGAACGAGTATGTTCGTACAGGTATCGTTTTAAACAGGGTCTAAACTCTTTCAGAGTGCGTGTGGCGTTGAGTATGTCATAAGTGACGGTCAAACGCTTAATCTCTTCCTCCTCGTTTTTAACGGCTCCATGACGTACCAGTTTTGACATCAATGCCACTCTATAATTAAACGGCAAGTAATGCATGTTTAAACCTAAGAAACCATCGTTATACTTTTCAAGCATTAATACCAGTGGAAACTTATCGTAGTACGGCAACTCTTCTTTCATCTTAGGATCATAGTAGAAGAAGTACATCGCACCTTTTCTAACTGTTTTGGTATTCCTAGAATCTTCTTTTCTAATTGCGGCCGGTATTAATGTAGGATTACGCAATTCGGTAATCTTATGTCCGAGCCATTTCAAAGAATCTTGGGACATTGATTTATGTCCAAGAGCCTTTCTTTCGTTTGAGAGTATTGTTAGTTTTGATGCCATCTATTATTTAGACAGGCCTAAGTCATCTTCGGTAAGTACTTTGAACTCCCAACCACGGTCTAAACAGTACTCTGTAGCGGCTTTCCATTTGTTTTGATTGACACCATAAGTATATACTTCATTAACATACTTCTTAGTGATTCGCTGTTGTTTCTTAGGTTCCATAGTCTGAACCTTCGGTTTAATCTCTATTAAATAAGACTTAATAGTGCCGTCCTTTGTTTTCATTTGAGCATAGAAATCAACAAAGTATCGTCTAGGTCTGCCATCAGATGGGTCACGATACGGTATCACAATCTCTTCACTTGCCCAAGATACTACGGCATCGGTCTCATCGAGCCATTTCATATATCGGTATTCCCAAGTAGAACGCCATCTGATGTTTTTGTGGTCGCCACGATACTTTTGTGGGTTTCGTGGGACAAATTTTCCGCTATAAGCCATATTATTACCAATTATTGAATGTCCCGTTATTTATGATATAAATACCTCTAACAACTATTCTCTAGGCACATGTCATTTATTACCAATCCAGCCAAAAACGGGCTACAAGTACCATTTAAGCAACTTGCAGGCCCTCTAGCAAAACTTTTTAATAAAGAAGGTTCTGGCAATTTTGTTTATCCATCAGATTTAACAACAAATCCGGCAATGAGTCATGCCGTACAGTTTTCAATTTACGATTGGAACACACCTTTTGCAGAATCTATTAGTAATGCCCCATATACTGCAAGTGCGGCCGCTCAAACTGCTGTCGGTGCATATCAAGAAGCGGTAACAAAATTTAATGAGGCAAGAAGTGCGTATTCAAAAGAAGGTGGTTCGATACCAGCTAATCTTGAAGCATTACAAGCCGCTACAACTTCATTAGAAGCAAAATTAGTTAGTGCCGCTCCTGCACTTTTCAGTTTATTTCAATCTAGTTATTCAGCAACAACATATAAGCCAAGAAAAAAATCAAACATACTTTCAAAAATATCTTTGTATTTACCGGATACATTAACTGCATCTTGGGATTCAAATTACAATTCGGTAAGTATGACTCAAGAACTTGGCAAACTTGGTTTTTTAGCGAGTGCGGCAGATTCTATTAAAAGTCTTTCTAAGAATGGTATTTCAAATATAACTGCATCAGATATTCTATCCGATCCTAATGCTAAATCTGCAATATCAACACTATTAGGTACGTTAGGTGGTAAATTAGGTGGTTCTGCCGATAATCAAACACAATTATTAGAACAAGCCCTAGGTCAGTTTGTTAATCCTCAAACTCAATTAATATATCAAGGTAGAGACTTCAGAAACTTTACGATGACCTTTATATTCACACCAAAAAGTTCTGCTGAGGCTGAGACTGTTCAAAATATTATTGACACATTCACATACTATTCTTCACCTGGTCTAATAAATGCTGGTTCAACAGATGCCGGTAGATACTTAACACCACCACAACTAATGTCTGTAAAAATGGTATTCACAGGACAAAATGGTATTACTGGTTCTGTTATCACTCAACTCAAAAGTGCATTAAATAATGCAGGATTAGGTTTCTTAAATTCAAATCATAGTCTAACTGATACAATTTCAAGCGGACAAAAAGCAAAGATTTTTGATATTAAAGAATGTGTAATCACAAACGTTGCGGTTGATTATGCACCTAACGGTTGGGCCGCATTTAGTGATGGTTATCCTGTTCAAACTACAATGACACTTAGTATGATGGAAACATCTATCTTTACAAAAGCAGACGTTAAGAATAGTAAAGTTAGTAAAAACTATCAAGATTATCAAGCCGCACTTGCAAAACAAGCGGCTGAAGACCAGCAACATTATCTTGGTGGAGGTTACGGCGCATGAAATACTTTAGTACTTTGCCGGCAACAGCAGTCTTAGACCAGAACAATAATATTATTGGTGCAGTAGATTTAACTGCAAGAGCATCATTAATACCAAAGTTATCTTTACAGCCTTTATTGTTCTATCAATATACAATACAAGAGCAAGATACACCGGAAAATATTGCATACAAATATTATAATGACCAGTACAGATACTGGATGATATTTTATGCAAATAATATTATGGATCCCAAAGGCGATTGGCCTATGAGCAATCGAGATTTTACAGCATATTTGAATGACAAGTATGGTACTTTAGCGGCGGCAAACAATCAAACCGTGACTGCATATTGTCAATCTACAATATATAGCTATCAAAAAGTTATAACTACATACGATAGTTCATCAACACAAACGTCAATTAAAACGGTAACTATTGATGCACCAACGTATGCAAATACTGCAATATCAAGTTCAACTGCAACGTTCCCAAGCGGTACTGTAACGTATACTGTTTCAAAAAATATCATATCAGTTTTAGATTATGAAAATCAACTGAATGAATCTAAAAGAAATATAAACATAATCAATAGTATATACGCAAACGATATTGAAAATCAATTTACTTCGTTAATGAATAGTTAAAATGGCAGACCAAATTTCGTCACTTAAAAGTGTCATAGATTTTGAGTTAGATTACATCAATCTATTGACTCCATCTTTAGCAAATCCTTTACCATTAAAGGAACAATTTAAAGAGTTAAATTATTATGAAGACATCTATAGTAGCACAATTTATGGTGAATTGGTATTGTTTGATGCAACGAATATTATCTCTAATTTGAGATTAAACGGTACAGAGTTTATCGAATTTAAATTAAGAAAACATAAAAACGATAATGTAGCAATCGAAAGAACGTTCAGGATTTATAAAATCGGTGAACGTATTATGGATGTTTCAAAGAATCAAGAATCATTCATTGTATATTTCTGCTCTGAAGAATTAATGTTATCTGAAAGATACAGAATATCAAAATCATTTAAGAATTCTCAAATAAGTGATATCGTAAACGATATATTTACCACATATCTTAAACTCACACCACAGTCGGTAACTTTAACAAGACCTAAGAACGCACAAACGAAACGTTTTTATATTGACCCAACACTAGGTCTGTATGATTTTATTCTGCCAAACAAAAAAATATTTGAGACCTTACATTGGTTAACATTGTATGCAAGACCGGCAACATTAAATCCTGGTGCAGATTATCTGTTCTTCGAGAACATTAATGGTTATAACTTTGTGTCATTGCAGTCTCTGTTTACAAAAGAACCATTCAAAACTTTCTATTACAATCCGCAGAACGTCTCAATTGAAATCTCTGCTCAAGCAGTTGCGGTAAATCATATGGAAGTGGTAAAGTTTTTTGATGTTTTAGAAGCGACATCACAAGGTATTTTTAATAATCGTTTGATAAGTATTGACCCATTGACACGAAATGTTAATGTAACAGATTTCTTTTATGACCAGTACTTTGCATTATCGCAAACATTAAACAAAGCACCGTTAACTACATCATTACAAAATCGTTGGGGTGATGTAATGTATCATTCACCTAATGATTCTAGAATGGAAGTCGGTGCTTTAAGGCTTGCCCCAACTAATTATAATGAGAAACAACTTTTCACTTCACCTGAAACTAATTCATCTGTCGCACATGACATACATATTGAACAATATATACCGAATAGAGTTGCTCAGTTAGGTCTTGCAAACTATATGAAAATTAAGATTATTATTCCTGGTGACAGTCAAATTTATGTTGGTATGGTTTTGAATTTCAAAACATATGATTTGACACCGACACAATTATCTACACCGAATAGTGAGGCAAAGAAATATGATTTATTCTATTCTGGTAAATATCTTGTTACTGGTGTAAGACACATAGTCGGTAAGACAGAATACAAAACAATAATTGAAATGGTAAAAGAAAGTTTTGGTACTAATGATAAACATTATTTGCCAGCACCACCAAATCCTTTAACGCAAGGCTTTCAGAATGCCGTGAACGGAATACAAAATGTCGAATCGTAATACTTTTTTTGGTTTCAATGGTTTTGTTTGGTGGGTTGGTGTCATCACTAACAATTCAGACCCATTAACAATAGGTAGATGTCAAGTTAGAATTTTTGGTTGGCATTCACCTTTACAAGAGATGCTTCCTGATTCGGATTTGCCTTGGGCACATCCATTACTACCTATAAATAATTCGACTTCATTTGAGACGCCTGATATAGGTGAATGGGTGATGGGTTTCTTTATGGACGGTGAGTCAGGACAATTTCCAATAATGATGGGTATTTTACCTAAAGCGACAACAGACGGTATCACACCGAATGAATAAGGAGTAATAAATGGCAGATTCAACAACACAAGGTTCTACAGGTTCGCAACCAGTTTCAGATTTACAAAAAGCAAGAGAGTTCTATGCGGCTCAACCTTTGTCACCTCTTGCAAATACAAATGCCTCCGCTACAAGTGTTCTACCGGCAGGTGTGAATCTTGAAGCTGTATCTGCACCAGCAACAGCAGGAACTAATCCATTTGATATTGCGGGTAATGCCACAGTCGTTGAGGTACCTAATGTATCAGCGACATCAGCAAGTAATAATACAAACCCAAATATTGCACAGAAAACAGGTACAAGCGGAACAACACCTGCTACTGCAACAGGTGTGACAAAAGGTACGCCAGTAGCAAACGCAAATTCAAAAACAGTTCACGTATGTGATATTTGTAATGGTATGGCGAGTACAATTGCACAAGCAAGGTCTGCAATTCTAAAAGCGTTGAAAGAACTTAGAACTGCAATTCTTAAAGCATTGGGCTTAGGTGATGTTGAGGCTCAAATTAAAGCGGCTAAGGCCGCCGCCGCTTGGGTTAAGAAAGTAATTAAAACAATACAAGATACAATTCAAACCATTCAAGCATACATAAAGTGGATTACAAATTTGATTGAGACACTTAAGAAGGCAATTGAAGATGCAATTAAGAACGGTCTTCAACATCTAGTGGATCAATTTAAACAATGTCTTGCTGAAGCAGAAGCATCAGCGGCAAAAGCAGTTTCCGCATCGAAAGCATAATAGGATTAAATTATGACAATACCTGATAGTTCATGGTCTGAACCGTTTTCAACGGCAAAACCACAGTACCCCTACAACAATGTAAAGCAGACTAGGGGTGGTCATCTATTTGAAATGGATGATACACCTGGTGCAGAAAGAATTCGTTTGCAACATGGAACGGCAAACAATTTTACAGAATGGCAAGCAGACGGCACAGGAATTACTAAGATTTTCGGTAATGGTTATCAAATTACAATGGCAAACAACAATGTCTACATAGGTGGACAATGTAATATTACCGTTGTAGGTCCTTCAGTCATGCACGTTCAAGGTGATTCCTATATACAAGTTGACGGTAATGTTAATCAGACTGTTGGTGGTGATATGATAACTCATGTTACCGGTAATGCTGAGATTATTGGTGAAGGTGATTTAGATATTTCAACAAATGGTGCGTTAACTCTTTCAGCAGACTCATTACTTTTAAATTCTGATTTGACTGTAAATGGTAGTGTAACAGCTCTAGGCGGTATTTCAGCAGTAAGTTCAATATCTTCTTCAACTGGTAGTATACTTGCACCTCTAGGTTCAGTTGCAGTCGGCCTTAAAGCATTGACACCTGCGGTTCTTGTACCAGGAAACATTTATGATGCAGGACCTTTAGCAACACCTGATACCTCAACACTTTCTGCATTAAGAACTTTCTACGATACACATACTCATATTGCAATTGGTTTAGGCTCACCAACAGCACCTCCAATACCATTAGACCCATCCGTTTAAACATAAATAGAAAATGGCAAGTACAATTATATACTCAGACTTAGACTTACGTTTCCTTCCCAACCCGGTGACGGGCGATATATCTATGAGTTATAATGAGCAGGCAGTCATTCGTTCTATCAAAAATATTCTTTATACTGCACCGTATGAAAGATTATTTGACCCAACAATCGGTAGCGGTCTACCAGCATTATTGTTTGAGCCAGTTTCACCACTTACCGCAAGTAGTATTGAGGATGAAATTATCAGACTCATTTCAAATTATGAGCCAAGAGCAACAATTTATCAGTTAAACGTTTCTGCAAATGCAGACCAAGATAGTTTTCAAGTCAGTCTTTCTGTTTTTATTGGTAATAATACGACACCGACTGCTATCAATCTAATACTTCAAAGGAATAGATAATGGCTGGAGCCAATTCTAACATTCAACTAACTGCTCTAGATTTTAACACAATCAAGCAGAACTTTATTACCTATCTACAAGGTCAGTCTCAGTTTAAAGATTACAACTTTGAAGGTTCTGCTATTGATACCCTATTAGATGTTTTTGCTTATAATACACAGTATAATGCTTTCTATCTTAATATGGTAGCTAATGAGATGTTCTTAGATTCTGCTGTGCAAAGACGTTCTGTCGTTTCACATGCAAAGTTATTAGACTATACACCCAAATCTGCAATATGTCCTGTTGCATTTGTCAATATGAGATTTACAGGAGTTACAACACCGACTGTAACTTTACCATCATTCTCAACGTTTTTGTCTGAACAAATCAATGGCGTTAATTATGTTTTTACAAATATTAATCCTGTAACAGCAACAACAAATTTAATTACTAATGTTTGTACATTTTCTAATGTTGCAATATATCAAGGTGTACTTGCATCTTACTCATTTACCGTAGATTCTACAAGTAACCCAACATATACATTTGAAATACCTGATAATGCTATTGATACCACAACATTGAAAGTTGTTGTTCAACAATCTTCATCAAATTCAGCAGTTCAAGTATATCAACCAGCATCAAATAGTTTATATTTAAATGGTTCTTCTACTGTTTATTTCATCAATGAAGCATTAACCGGCAACTATGAAATTTCTTTTGGTGACGGTATTCTTGGTAAACAATTGACAGATGGTAATATTATTACAGTTTCTTATTTGTCAACAGAAGGTTCTTCAGCGGCAGGTGCAAATAGTTTCTCATTAATGACTAACGTTGGTGGATTTAATGGTATTGTTACTGGTCGTTTACCGGCAACAAAAGGCTCGAACAAAGAATCAATTTCTTCTATTAAGTATCAAGCACCTAAAGCATATGCCGCTCAAGGTCGTGCAGTAACTAAAGACGATTACATCTCTGCTATTCAACAGAATACATTATTCGGTTTTGATGCTGTAAATGTTTGGGGTGGACAAGAAAATGATCCGCCAGTATATGGACAAGTATTTGTTTGCTTGAAGCCCTCAGGTGCATATACATTAACTCAAACACAAAAGACTGTTATTACCGACCAGATTTTAAAACCTATTTCAATGATGACTGTTGTTCCGGTAATCGTTGATCCTGATTACAATTACATTAAGATAACATCTAATGTTTTGTTTAATTCAACACAGACAACATATAGTGCATCACAAATGGGTTCTTTGGTATTCAATTCAATTAAGAATTTTGCCAACACAACATTAAACACATTCAATTCAACATTCTCTGGCTCCGATTTAATTGTAACAGTTCAAAATGCAAATCAAGCTATTTTAGGTAATGAAATTGCAATTCAGTTACAGAAAAAATTCTATCCTAGTTTAACTGGTTCTCAATCTTATAAATTTAACTTTGGTGTACCACTTCAAAGAGGTGTATTACTAAGTGGTGTTACAAGTTATCCTGGCATTCAATACACAGACCCAACAAACATTACAAATATAATTGATGGTGTTTATATTGATGAAATGCCAGAAGTGACATCAGGTATTCAATCCATTTCAATTATCAATCCTGGCTATTCATATCAGTATCAACCAACTGTCACAATCTATGGTGATGGTACAGGTGCAACTGCTGAGGCAATTCTTACAAATGGCTCTCTGAGTGCAATTAATGTGACTAATGCAGGTTCAGGTTATACTGCCGCTTCAATCGTAATCACACCCGCAATTAATGACACCTCAGGTACAAATGGTGCCGCTGTTGCTACATTAGAAGGTCAGTATGGCACATTACGTTTATACTATTATAACGGCAATAATGTCAAAACTATTTTAAACCCAAACATCGGTGTAATTGATTATATAAATGGTATCGTCACATTAAATGCATTTAATCCTGTAAATGTTGACAATGCTCTTGCTCAATTGTCTATTACAGTTAATCCTGCATCGACTATGTTCTCATCTACATACAATAGGATTATCACGGTTGATCCTAATGATCCGACTGCTATCACAGTTAATGTAACCGCAAAATAATGATACAAAGTAATCAGAAAACATCGTTATTCATACCATCGCAGTTACCTGAGTATCTATTAGATACTTCGGTATATGGGAATAACTTCGTAACGTTTTTACAAGCGTATTACGAATGGATGGAACTCGCTAATACTGCAAATGCTAATACAGTAACAGCAGACACTAACGGTACTCAAGGTGCTCTATATGCATCAAAGAGTCTATGGGATTATACAGATATCGACAATACTCTTGAAGGTTTTCAACAGTATTTCATTAATGATTTCTTACAATACTTTCCAGCAGAATCTTTAATATCACCTACGACTGCGGTAAAAATTGCAAGACAATTGTACCAGTCTAAAGGTACTCCTGCATCGTATCAATTTTTATTCAGAGTTTTGTTTGATTCAGACTTTGATTATTTCTATACAAAAGATGCCGTCCTTGCCGCATCTTCAGGTAAATGGTATGTACCTAAGAGTATTCTTTTAGAAACATCAGATACAAACTTTCTTGCCGCAGTCAACTATAAAGTATTTGGTTTAATATCAAAATCATTTGCTACGATTGAAAATGTTATTTTAGCTGACAATAAAATTGAAATTTTTATTTCTGATATTGAACGTTTGTTTCAATCAGGTGAATCAGTAACTATTGTAGATGCTTACAATCAACCGGTTTACTTTTTAAATGGTAAAGTGGTACCAGCAGGCACATCTGGTGCAGAAACTTTAACTGCTGTTATTCTTGGTCAGATTAGTCAAATCAATATCAACCCAACAGCGAGAGGTCTTGGTTATAACGTAGCAGACCCTGTGATTGTATATGGTGGTTTGAATTCTAACGTTGCAAACCCTATCGGTGCAATTGCTGAAGTCGCTTCAGTTACAACAGGTTCTATTCAAGATATTACTGTTGTAAACGGTGGTTATGGATATTCAACATTTCCACCAAGCGGTACATCATTGTATCCAGGTAATGCAGTTTCATTAATCTCTATTACTGGTCAGCAAACATCAGGCGCAAATGCCACAGTATTTTCTGTAGCATCTGGTGGTGAGGCGACAATAACTATACCTATTGATTCTATTGCAGTTTCTAATGGTTTTAGTATTGGTAACACATTAAGTTTCTTATCAGCAAACACAAGTGCAACTGCAAATGCAACACTTGCAAACGCACTAACATTCACGACAATACAAACTAACCCAATCGGCTCTGTTGTATTGAATAATGGTGGCGGTGGTATTAATTATGTTCCTGTAGCAACAGCACAGTCACAGTATGTTTCAAACGACACTACAAACAATATTTTTGGTAGTATCAGTTCTTTAGGTATTCTTGCACCTATTCAGATTGCAAATACAGGAACAGGATACAGTAATAATGACACAATCGTATTTACCGGTGGCTGCGGTTACGGTGCAAATGCAAGAATTCGTGTTAATGCAAATGGTAGTATCATAAACGTAATGTATCAAGCAGTTTCAGGTTTACCGTCTGGCGGCTTAGGATATATTGGTGGTGTTTTACCTAACGTTTCAATACAAACATCTACAGGTTCTAATGCTACTATATACGTACCTGGCACACTTGGTTCTGGTGCAACATTCTCATTAACATTGAATCAGATTGGTGCAGTAAGTTTAATTAATGTACTGCAAGGCGGTGAAGATTATACTGGAACACCGAATGTATCATTAGTCGTACAAGATATCGTAGTCTCAAATCTTATCCCTGCACTTCTACCAGTATCTGGTGAGACCTTGTATCAAGGTGCAAACGTAAACGTTGCATCATATATCGCAACTGTTAACTCTATTTCATTGCTACAGCAAAACGGAAACCCTAGACAATCTGTTTATAATTTAAGAGTCTTCAATTATACATCACAACCTAATCCAACATTACCATTATTAATTAAAAATACAAATATTAATATGGCAATGGTTAATACTGCTTACGGTGCTACTCAGTATACACAGTCAGTTTATAATCAATATGGTGTAAGAAACTATGGTGACGGTAACGCAAGAGCATCAACAAAATATTTAAACGGTCTTGTGATTGGACAAGGTCAATATCTAACATCATCAGGTCAACTAAGTTCTTATGATGTATTGCAGAGTAAAGACTATAATAATTTCACATATCAAATTACAGTTGAGAAAGCAATCTCTGATTATAGAAGTACTCTATTAAATCTATTGCACCCATCCGGTGTTAATTTAATTGGCAGATATGCGCTAAAATCTAACACAGTAGTTGATTATGATATCGAAGATACACTAGCAACACAAGAATATTTGAACAAGATTATAGGCACAAATAACGTACAAGGTACGATGAACGTTGCAGACAATCAGTATGTCGCATCTGCTAATATATACTATCACGGTTATAATTATCAAGCAAACGATATTCTGACAATCTCTGGCGGTACAAGTGTATACCCTGCACAAATTAAAGTCTTAAGTGTATACGGTTCAGCAAATGACATCGGTTCATTTGTGGTAAGTAATGTCGGTAACTATAGCGTATTCCCAACAAATCCAGTTTCAGTTACTGGTGGGGCAGGTTCGACTGCACAGTTTAATCTGGCACCAGATTATCTAAACTACTCTGCAAATACAATCTCTATTGGTTATTTACCAACTGGTAACTATATAAACTATTCTACGTTTGTAACTATGACAACCGCAAACAATTTCAATGTTGTTTCAGGTCTTGCTAATGTAAACTTTGCCGCTAATACAGTTACATTAACGGATAGTGTTTGGGTACGATTTGCGAATGTTGCTTATGGTACCGGTAACAGTAATTCAAGCATAATAAATATATCAAACGTATACACAGATGTATATAACATCATCAATGATGGTGTCTATTCAAACACTTCTTATCCGATAATTGATGTCATTCAAACGAATGATGTCTTAAGTAGTAATGGTTATTATATCGGTAAAGTTCAGTATGTTGATTATGCAAACAGTATCGTATATTTAACTTCAAACTCAGCATTGACGTTTACTTCAAACATTGCAGTTAAGAAGATTCCTGTTGCAAACGCAAATCAAATTCTACTAACAGGACCAATAGGTGTACAATACATACCATACATAATAACAGAAGACGGTTACCAATTGGTGACAGAAGACGGTCAAAATATTCTATTAGGATAATAAATGTCAACAGTAAAAATTACAGCATTACCATCACTATCAGCTTTTGCTGGTGCCAACACCGGCAACGCAACTTTTATTGGTGTTGATATATCGCAAGATAAAACAGTTCAATTCACAGGAACGACTCTTGCTCAACAATTGTATCTAAACAATTCTTTAGTTGTTGGTAATAATACTATTCAGTTACCAAATACTATTGCACAGTTCTCAGGCAATTCAAATAGTTATTTGCAAATTAATGCACAAAACTTTAATCCTAACGGGTCTATTGATGTCGTTTTAACTGCTGATGATGGTACTGATTTGGGCGGTTATATTGATTTGGGTCTGAATAATTCTCAATTTAATGCTAATGCCGTTGGTCAAACATCACAGTTTCCGCATGACGGTTATTTGATTGTCGATGGACCTGGTGCGAATTCTACAGGTAATCTTGTAATAGGTACTGCAAATCCTGGTACTAATGTTGTATTTGCAGTTGGTGGTTATCAGTCAAACAATATCGTTGCAGTTGTAGCCGCTAACGGTATTGTAATGAACACTAATACGTTTATTACTTTTGCAGATGGCACAAAAATAACAACAGCAAACGTAATTACAAATTTAAACACATATGCATACTCTGCTTATTCTGAAGCAAACGCCGCATGGACACTTGCAAATGCCGCTTTTGCTTTAGCTAATACAGATACCTCTGGTCTTGTTACTACGATTAATTTTGTAAATGCAATGGCTAATACGACAAACTTAGCGTACACACAAGCTAATAATGCCGCTTCGTTTGCTAATGCCGCTTTCACAGAAGCAAATACAACATATTCTTCATTAATTTCAGTCGCAACTTTTTTAAATTCAATTGCTAATACTGCTAATTTAGCATACACCGAAGCCAATTCCGCATCTGCATGGGCTAATGCTATCAATGCAACACAGAATACTAATATAACTGCCGCTTATGCCCAAGCAAACGTTGCAAACTCAATTGCAAATACAGCAGTTCAGAATACATCAACTATTCAAATAAACAATTTAAATGTATCAGGTAACGTAGTTTCATCAGGAAATATTAATGGTGCTTACATGTTTGGTAATCAAAGTTACATGACAGGTTCTGTTACTGCAACTACTATTATTGCAAACTCGTATACATACAGTTCAAATACAACAGCAACTGCAATTCAAACTGGTAGTAGAACAACTTTAGTGTATGCAAACGGAACTTCTGGTGTCATTGTAGGTTACAATGCAAGTGCATTACAACATCAAACAGGTTATGTATTTACTGTGTATAACAGCTCAGTTTTACATCCTTCTGATATTGTTATTGTTTCTGTTCAGAGTACAAACTGCCCAGTACTTCAAGTTTCTACAGCAAATACTAGAGCAGGAAGTTTTGATGTTGCAGTTTACAATGCTTCAAGTGCCGGTAACGATGCCGCATACACAATGAATCTTAACTTTGGTATTATTAGGGTCGGATCTTAAAGATAAATAGAATATGGCAAATCAAAATTTACTCACATACGCCGCTAGAATTGCATCAATCAATCAGGACTACTATAGTCCTGTTGCGGTTTTACCACCAGCGCATACAATACCATTACAATCAACTTATGCTTTCTTAGCAAACGTTGACCCATGGACAGACGATAACAATCCTCCGGCACCTACACAAGACCAGCAATCTATTAAGAAGGTCTTTAATAATATATTTGCCGTTAAAAAGGTAACTTCTGGTGATATTTGCCCTGTCGTTCAACGTATAGATTGGTCTGCAAACACAGTTTATAACTACTATCAAGATAATATTGATATGTTTGCCGTTGATTCTAATGGGTTTTTGCTGAATAATTTCTATGTGAGAAACAGTTACGACCAAGTCTTTAAGTGCCTGAGTAACAATAGCGTAGGTTCGACATCTACTGCGATGCCTTATTTTCAGCCAGGCCAATACAACACCTTCAATGTTTTTGAAGGCGCTGACGGCTATAAGTGGAAATATTTATACACAATTAATACTGGACTTAAGACAACCTTCATGGACGCATCATGGATGCCGGTACCATTAGGTTACAATACACCAAACCCAACACTATCTCAATCATCTTATGGTGTTGGCGGTATAGATGCTCTTGTCATTACAAATGGTGGTTTCGGCTATAATCCTACGACTAATCCAATAACGGTAACAATCACGGGTGACGGTACTGGTGCAACAGCAACAGTAAACGCACTTCAAGTTAACAATGTTGGCGCTATTACAGATATCACAATCACAAATCCTGGCTACAATTACACATACGCTAATGTGACAATCACATCTGGCTTGGGTACTTCTGCAACTGCTATTGCACCTGTTTCACCTGTCGGTGGCCATGGTTTCGATCCTGTTTCTGATTTGGGTGCGACTAATGTAATGTACTCTGTAGCATTTAACTCTGATGAAAGCGGTAATATTCCAACAAATATATCATATCATCAGATAGGTTTGATGGTTAACCCAACAACATACACGTTATCACCCAATCCTGCAACTGGTAGCATATATAATACAACAACATCAATTGTTGTAGCACCAGGACCTGGAACATTTGTAACAGACGAAATCATACAACAAATAGATTCATTCGGAAAAGTATTATTTTCTGCTAAGGTTGTTAGCTATAACGTTACAACCAATGTATTAAGTGTGATAAATACAAATGGTAATTACGTAACAAATCAAACAGTTCAAGGACTGACTTCAAAAGCAGTTAGAGTTTTGTTAACAGTTTCAAAACCAGATTTCGTTGCGTTCTCTGGTTACATCACATACATAGAAAATAGAAGTGCAGTACAACGTAGTGCTGACGGTATAGAACAATTCAAATTTGTACTAGGGTACTAAAGGAAAAAAATGCTGAATTTTAATGTCTCTCCATACTATGATGATTTTGACCCATCAAAGAACTACCATCGCATTTTATTTAAACCTGGTTATGCAGTTCAAGCACGAGAAGTAACACAAGCACAAACAATTTTACAGAATCAAATTTCTGATTTTGCATCTGCAATCTACTCAACAAACACACCGGTTTCAGGTGGGCAAGTTACAACAAACTTGCAATGTTATTATATTAAATTGAACACAACATACGGTTCAACAACAATTAAAGCATCAGACTTTTTAGGTAAAGTTATTACCGGTAACGATGCAAATACGGCAACAATTCAAGCAAAAGTTATTGCAACAGCAGAGGCTACAGGTACTGGCGGTGCCGCAGGTGATCCACCAACATTAGTTGTATCATACTTATCAGGACCACAGTTTGGTGATAATATGGTGTTGACAACAATTGACGGTTCAAATTTATTTGCGACTGTTCAAGCATCAACATCAACATCAATTTCAACAGGTCAGTCTTCTACAGCATCAGTTTCAAACGGTGTTTTCTATATCGTCAACGGCTATTCACAAGCGGCTGATGGAACAGAGTACTCAATCGGTAACTTTGTAAACGTTTCTCCACAAACAATCATTCTCGATAAGTATGATAATACACCATCTTATCGTGTCGGCCTTGAAATCACAGAACAAATTATTGATTACATCACAGATCCAGCATTATTAGATCCTGCTGTAGGTGCATCAAACTATCAAGCACCAGGTGCAGATAGATATCAAATAACTTTAACTCTAACAACATTACCATTGACTCTTGGTAGTGATAGTCAGTTCATTGAATTGTTAAGAATTGATAACGGTAGTGTCGTAAAACAGAATGATACTACTGTGTATTCAGCAATTGATGACTACTTCTCAAAACGAGATTTTGAAACAAATGGTGATTATGTTGTAGAAGATTTCAAACTTACACCGGTTGCAAATACAGTCAATTCGGCAAAATATGACTTGGGTATTAGTAAAGGTGTTGCGTATGTTCAGGGCTATCGTGTCGAGAATCAATCACAATTAACATTGACTTCAGATAGAGCATTAGCAACATCAAATATTGCTGGTAGCGAAACATTTATTGATTATGGTAATTATTTAAATGTGGCTGGTGTTAATGGCGACTTCAATGTAACAACATTGCCAAAAATCAATATTCATTGCGTTAATACGAATAATGTTGCTCAAGGACAAGGTAGCACAAAATACAACTCAACATTAGTTGGTACTGCTTTCTTAAGAAACTTACAGTTTCAACAGGCTAATGGCGGCTCAAACACAGGCTCTTATGTTTTTAATGCATCAATATCAGATATATTAGTAAACACTTTAGGTGCTTATGGTAATTCTTCACTATGTACATCAAACACGATTGGTGTTTTTGATACGACAGGTGAATTCTCAGGTGTTGCTAATGCCTATTATGGTGTAACATTGTCTGTTAATTCTGGTTCAAGTGTTGGTGATGTCAGAACAATTACCAATTATACAGTAAGCGGTAATAACAAATATTTTACAGTCAATCAACCATTCTCTGTTTTACCAGATGCATCATCAGCATTTACGTTGAATTTCAAGATTGGTGATGCCGATGCAATTGCTATTGCAAACGGTAGTTATTATCTAACTGCTGGTGCTAATGTTGATATTACCACCGGTAAAACTACCGGTCTATGGACAGGTCAAGCAATTCTTCAGAATCCTGGACAAACAGAGTTAATCTTTCCAATAGGTGCGCCATGGGTTCAAAACGTTTATAGTACTAGCTATACTACTACTAAGATTTTCCGCTCTGGCGTTCTTTCTGGTTCATCTGGTCAGTTAAATTTAAGTCTTGGAAGTACACCTTATAAATTCATTCAAGGTTCTGGTGTAGGTTTTGTTGAAAACAATTTTAACATTGTCAATACTTCATCAGGGGCTTTATTAGATTTCACAACATCAGGCAACACAGTTGTTGTTAGTTCTGATGGTGTGACGGCAAACATTTCTTCGTCATATTATGCTGGTAATACTGTTGATGTTATTGCAACTGTAAATGTATACAACGGTGACAGTACATCTATTACAAAAGTTAAAACGACTGTTACAGGTAATAATACAGGTGTTAGTTCAACCGGTGGTACTTCAGGTACTCAACTCAATACAAATACGTATGTCGATTTAAATAACGGTCAAGTCTTTATTTCTAAAGCAGGCGTTACAAATTCAAATTGCTTGTATATTTCCGATATTAGAAATATTGTTGCAATCTATGATACTAAAAACGTCAACTTAATTACACCTTCAGAAATAAATGCAGGAAATATAATTGGCAACCCTTTGTATGACGTTACAAATCATTTTACATTAGACAATGGTCAACGTGATACGTTCTATGATTTTGGTTATGTCAATCTAATTCCTGGTGCTCCTGGTATTATCGGTAACTTGATTGTTGTTTTGAACTACTACTCACATACCGGTGGTGACGGATTCTTTACTGGTAATTCATACCCACAATCTGATTATACAATCATACCATCTTACACTTCAAAGTCTAGCGGTATCACATATCAACTAAGAGATTCAGTTGACTTCAGACCTACAAGAGTTAATGCACAGACTTCTTACACTTGGAACTATACATCTAGCCCAACAATAAGCCAAAGTTCTGCTGGTGTTGCTATACCTAGAAACGGTAGTTACTTTAATAATTCTTATAATTTCTATCTTGGTAGAAAAGATAAACTTGTTCTTACAAAAGATAACAGCTTTAAGATTGTTGAAGGTGTACCATCAATTAATCCAAGACCACCAACAGAGCCAACAGGTTCTCTAGTTCTTGCAAATCTAACTTTAGATCCATATACTGCTATTGTTGGTAATCAAACTGTTAATGGTCAGTCAAATCTTTCAATACAGAAAGTTGTTCATAAACGTTGGGCTAAGAGTGATATCACGGACTTAGAAACAAGAATCAATAACTTAGAATATTATTCTGCACTAAGTCAACTTGAAGCAACTGCCGCCTCAACCCAAGTATCAGATAGTAATGGTATTTCAAGACCAAACTATGGTATTCTTGTTGATTCATTCACATCATTTGCTACAGCGGATACATACAATCCAGATTTTGCGGCAAACATCAATATTCGAACAAATCGTTTGTCTCCTGCCGCATTAGTTGATAACTATCAATTACAAAATCCTACAGTAATGGCCTCATTAGGTACATTAGCAAACACTTATGATTTTGCAATCTCTAGTATCTCTGGTACTGGAACAAACATCTTTACATTACCATATACTACAGCAAATCTTATTGTTCAACCTCTTGCAAGTAGTGCAGTATCAGTTAATCCTTTCAACGTTATTGTTGACAAAGGTGTTGCATCGTTGACACCACCTATTGACAATTGGGTTGATAATCAACAAGTTGTGCCAGTAGTTACACAGACACAAGCCACAGCAGTTAATCAACAGGCTTTTGGTAAAACCTTGACTAACATGGGCGACTTTGCATCAATTCCTGGTACTTCAAGTGTAACAATTACATCATTGAATTCTACTGGAAATACTGCAACATATGCAAGTCAATTAAGTACAACAACGTCTTCAATTAGCACACCAGCCGCATTGAATACTGTTAACGGATACTTGGTTAACGACACAATTTTACCATATATTAGACCACAACAAATTATTGTTGAAGCAAAAGGTCTGTTAGCAAACCAAAACGTACATTGCTGGTTTGATGGTATAAATGTTGACAAGTATATGATTGCCCCAAACACAATCGAATTGCAGAATGTACATGGTTCTTTCCAAGTAGATGACATTATAGGTTATTATCAATCTGGTTCACAATCATTCTATCCATCTGGTCGTGTTATGAACGTGTATAACTATCCAGGTACATCAAACACTAGATTGTATGTGTCAGACTTTATGAGACTTGCTAATAGAGCAAATTTAGCATCACCTCAGTTGTATAATGGTATGTTTGATGCTAATGGTGATTATATTGCCAACAGTTGGACCGCATATGGTACACCAGTAAATGCGTCCGTAATTTCTATGGCAACATCAGGTACAGTCTCTGGTGTTGGTGGTGCATACACGACAGCAGTAGGACCTACTTATAGCGGTAACTTATATAAAATGAACTATGGTGCACAGAACTTCTCAGATTTCTTAAACACAAATGGTGTTTGGGATGTAAGTAATGCCACTGGTTCATTAACAACATTTAATGCCACTTTCCCAATTTTCTTCCCAATAGGAACTGGAAACACATATGTAATGACTGCACAATGTAATGGTACTGCAACGGTTAGTGTTAACAATGCAACAATCGTAACATTATCAGCAGGAACATATGGACAAAATCAACAAACTAAAGTCACATTTAACCCAACACAGAACGTATTAAGTAACATTAGTATTTCTGCTACATGTTCAGATGGTGTGCCAAGTATTGCAGTTGTTGTTACAGACCCAACTACAAATACCGTAATTTGGAACGCAACACAACCTCAAGGTATGACATATGCCGGTTCTGGTCAACAAATTGCAATGCCATATGGCGGTATATTATTTACCGGTGCAACAAAAGTTAAATTAGATCCTACAATATCAAGTACACTTGATTTCACGGGTTCACAAATTAACTTCTTTACAAAAGAAGTTACTCAAACAGAGTCATTGACTACATGGACTCCTCCACCAGCCACACCATCTGGAAGTTCTGGTGGTTCAACATCAATTGCAGGTGCACCAGGAAGTTGGTTCATACAATTAGATACTGCAATTTGGGGAGCAAATTCACCATGGACTAAAGTTGATTCGGCAATTGTACATGCCGGAACAGCAGTTCTTGGTGCTGTTAGCAACGTAGTAAATACTGTTTCCCATGATGTCACTAACATTGTAAACAAAGTTTCATCATGGTTCTCTGATAGACGTTTGAAACGCTCTATTAAATATATCAAGACACTTGATAATGGAATTAAAATTTACAGTTTCAAATATTTGTGGAGTAATCAAACCTTTGTTGGTGTGATGGCTCAAGATTTAATTGGTACTGAATTCGAATCTGCTATTAAAACACACATAGGTATCTACATAGTTGACTATAGTAAACTTGGTTTTAATATGATGACTCTTGAAGAATATGAAGCAACAACCGTATAACTTGGAAGAAAATAAATGACATCAGCCGTAACAACGCAATCAACAGTAAATCAATCAGCAACGATTACTGCATTTGATCCGACAACGAGAGTTGCAACACTTTCTCAGCCAGTAAATTTATCATTAGGATATAATCAAAATTTTGGTGATATCACAACGACATATAATATTGTTGGTACAAATTATAATATGTCTCATGCTTTAACAAATGGTGGATTGCCACAGTTGTCAACCGATGAGCAAGGTAATTTTAATGCTATCTTCAATGTACCATCAAACACATTTCAGATTGGTACTAGAGTTTTTCGAATTGATAATAGATTAAATGTTGGTGATACTGATGGTACTTCAGCAACAACTTATGCCGAAGCAACATTTACTGCATCTGGTCTTCAAATCAATGCAACTCAAGCAAATTTTGCGCCTTCTTTAGATTCTAGTGCATCAACATATGTACCGACAACTACTATTAATAGTCAATCAGTTTTAGGTAATCAGACAGCGGCATTCTCACCTTTTGATCCTATTGCACAATCATTCATTGTTTCTAAAGATAATTACCCTAATGGTGTATTTTTAAGTTCTGTCAAGTTATTTTTCCAAAACAAACCAGCAACAAATATACCGATTACTGTTTCTCTTGTTGCAACTTTAAATGGTGTACCTAACGGTCAAACGTTAGACTATTCCACAGTCACATTGTTCCCAAATCAAGTTAAAGTTTCACAAACACCACAGTATCTTGATGCTAATACAGCAACTACATTTACATTTAATGCTCCGGTTTATGTACAACCTGGTGTATTGTATGCTATTTTAATTAATTCTAGAACATCAGATTATACTTTATGGTACGGTCAACAGAATTCTTCTGCATTACCTTCTACTGCAAAAGCAAAACCTTCAGACCCAAATCCATCAAACCCAACAAGAATCGGTGCCGCACCTTATGTTGGTGGTCTATTTGAATCACAAAATGCTCTGCAATGGTCTGTTGACCAAACTAAAGATTTAATGTTTGTAATTGACCAATGCGTTTTCAATACTAATATTACAGGAATTATACCATTCGATTTACCTTATGGTGCTCCTTATAGAAAACTTGGTATTAATGATGTTAGACATAAGAGCGATCCTGCTATAGTATCACAAGTTATGGGTAACTATTCACAAGTATCTGAAATTGACGAATTCAACGTCACTACTACAGAATTTGTACCGACACAAACTAAAACATCTTATACATATCAATCAATACTTGCTGATGGTACAAAGACCACTACAGCAACAGTTATACCTGGTAATTATGCAACACCGACATATCAAAATATTAAATTGAATGATGGTTTAGGTGCAAGATTTGTAAATCCTAATTCTAATTCTTCATTCGTTATGACTGCAACATTGTCATCTAATGATCCTAATGTAAGTCCTATCATCTCCGATGACGGAATGACTCTGTATACGATAACATATGCTATCAATAATATGGGTCTTTCAAACAATGTTATTCAAGTTTTAAATGCTGGTACAGGCTATTCAACAAATACATATGCAACAGTTTCAGCACCTGACGTTGCCGGTGGTGTTCAATCCGCAGTCGGTGTAAACTTAGACACTAATGGTAATGTTACTTCTGTATATGTTCAAACTCAAGGTAGCGGTTATATTAAAACACCGACAATCACAATTATCGACCAAAACAATACACGTGGCGGTAACGCTAACGCATCTATCGTAGTTGGTGGTGAAACATCATCATCTGGTGGTAACAGTCGTGCAAAGTATTTTACTAAGCCAGTTATCCTACAACCAGGAAATGATTCTGGTGACTTAAGAGTTTATTGTACTGCTTATCAACCAGTAGGAACAGCAATCTATGTATACTATAAGATTCTAAGTTCACAAGATACATCAACATTTGCATCACAAAATTGGCAATTAATGACACCAACAACAAACGCCAACAATTTTGCAAGCGTTCAGGATCAATTAATTGAATATGAATATGCTCCTGGTATTTTTGGTTCTGGTCAAGCAAACAACAGCATTTCTTATTTGAGTACAAACGGTACGACATACAATAACTTCATTCAATTTGCAATCAAAGTTGTAATGGCTTCAAGCGATGCAACAAACGTACCTTATCTAAATGATATTCGTGCGATTGCATTACCACCAGGTACGAGAATCTAATATGTTAGTAAAAGTAGAAGGAACTTCTTATGTGAGAGACATCAATACGATGGCTCTCATTAACACTAATGTCGCAGAAAAAAATGATTATCTTTCTAAAATCACAATGATGAAGACTCAAAAAGAAGAAATAAATACCGTGAAGAATGAAATAGATTCAATCAAAAATGATATGAAAGAGATTAAAGAATTACTTTTGGCTATGAATAATAACAAATAAAGGTCCAAATGGCTACGATTTTTACAGCAACAATTTTACCAACTCTAACATATGCAAATACTTTTGTAGATTGGTTTACAACAACGAATACAATTGTTGTTGATTTTAATAACTTCTCTGCTAATGCATATGCAAAAAACACAGGTACTCTGTATCTTAATGAGGCTACTACTGCTTTAGTTGTAGGTAACGGTGTTGCACAATTCGGTAATCAAGTTCAGATTACTGGTACAGGTTCTTATCTAACAGTTGATAATAATATTGTAATGAACTATGGACAGTTGGTAGTTTCAAATGCCAACTCAAGTATTATTGCTTCTGGTGTCGTACAAGTCGGTAATACAGTATATGCTAATGGTGCTAATACAGGTTTGTTTGTTGCTAACAATGCAACTTTAAATTCAAACGCATACATTACAGGTAACGCATATTTTGGTAAACAAATTTTTGTTACCGGCCCTGTTACTCTTAACGCATTAACTGTTCAAGGTACCACATCAATACAAAACACTTTGACGATTAGCGGTACAACAAACGTTAATAATACTCTTACTGCAACCGGTAACGTAAATGCTTTATGGTTCAATGCGACAAACGGACTTACTGGTACTCTTGCAAACATTAGCGGTTATGCTAACTCTGGTCGTTTAGCTACAACATTAACTGGTCAGATTGGTACTCAGTTGTATGTTGGTGATTCAATCTATACAACAAATAGCACATTCGCAAATATAAACTATTCTAATACAGTTGTTGCTAACACATCTGTAACGTCAAATGTCATCACAGCAAATACAATTCAAGGAAACTTGAATGTCAATACTGCAACTGTAACTGCATCTGTTGGTAATATTGTTTCTTTAAATGCAACTACTATTACAACAGGTAGTTTGTATGCTAACAATATTACAGCATATCAAAATTTAAACGCTAACAATGAATATGCAAACGTAATCGTTGCTAATACATCTATTCTCACACCAGCATTAAATGTTTCGGTATCGTTGACAGCAAATACTGCTAATGCATACTTCAGTAATGTATTCGCAACAAACTTAACATTGAGTGGTAATCTTGCAATCAGTTACCCAATTGTTTCAACATCAAATTCATTTACATTAAACGCTAACAATACCACAGCAACACCTTTTGCACAGTTTGTTATCAATCGTGGTACAGGTTCTAATACTGCACAAATTCAATGGTATGAATCTGGTAAACAATGGCAGATTAATGATGTAACAACAAATCAGTTCTATTCAATTCTAACTTCTGAAGTTGCAAACAGTAGCCTAGTATTAAATAGTACATCTAATATTGCAACATCTCAAGCAGTCTATACTGCAAATCTATTTGCTCAAGCCGCATTTAACGTTGCAAATGCCGCATATACATCTGCAAATAACGTTGCCCCACAGATTCAACCTGCATTTAATCAAGCAAACTCTGCTTCAAATATTGCCAATTCAGCATTTGCAGAAGCTAATATTGTATACACATTAGCAAACACAATAAGCAACACTACTAACTCAGCATACGCAAGAGCAAATGCATCCGCTAATTTGTTTACTGCAAACGGTAATACAGCATCACCAAGCAACGGCGGTATATCTTTTGCAAGCCTTTACGGTGAGTCTATCAATGCCTCAGGCAATACAATTACGATTGGCACTTCACAAGATTTAAGGTCTTCTGCATCACCAACATTCAACACACTAACACTAACAGGCAACTTAGCAGTCGGACAAGGTGGTACAGGTTCTACAACAGCCGCTGGTGCTGTTCAAAATCTATTACCTGCAAACACTAATCAAATCGGTTTCTTCTTGCAGACAACAGGTCCTGGTAACTTTGGATGGATTTCTAATACTGCTAACAGTCTTGCTTATACAGTACCTACTGGTGTTGCGGCAACTAATAATAACGTTCAACTAGCATTGAATGATTTGTATTTTAACAAAGCAAACTTAGCATCACCACAGTTTACTGGAACACCTAATTCAGTAACTCAAGCAACTACAACACAGAATACTACTATTGCAACTACTGGCTTTGTAGGTGCTCTCGCAAACTCTGGTTATTATTTCTCTCACAATATTACCGGTACTGCTCAGTACGCAAACAATTTATATCAAACAACATATAGTACAGCAGGTAGTGTTCCTTATCAATCCGCTCAAGGTACAACAGCATTTACTGCCGCTGGTGCAACATCTCAAGTTCTGATTGGTGGTACTTCACCATCATGGCTGAATATGAGTTCTATGACAGTCGGTGCCGCTACTCTTGCAAATGCAACATCTAATATTGCCGGTGGTGGTGCAGGTCAGATACCATATAACACAGCATATGGTGCGACATCATTTATTGGTGCCGGTACTGCTGGTCAAGTTTTAGTTTCTGCTGGTACAGGAACACCAGTGTGGTCAAGTTCCGTACAGCAAAGTTCAGTCACAGCATCTGGCGCTGGTATATTTTCAACTTTAACATCTAACAATGCAGTAAATGCAGTTAGCATTAATGCAACAACTTCAGCAAATATTGCAAACGTCACAGCAAGTTTCATCACTAATACTGGTAACTATTATAGTGGCGGATTAATCAGCGTAGTCGGTAATATTATTGCTTACTCTGGTTCTGATAGAAAATGGAAAGAAAATATCAGAGACATTGAAGGTGCTCTTGATATTGTTGATGCTGTTGGTGGTAAATTATTTGATTGGACAGATGAATATATTGCACAGAATGGTGGTCTGAATGATTATTCAATGCAGAAATCTGATTTCGGTGTTGTTGCTCAAGACCTGAGAGAAGTTTTCCCAGTTGCAACAAGGGTAAGACCAGACGGCTCTCTTGCAGTTGACTATGAAAAATTATGTGCTGTAGCATTTGCCGCTATCAAAGATTTACGTGCAGAAGTTGAAGCATTAAAGCAATCAAAGTAATCCTCTCTTACTAAATAGAGTAAGAACAATTAGAATAAGAAAACATGGCCGCAGGATATCAAAATCTCTACCTAGAACAAGGTGCATCTTTTGCATTTACAATCACATTAGATGATGTATATGGAGAGGCCTACTCTCTTTCTGGCGCCAATGTGTATAGTAAAATGAGGTATTCTTACTATACACCTAACGTAGCGGCAACTTTTGCCACAACAATTTCGGCAAATACAGGTCAAGTTACGTTTTCTTTAGACTCAGCCAATACGGCAAACATCACACCAGGTCGTTATGTATACGATGCTGTGCTTTCTTTCTACGCTGGTAGTGGTCAAGCGAACACAGTCATTAGAATCCTTGAAGGAATTGCAGAAGTTGCTCCTGGTGTAACATCGGGGTAACATATGGCAACTAATCCACCTTCATCAGTCAAAGTAACCATTGGTCAAAACACACCAAAAGTAACTGCGGTTTCTTATGGTGGTCTTCGTTCGCTTGCAGGTTCAACAGATTTGAATCTTGCCGGTGCTCAAGACGGTGACGTTATTGTTTACTCGCAATCACAGAAATTGTTTTACGTTGAAAATATTGGCAACGCTATTACATCTATTGATAACGGATACTTTTAATGTCATCAAATACAGTTAATGTACAGATACTAAGGTCCTATGGATCTTATCAACCAACAAACTTACTTGATGGGCAGTTAGCGTATTCCTTTCAATCTAATACACTATACATCGGTACAAATAGTAATGGTATTGTTACTATTGGTGGTGTCACACCTTTAGCTCGTATTCAAACTGCCTTCAATGCGGCAAATAGTTCAGGTGATTTTGCAAACTCTGCTTTCACACGTGCTAATCTTGCCTATGCGGCCGCTAATGCCGCTGGTTCATCAACAACAATAAACTTAGCATATCAAACTGCTAACTCGGCATTTAGTCAGGCTAATCTTGCCTATGCGGCCGCTAATGCCGCCGGTTCATCTACTACAACTAACAATGCTTATGCAACTGCTAACTTAGCTTTTGCACAAGCGAATGCCGCTTTCAATGCGGCTAATAGTGGTGTAACTGCATCATATGCTTTTAATCAAGCTAACAGCGCATACAATCAAGCCAACGTAGCATTTGCGGCGGCTAATGCGGCAGGTTCTTCTACGACTGTAAATGCGGCCTTCTTAACTGCTAACTCTGCTTTTACACAATCAAATAACGCATATAACAAAGCAAACTCAGCAAACGTTCTAGCACAGTCTGCTTTTGGTGCCGCTAACGTAGGTAACACATTTGTTACTACTGGAGGTACTGTAACAGGTAACGTAACAGTTTCAAACAATCTAACTGTATCTGGTAACTTATATGTACTAGGTAACTTAACTGCTATCAATACAACACAAGAAGAAACAAACGCACCGTTAATCTTCTTAGCAAACAATAACACATCTTCTGATACAGTTGACATCGGTTTTGTTGGTAACTATAATGCAACAGGTAATGCGTTTACTGGTTTGTTTAGAAACCCAACCCTTAAAGAGTTTATATTCTTTCAGAACTATGCATCACCTATTGGCTCAAACAATCTAATTAATATTAGTGACCCTAGTTTTGCATATGCAAACGTGTACTCAAATTACTTCAAAGGTAATGTAATAAGTCACGGTGTAGATGTATTCTATTATTCTAACTCTGCTTTCTCAGTTGCAAATACGGCATCATCAAATACTGTAGCACTTCAAGGTATTGAAAATGCACAGAATACAAACATTGCGTATTCATGGACAACTGCAAATGCCGCTTTTGCAAATGCAAACTCTGCAATTCTATATCAAACGGCAATTAGTAATTCGGTAAACAGTATTGCTGTTGGTGGTGCACCTGTACAGAACGCTCAAGTATGGTCTACACTAACTGTATCACAAGTCTTTGATGCAATTCTGTTCCCAACAATCGGTCCTACATATACAATACCTACAATATCTTTAAGCGGTACTGCTTCTGGTACTGTAGAAGTCGGTTCAACAATCACTCAGACAATGACTCTGACTGGTACTAAGAACGATGCTGGTGCATTCCTTGCATTGTATATTCAACGTAATAGTGCGAACATTGCTACGATTAGTAACCCATCAGGTACAGCAACAACTAATATTGCATCTCAGTATGGCTATAGCGATCCTAACAATCAAAACTATTACTATACATTAAGTAATACAGATACTGCTATTGCAACAACTGGTACATTCACATGGGCGGGTTACGGTAACTATAATGCTGGTGTTGCTAAGTTAACAAACAAAGGACAGACAGATGCAAACGGTGCTCAACTTCGTTCAACTGTTTATCCTCAAGCCGCTGGTTCAGCGTTCGGTTCAGGTTCTTATTCAGTAACTGGTATCTATCCATACTTTTGGGGTGTATCATCAACGCAACCGACAGCCGCAAGTATTGCATCAGCAATTCAAGCAGGCACAGCAAACAAAGTACTTGCAGTTGGTTCAGGAACACTTACAATCACATTCAATGCAAGTTCTCAATACGTTTGGCTTGCAGTACAAAATAGCTATGCAACAAAGACAACATGGTATAATACTGCTCTAAATAACGGTAGTATTGGTGCAGGTCAATTTATATTGAGTCCTGTAACACAAGCAGTCACTTCACCAACATCTCTCTGGTCTGGCGTTAATTATAATATGTACATCTCTGGTTACTCAACGACAACTAGCGGCTCAATACAGTTCTCATAAAACATGTCAATTATTCTAAACGACAATCTAAGTATACAGGCACCTAAGGGAGTTGATTCTCGTTTTGGCCCATATGTAAATACAACTATTGCTTTATCGAGTGTTGGGTCTGCGGTTCGTTATCAAGGTTTAACAATTGGCATCAATTCTGCAAATGCAAGTGCGAATGGTGGTAATACTGTTATTGAGTATTGGTTTCGTGACGGTATTGCAGATGGTGATTTAACTTACAAAGTTGACCCTACTGCTAACTTAGCATATGCACAAGCTAATGCCGCCTTTAATGCGGCCAATAGTTCAGGTGGCGGTAGTTCAGCGGCCGCTTTCAATCAAGCGAATGCCGCCTTTGCACAAGCTAATGCCGCCTTTGCACAAGCAAACACAGGCTCTAGTTCTGCACCAGCTTTTAATCAAGCTAATGCCGCTTTCAGTCAAGCAAACGTAGCCTTTAATACTGCTAACTTAGCATACACACAAGCAAACTCAAGTTATACTGCACAAAATACAACAGCATCTTTTGCTAACGGTGCTTTTGTTGTTGCAAACTCGGGAGCATTATTTGCTAATAGTGCTTTTGCTACTGCAAATGCTTCCTATAATGCACAAAATATAACTGCTGGTTTCGCTAATGCCGCATATGCATATGCAAATACATTAGGAACAAATGAGGCATCTGCATTTAATACTGCTAATGCCGCTTATGCACAAGCAAATACTGCTTATGCTAATTCAAATACGTTCATAACGTTTATCACAGGCGTTGAAACAAGTCAGAACAATAATATTTCTTCCGCATTTACTCAAGCTAATAATGCGGCCATATTTGCTAATGGTGCTTTCACAGTTGCCAATGCCGCTGTAAGACGTGCCGGTGATACAATGACTGGTAACTTAGTGATTGCTGGTGCTAATTTAACAGTAGGTACTGCACTTGCCGCTTATGCAAATGGTAACGTTGTAATCTCTCAAGCAACAGGACAAATTGTCCTTGCAGGAAATACATATGCAGGACATATGTTACCTGCCGCTAATGCTGATGGTACTGGTGTAGGATATGATTTAGGTTCCCCAACAAGTCGTTGGAGAAAAATCTACGTTACTGGTACAACGATTGATATTGGTGGCGCTTTAATTCAAGCACAAGGTAATGCGATTTCACTAACCAGCGGAACAGGCGCTACGTTTGCCGTTTCTGGTACAGGTGCAAACTCTGTAGGTTCTTTTGCAAGTTTAACAGCAAATGCCGGTATTGATTCAACTAATTCTGTTAGCGGTACAATTATCGTCACTGGTGGTGTTGGTATTTCTAATAATGCTTTCATCGGTGGTAATACAACTGTAGCATATCAATTAACTGCAAATCAACACACATTCGGTATTGATGGTACAAGTCAGTACACAGCGGCCGCACCTTATGCATATTCTAATGCATCATTCTTGACTGCTAATAGTGCTTATACTGCACAGAATATTACTGCTGGTTTTGCTAATGCCGCTTTCTTAGTCGCAAACAGTTCATTTGTTGCAGAAAACATTACTGCTTCGTTTGCCAACTCTGCTTATACACAAGCAAATGCGGCCTTTAATCAAGCAAATACGGCATCTTCTTTTGCTAATGGTTCGTTTACAACTGCAAATTCTGCATCTTCTAATACAGTAACATTGCAAGGTATTGAAAATGTACAGAACACCAATATTACAGCATCGTTTGCACAAGCAAATGCATCTTACAATGCTCAAAATACAACTGCATCATTTGCAAATAGTGCCTTCGTAACAGCAAACTCTTCTTATTCTGCTCAAAACATAACTGCTGGTTTTGCAAACGCATCATATACGGCACAAAATACTACGGCAGGATTTGCCAACGGTGCATTTGTTACTGCTAATGCATCTTATGCGGCACAAAATATAACTGCTTCGTTTGCTAACAGCGCATATTCTTTTGCAAATTCAATTAATACTTATGCATATGCCGCCTTTTCTTATGCAAATACATTAAATGCAGTAAACGTAGCATCAGCATGGAACACATCTAATGCCGCTTTCATTCAAGCAAATAGTGCTTTCAATGCACAAAACATAACAGCAGGATTTGCAAATGCTTCTTACACGTTTGCTAATAGCATCAACATATATGCGTACTCTGCTTATGCGGCCGCTAATGTTGGTAATACATTCGTTTCAACTGGTGGTACAGTTGCTGGTTCTGTTGTTATCAGCACTGATTTACATGTCACTGGTAACTTGTATATTGCTGGTAATTCCACTTTTGTTAACGCAAATAATATATCAACAAACGATTCGATTATTTTAATTGGTACCAATAATACATCTAACGTTGTTGATTTGGGTATTGTCGGACACTTTACAAATAACGGATATCAAAGAACTGGTTTTGTTCGTAATCACAATACAGGCATTTGGGGACTGTTCAGCAATCTAACATCAGAACCTTCAACAACAATCAACTGGTCTGATGCCAATTTAATTTATGATAAGATTCAAACCGGTAACATTACGACTCCAGCAATATATGTTGCAGGTGTAGAACTTGGTGCTTATGCGAATACTGTTAATGCTTATTCTTATGCATCGTATGCATCTCAAAACATTACCGCATCGTTCGCTAACGGCGCTTTTGCTACTGCAAATGCATCATATGCATCTCAAAACATTACCGCATCGTTCGCTAACGGCGCTTTTGCTACTGCAAATGCTTCCTATAATGCACAGAACACTACCGCATCATTCGCTAATAGTGCCTTTGTAACAGCAAACGCATCATACAATTCGCAAAACACAACAGCATCTTTTGCTAACGGTGCATTTATAACTGCAAATGCATCATATAACTTTGCTAATAGTGTCAACACATATGCGTATGCCGCATTTGCAAAAGCAAATTCTCTCACAACTTCAGGCATTACAGTTGTTAATTTTACTGGTGACGGTGCAACTACATCATTTGCATTAGGCGTTACACCGTATTCTATCAATGCAACGTCTGTTAACTATAACGGTATTACATTACTAAGAAATAGTTATACATTGTCTGGTGCAAATATTGTCTTCTCAAGCCCACCTGCTAATACAGCATTAATTGAAGTTACAGTATCAACTCAAACTGTTTCAACTAATACTTCAATAAGTTCAGGTAATAACGGCAACGTTCAATTTGCATTGGCAAATAATATAATTGGTTCTGATGCCAACTTTGTATATCTAACATCTAATACAACACTATTAGTACCAAACGCATATTATACCGGTAACGTAAGTATTCAAGGTAACTTGTATGTTAACGGTACTGTAACAACATTCAATAATGTAACTGTTAACACGACAGAAACAATTACAACAACACTAACTCTTAGTGGTTTGAATGTCTATCCTTATATTACTTCAAGTTATGGTTTTTCTAACACAGTCAACACTTATGCATATGCATCATATTCAGCACAAAACATAACTGCTGGTTTCGCTAATGCATCTTATACTGCACAAAATACAACAGCCTCATTCGCAAATAGTGCTTTTGGTCAAGCTAACTCTGCCGCTGTATTTGCAAACGGTGCATTTACATTTGCTAACAGCGTAAATACCTATGCATATTCAGCATATGCTTTTGCAAATTCTGTTAACGTATACGCACGTGCCGCATTTGCACAAGACAATTTAGTATTCTCAGTTGCAAATTCTGCTGGTCTGTTTGCTAATGGTGCTTTTGTAACAGCAAACGCTTCTTTTATACAAGCAAATAATTCACTTGCAAACGTTGGTTCTTTAATAACTGTGAACGGTGTTTCGCAATTTGCGATAACGAATTCTCAAGTATCAACTTCAATAACTACTGGTGCATTAACAGTTGCTGGTGGTGTGGGTATTACTGGTAATACTTATGTCGGTGGTGATGTATTTGCAAATAATGGTGTCTATTCTGGCAATACATTCCAACCTGTGATAGGTTCATTCAATGACGGTATTGTTATGGACTACGTTCAAGGTACAAATGGTATCGGTAGAATTTCAGTCGGTCCAAATGATTACATAACATTCTATACTGGCGGTGTCGGTACTACTCCTGTTGCAAACGTGTACAGTAACGGTGCGTTTACAAGTACAAACGTAACAGCAAGTAACAATATTACAACTAACACGTTTACTGCTACTGGTCTTGTCACCATACAACAAACTACAGAAAATATTACGAACACTGGTAATCCTGGTTCTTCTGTGACTTATGATTTCAATGCTGGACCTACATACTATAATACCGGTATGACACAAAACTGGACAGCAAACTTTACAAATGTACCAACAACACAAAATAAATCAGTTCTAGTTACTTTGATTAACAATCAAGGTAGCACAGCATATTATCCAAGTACTATTCAAGTTAACGGAACAGGTTATACACCAAAATGGTTAGGCGGAACTTCTTACACTGGTAATGCAAGTCAATGGGATTTCCTCACATTTGCCATCATAAATATTGGTGGTACTATAACTGTTCTTGGTTCATACGCAACATATTATTAATTATGAGTAGAATATCATCGTCAAGTGGCTTTGGGTTTTCAGGTGTTGGAATGGCTACTGCCAACTTAAAACCGATTCCAGTAACTGTTAATTATGTTTTGGTTGCCGGTGGTGGGTCAGGTGGTACTTTTGGTGGCGGTGGTGCTGGTGGTGTATTGTCTGGTCAAGTTACTTTTCCTAAAAAAGGTTCGACTGTAACAGTAACTATTGGTGGTGGAGGTGTTGCCGCAAATAATGGAGGACCTTTAGTATATCCTGGTAATGCTGGAGGTTATTATGTGAGAGGTACTAGCGGTTCAGGTTCTACAATATCGAATCCTTGCACATTAGGATCTGTAAGTTCAACAGGCGGTGGTGCCGGACGTGGTGGGTGGCCAGGTATGTGTTCAAGTTTTGGTGCATTAGGTGGAGGGTCTGGTGGTGGTGGTGCATCTGGCGGTAATCCTCAAAGTGCGCCCGGAGTACCAGGTCAAGGAAATCCTGGAGGTTCTGGAACCACCCCTTCAGGTATGTTTTTCGGTAGTGGTGGTGGAGCAGGAAGTGCAGGGACTTCAGGTGTAGGGGCAAATGGTGGTTCTGGACGAGTAATAACTATTATGGGTCCTAGTTCACCTGTAACAGTTGGTGGTGGAGGTGCGGCTGGCGGTTGCCAAGGGTGCAGACCAACATTTTATCCTAGTCCGTATTTTTTTTATACTGCAGGCGGTACAGGTGGCTCTGGTGGGGGCGGTAATGGTGGTAGTGGAGGTGTGCAAGGTGCATATGCGACTGGACGTACTGCTGGTACTGTAAATACTGGGGGTGGGGGTGGTGCTGGCGGATTTACAGGTTGGAACTTTATACAACCACCAACACATTCATGTTCTCCAAATGAGGAATGGTTTCCTGGTATGAATGGTGGTTCTGGTGTCGTCTTCATTTCAGCGAATACTGCAAAGAAAGGAACTGCCGGACCACCAACCGTTTTCACAACAGGAACTGACGGCCTAGGTAACACTTGGTTTAAATTCACTTCTTCTGGTACATATCGAGTATAAAAATGTCACTAACTGTAATAGAACCCTTCAATTTAGATAATTCCGCAAGTTATATTGTTAGCAGTTTAAATGCTGGTAACACTATAAATGTGGGAACCACACTTTATCTAAATAATATAGCGGTTAGTAACACTAATAACTCTCTGACGGTTAACTCTGCGATGACAATTTCTGGTAATGTTTATGCGAATTTGGTAGGCTACGTTGACGGCGGCTCATTTTAACATAAAACAACATAAAAGGAACATCACATGTCTGGTGGAGTCTCAAATTCAAGTATTCTAATTAAACGTTCCACGGCTACTGGTCGTCCTAGTTCGCTTAAATCCGGTGAGTTAGCTTACTCATATCTCTCAAACACAATCTTTATCGGTACATCCGATGGTACTAGCACACTAAACGTTGGCGGTCAGTACTACACATCACAACTTGATTCAGCAACACCGTTAAACGTTGCGAACACAATCGTTAGACGAGATGCCGCAGGTAATTCGTATTTCGGTAACGTTGTTGTTTCTGGTTTCATTACCGGTACAATTCAAGGTACTTCTAATAACGCAACAGCACTTGCATCACCACAGAACTTTGGTATTTCTGGTGGTGATATTACTGCTTCAAACATTGCTTTTAACGGTACTTCTGCTGTAATATTAAGCGCATCACTTAATAACGTTAGCGGTTTAAGTGGTGGTACAGTCGGTTCTAATACTTCTATTCCTGTTATCACTTACGGTGCAAACGGTAGAATTTTAAACGTTTCTTCTGTAACAGTAAGTGCAAACTATCAACCCGCATTTGATTGGGCAAACTCTGCATACAATGCGGCAAATAGTTCAAGTAATACAGCATTTAGTGCTTATGCAAGAGCAAATGCCGCCTACAATCAAGCAAATAGCGCATATTCTTTAGCAACCACAGCAGAATCAGATGCTCAGACAGGTATTACAAATGCGGCACAAGCATATTCAGCCGCTTGTACAGCACAACAACTTGCACAAAGTGCCTATACTGCACAAAATACAACAGCATCTTTTGCTAATAGCGCCTTTGGTCAAGCTAACTCTGCCGCTGTATTTGCTAACGGTGCGTTTGCATCAGCAAATGCTGTCCAGTTCACAATTACTGACGGCACACACTCTAATACATTCTATAGATCCGGTACATTAACAGTTACAGGAACTACTGGTGTAACAGCAGTCGCTTCTGCAAACACATTAACATTTGGTACAGATAACACAGTATTACGTTCTAATACAACATCAGGTATCGGTGCTACACAAAATATTAATACTTCATTAAGTATAACAGGCAACTTGACAACAGGTAATATCATACCTTCGTCTGCTTACATGTCTATCGGTACATTTGCAAACCCTGTTCAAGAGTTGTATGTTTCTTCTAACTCATTGAATGTTGGTGGTATTTCTTTAAGCAATACAGGTAGTGTATTAACAATCGGTGGTGGTGTAACTGATTTAGCAGTAAGCACATCATTTGGACCATTGTCTAACATTGCATCAGTCGCAAATACTGGTTACAACTTTGTTAATACTGGCGGTACAGTTAATGGTAACGTTAACATCGTTGGTAACTTAGTAGTTCGTGGTACAACAACACAAGTCGATACTACAACAGAAACAACAACAGCAGGTACAATTGGTCTAGCCGCTAATAATACTGGTGACGTTATTGATATCGGTCTATACGGAACATATGTTAACGGTACTACAAAACTTACCGGTTTGGTTAGAGGACCAGGAACAAGTAACTACTACTTGTTTAATAATATCAATGCTACTGAACTTTCTGGTAACAACATTCCATCCGCAGACTTTACTGCCGCAAACTCAGCAACATTGTATGCTAACGTTGTTTCTTATCAAACATCATCTAGCGGCCAAGCAACATTCGGTTCTGTCGTATCAAATACTGCAATTGCTGTATCTTCTGGTGGTACTGGTGCCGCAACATTCTCTGCTGGTCAAATCTTAGTTGGTAACGGCACAGGTGCTCTACAAGTTCTTGCAAATACAGGTACTGCCGGTACATATGGTAATGCAAATACTATTGCAGTAACAACTACAGATGCTTATGGTCGTGTTTCTGGCGTAACAAATACAGCAATATCCGGTCTAACAGTAACACAAGGTGGTACTGGTGCATCGTCATTCTCTGCTGGTCAGATTGTTATCGGAAACGGTTCTGGTGCATTACAAGTTCTTGCTAACACAGGAACTGCTGGTACATACGGTAATGCTAATACGATTGCAGTTACAACAACAGATGCATACGGACGTGTTTCTGGTATAACAGCAACACCAATTGCTATCACATCTGGTCAAATTACAAATACGACAGGTAATACAGGTACTTCAGTTGTCTTATCAGCTTCACCAACATTAACTGGTACTACACAAGTTGCCACGATAGTTGCCGCAGTTGCTAATGCATCATCTGCTAATATTACAACAGCAAACGTTGGAACATTATACGCTAATACAGTCTCAGTCGGTGGTGGTTTAACATATACCGCTTCAGGATTGTTTGCTGGATTCTCTTCTAATGCTAACAACTATCAGCAAGTTGTAATTGAGAACGCAAATACAGGTACTCAAGCATCAGCAGACTTCATTGTTTCTAACGGCATTTCAACTGATGGAGCCTTCTACGGTGACTTCGGTATGAACGGTCAGAACTTCTCTGGTTCTGGTTCATTGAATACTGCTAATACTGTTTACTTGTATGCCGCTAACGTTGATTTAGCAATCGGTACTACAACATCAAATGCTATTCACTTTGTTGTTAATAACGGTACAACAGATGCCGCCACAATTGCATCTAACGGTATGTTCTCATTAGCGACTGCTCTTGGTACTGCATACGGTGGTACTGGTGCTTCATCATTTACATCTGACGGTATTATCTACGGTAACGGTGGTGGTGCTCTACAAGCAACAGTAGCCGCTGGTACTTCAGACCAAGCATACACTAACCAAGTGTTGACAGTTACTAACTCTGGTGTTCCAGTTTGGTCATCTGCTGTTGATGGAGGCACGTTCTAAATAGATTATTAATATATTAGGAGTTTGAAATGGATAATGAAAAGTATTTGAGTGGTTATGTTGACATATTAAAAAATGCATCAAGTGAATTGCAAAATAATAATTTTACTTTACAAGCGAATTTGAAGTTTTTAGAGTCTGCTCTGAGAGAGCAAGGAGAGCAGACTCAAAAATACATGATGATGGTTGCCGATTATGAAAAAGAAAAAGCTGAAAAAAGTGACGATGAAAATGAAACATTAACACAATTAAAAGCTGACAATGAGAAATTGAAAAAAGAATTATCTGAAAAGAATGATTCTTTATCTCAAAGTCAAACGAAACTGGATAATATTAAAATTGAATTGCGTGATGAAATTCAACGATTGAAAAATCAAGTTGAACATTTGAATCAAGTTAATGGTACACTAACGTCTGCACAAAATGAAAATGCTCAATTAAAAACTGAGAACAGCAGTCTTAAAGGTGAAATTGAAAATTTGAAACAGACTATTGCAACAACAATTGCCGCTAACCAAACTCCACAAAAAACGAAGTCGTTTGTTAAACAAAAGACTTTGCCGACACAATCAATAGAAGACGGTGGAAATTTCTAAGTAAATGGCAAATACAATAGTAAAAATTAAAAAATCAGGTGTAACTGGTAACGTACCAGGTTCACTAGCATTGGGTGAGTTAGCAATTAACTATACCGATGGATTATTGTATTTTGCTAATGCTACAGGTGTCAGAGCATTTTCGGCTAACGACTCAATTCTCGCAAACGCCGCCTTTGCACAAGCTAATGCCGCTTTCAATGCGGCTAATAGCAGTTCAGGTACAGCGGCCGCTTATAATCAAGCCAATGCCGCTTTTGCTCAAGCAAATAATATTTCTAGTTATGCTAATGCACAGATAGCAATTACACAAGGTGTTGATACAACTCAGAATACAAACATTAGTTCTGCTCAGTTGTTCGCTAACGGTGCATTTACTGCCGCTAATGCGGTTAATACTTACGCATATGCCGCTTATGCATCTCAAAATATTACCGCTGGTTTTGCGAATGCCGCCTATACTTTAGCAAACACAGTAAATGTATACTCATATAGTGCATACGGTTTTGCAAATACAATTAACGTTTATGCTTATAGTGCTTATAGCGCACAGAACATAACAGCAAGTTTTGCGAATGCCGCTTTCGCTCAAGCTAATGCGGCCTTTAATCAAGCCAATACAGGTTCAAGTTCTGCACCCGCTTTTAATCAAGCGAATGCCGCATTTATACAAGCAAACAATGCATATAATAAAGCAAATAGTGCTTTAGCAAATACTGGTGGTACTTTAACTGGTTCTCTAGGTATTACAGGTTCGTCATCAAACATTGTTGTTTCTCAGAGTGCGACAGCAAGTGATGTAACAAACACATTCAATCATTTATATACTTTAGGTTTATTCTCTGGTAATACCGACCAGTCAATACAAGTTGGTGCACAGAACTTCGCCAACACAGCAAATTCATCTACCGATTTTGCGTTGTACAATAATATTGGTACCGATACTAATAACTATATTGATTTAGGTATCACAAGTAAAGCATATAATACAACACTAAACGGTTTCACAGCATCACAACCAGGTGACGGATATCTATATTCTAACGGTGTTAACTTATTACTAGGTACATATACACCTGGTACTAATATGAAAGTGTTTATTGGTGGCTATACATCAGCAAACGTTTCTACAACATTTAATGCACCGAACACAGCATCAAGTTCAAATACTACAGGCACTCTGCTCGTTCAAGGTGGTGTAGGTGTAACTGGTAATGTATACTCAGATAAGATTTATACAAACGGACTATATTATGCCGCTAACGGTAACCCAATATCAACTGGTGGAGGTGGTGGCACAAGTTTAGTCTATACAGCCGCTACGACACCACCAGCATCAGGAAATAACAAAGGTGACCAGTGGTACAATACTGCAACTAATGTATTGTATGAATGGGCAACTGACGGTACAAGTTACTTCTGGTTAGACACAATATCACCAGTATATTCAAATACTGCAAACGTAAACATAATTACATCTGGTAATGTTAATACTAATGTGGTCTTTGCGAACTCGGTATATATAGGAACTCAAAATGCAAATTCATATATACAATCATACATTCAACAAAACACGATACATCCACTAATGTTTGTGGGTCTATAGGGGATATCAATGGCAGTTAATTATAAAATTTTAGGACAATCTAATCCGGCCGCTAATACTACCACAACAGTATACACGGTTCCTGCGGCCACTCAAACTGTCGTTTCAACTATTCAAGTTTGCAATCTCTCACCAAACACATCAAGTTTTTCTATAGCGGCACAAAAAGCAGGTGCATCATTAGCAAACTCAATGTATCTTGCATATCAAACACCAATACCTGGTAACGATTCAATCAATTACACATTAGGTGTAACTCTTGGTAATACAGATGTAGTATCTGTTTCAGCAAACACAGGGAACATAACATTCTCTTTATTCGGATCTGAACTTTCATAATGGGAATTAGAAGAGCATCAATTGGTACGACAGCCGAAAGAACGGTTAGAAATCAGAGCATATTGCTACCGACTGGTGGTGCTGTTTCTACTGGTATAACAACTGTTGTTTATACTGACAGCAATTATAATACGCTAACTGCTAATGCGGCCGCTACAACATACGGTACGTTTAGAATTTTAGGTACCGGTTTTTCACCAGGTGCAAATGTTTTGGTAGCTAACACAAGTTCAGGAACCATTGCAAACGTCACATCAAATACAACATATATAGGTGCAACTGAAATTCGTGCAAACGTAAGTGTGACTGCTGGTAACTACGCATTGTACGTTTTTAATCCTAACGGTTCAGCGGCAATCTATTATTCTGGTGTAACATTTCAACCATATCCTGTGTGGACAGCAACGAGTTATGCATCTGCCACTACAGTTTCTGTTCAACTTTTAACATCTTCTACTGCTGTCGAACAGCCTATTACATATTCTTTAGTATCAGGTACGTTACCTACAGGTACAACATTGGCGGCTAACGGTTTAATTAGTGGTACTGCTACAGGTATTCCTAATGCTGGTCAAACATTCACATTTACAGTTGCCGCAACAGACATCTATAATGAAACGACACAGGCATCAATCAGTTTAACAATTACGGTAGCTGATGCATATTTTGATTACACTACATTGTTGTTGAATGGTGAGACTAATTCGAACACTTATATACAAGATGCCGGTGCAAATAATTTTACGCTAACCCCATATGGTTCTTCAACATCAAATAGATTCAGCCCTATGTGGGGCGATGGTTATTATGGTAATTCTTTTGATGGTAGTTCTGGGTTTTTAATAACAGCGGCCAATTCTATTCTTGCACCTTCAGCAGATTTTACAGCAGAGGCTTGGGCATACACTACAATTAATAATAACTTTCAAGGTATAATGAGTACAAGAGATTCCGGTTCAACAACAGGTTGGGGAATCACAATAAATTCATCAGGATACTTAGAATTTGTTTGTACTGGTGCAACAGCATATACAGGTACATTAGCACCTTTAAACAGATGGTTTCATGTTGCAATGTCAAAAGTCGGAAGTACTGTATACTGTTATTTGAATGGTGTTCAAGTTGGAACTTTACCAAGTTCGCCGGCAATTAGCTACAATAGTCTTGGGTTAAGTCTTGGTAGATACTATAGTAACGGTAGTAATCAATATTGGTTAAATGGTTATATTAGTAATGCACGTTATATAAATGGAACCGGCATATACACAGGAAGTAGTTTTACAGTTCCTACAACACCATTGACAGCGATTGCAAATACTGCTGTCCTAACTTGTCAATCAAATAGATTTATTGATAATGGTCCTAACGGATTGGCAATAACACCGTCAGGTACAGTTAAAGTAGTACCTAATCAACCATTTGGTTCAATACCAACAACATCAACAGCAAATACAAACAATACTGGTTACTATAGTGCTCAGTTTGATGGTAGTACGGGGTATTTAAATCTAGGGGGTCAATCGACATTTGCATTTGGCTCTAATAGTTTTACTATTGAGGCTTGGATATACCCATTAACCGCTAGTCAAACATCTGTTATAACTGATTTTAGACCCTCAGGAGGTAGCGGAGTATATCAATTATTTTATTTAAATTCAGGTGCTTTAACTTATTGGGTAAACGGCACAGGTGTTATTGTAGGAAGCTCGCCAGTTGCTGGCGTATGGAGCCACGTTGCAGTAGTAAGGAACGGTACAAGTACAATTATGTATTTAAATGGTGTTCAAACAGGTTCTACGTATTCAGATTCTAATAGTTATCTTAATGGCGCCAACGCTCCAGTAATTGGAGGTTTAGGCTATACGAGAGGCCAAAACATTTTTAACGGCTATATTTCTAACTTTCGTATTGTTAATGGTACCGCAGTATATACTTCAAACTTCACCCCACCGACCACACCACTAACAGCAGTTACAAATACTTCTCTATTAACATTACAAAATTCTGTTATTGTTGATAACTCTGCAAATGCATTTACTTTGACACCGACTGGTTCAGTTATAGTATCTAAGAATCAACCATTTGCTTCACCGACAGTTACAAGTAATACTATAACACCAAGTGTTTATGGTAGCGTATTGCTTGATGGATCAACAGGATACATGCAAGTACAAGAATCATCTAATCCTGCATTTGCACTTTCAGGTGATTTTACAATTGAATTGTGGTATTATCCAACAGGTACATCAGGTGGTTACATATACGCACAAACTGTAAGTGGTACAAATTGGTGTATTATTGGTGCAAGTACTACAACATTAACTGCCGCACAATTTACCGCAACAACGAGTGGTGCTGGCACCGCACAGAATAGTGCGGCAGTTGGAAATCCATATTCATGGAATCACTTAGCAGTTTGTAGAAAAAGTGGACAAGTAACTGTCTACTTAAATGGTGTTGGTGGTACATCAGTTACAAATACAACATCAATACCATCAACATACTTACCAACCATTAGCGGTTATTCACATTCACAAACAGGTTTATTTGCTGGTTATATTTCAAACATTAGGGTAATTAACGGTACCGCAGTTTATACGAATAACTTTATACCCCCAACTAGCCCACTAACAGCAGTTGCAAATACATCAGTATTATCATTGCAATATAAAAATTCAGCAAATAACAATGTGTATTATGATGACAGCCCAAATAATTTAGTAATTTCTAGAACAGGCATTCCAACACAAGGTACATTTAGCCCATTTAGTCCAACAGGATGGAGTAATTACTTAGGTGGTTCTGGTTACTATATTGTTTCAAATTCAACCCCAATATCAACAACAACTTCAACATTCACTATTGAAGGTTGGATAAACATGTCGGCAACGCCAGGAGGTTCTGCAAATCCTGCTTTGATTGGTGACATGAACCCAACTGCGGGAACTTGTAATTGGAGTTTTGGACCTAATAACTCAAACGTTTTAGAATTATATGTTGTTGGTGGAACATCTTATACTATTACCGGAAACACAGTAATGTCTTTAGGTACTTGGTATCATGTTGCTGTTTCGGTAAACTCAAATTCAGTTTCAATGTATGTAAATGGTGTACAGCAAACATTAACTGGCGGCTCGACAATTGTAAATAGAAGCGGTTCTATAGGTTATTTGACTATGGGACAATGGAATAGCGGTTCATTTAATTACGCCGGATATGTTAGTAATTTAAGAATATCGAATGTCGCATTATATTCTTCTTCATTCACACCAAGCACAGCACCATTAACTGCAATATCTAGTACAGTATTTTTGACTGCCCAGAATAATGGTTTTGTTGATAACTCGACAAACGGGTATAGATTAACTGCAACACAAGCCTCTGTTCAAGCAGTTTCACCTTTTGCACCAGGCGTCATATACAATCCAGCAGTACATGGGGCAAGTTCATATCACTATAGCGGAAATTATATTTATGGTAGTAATCAGATATTCAACGTAAGTAGTCCATCAATGCAATGGCAATTTGAGTGTTGGGTTTATCCAGTAAATCAATCATTCTTCTTTTGTATTGGTAACGGTGGTGCGTATGGAAATTCATTCAATTGCGGATTTCAAGGTAATCAATTTACTTTTACTCAGGGTAATGGCAGTAATGGAACAGTAGCAACTCTTAATTCAACAACAAATACTTATAATTATAATCAATGGTATCATTTTGCGATAACTAAAAACGCATCAGGTGTTATTACAATGTGGGTTAATGGTACTTCTCAAGGTACTGTAACTAATACATCAGGAACTGCCGCTTCAGGCACAACATTTATTATTTGTGGATTATATGATAATGGTGGATTAGGTTATAGTGGTTTCAGCGGTGGTTCATTTGTTAGTTATTTTAGTATTGCTAACCCGAGATTTATTGCCGGTGCTCCAATTTATACATCTGCATTTACACCACCTACTGCACCTGTAACTGCTGTTGCGAATACAGCATTGCTATTGAATTTTACTAACACAGGTATTCAAGATGCTACAGGTAAAAATAATATTATAACTTATGGTTCTGCAAAGACTCAAGCAAACACAACTAAGTTTGGAACTGGTGCATTGTATTTTGATGGTTCAACTGGATATTGTTCATTCCCTAATGCATTTCCAACCAGCCCTTATTTAAATCTTGGTTCAAATAATTTTACAATTGAGTTTTGGTTATATCCTATAACTTTTTCAAATGGTAGTGCATTTTTAACTAAAGGATGGACCGGAAGTTATGGTTCATTTTTGTTTTATTATTACAACAATACAACACCTCAAATTTATTTTTACGCAGGCTCAAATAATTCTGCATGGGATATTGTAAATGGTGTTTCGATAAATTCAAATTTAAGTTCAAATACTTGGACACATATTGCAGTAACTCGTTCAGGTAGTAACTTTTATTTGTTCTCAAATGGTGTTTTAACCAATACTGTAACGTCATCGGCTTCAATATATAACAGTACTGCACCGGTAACAGTCGGTGGTGATAACTCTGGAGGTCATTTATCTAATTGTTATATTGACGATTTAAGAATCACAAATGGTGTTGCACGATATACATCAACCTTTACCCCAACATCATTAGCTTTTTTAACACAATAAATAGAACATAAAAGGAGAAAATTGAGATGAGTCATTTTGCACAGATAGATGCTAACAACATTGTTACCAGAGTTCTTGTCATTGAACAAGACATGGTAAACACTGGTCTATTTGGAGAGCCTAATACCTTCATTCAGACCTCATACAATACAAGAAACGGTATTCATTATGATCCTGTTACAGGTCAAGAAGACAGCGGTACTGCATTGAGATATAGATATGCTGGTATCGGTATGGTTTATGACAGAGCAAATGACGTTTTCGCATTACCAAAACCAGAAGGTATGAACAGTTGGGTTTACTCAAGCAACACATGGGCTTGGAAACCTCCTGTTGACATGCCTACAGATGCAGTACCACCAAATTATTACAGATGGGAAGAGTCTAACACTTCTTGGATTCTAATAACAGTAACACAATAACATGGCATTTCCAACCTCACCCACTAACGGTCAAACAGCAGTAGTAAATGGTATTTCATATACCTATAACTCTACGACTAATTCGTGGGGAAGAGTTGCTCAAAGTGTCCGAATCACATACACAGCGAGTCCTACACCACCTACAAATCCACTTCAAGGTGACCAGTGGTACAATAATACGACTGATGTGCTTTACGAATACACAAACGATACCGTTTCATCTTATTGGTTAGACATACAGACACCAGCATTTGTTGGTTCAAACGCAACAACAGTTACAGGAGTATCGACAGGTAAATCACTTGCTATGTCGGTATTATTCGGAGCACAATAATGACAACCCCTAATCTAGTTCAAATCAATTATCTAAACGGCAATACAGCAGTACAAAACGTTACGACAACTGCAACTGCTATTATTTCAAATGCAAATAATTCAAATCAATTGTTTAGAATTGACAGTTTAGTTGTTGCAAATTATTCTACGAACGTTCAATATATTACCGCAGACATATACAGAAACAATGTACCTTATATTATTGTTTCAAATATTTCAATGCCGGCAAATACAACCTTCGGTGTCTTTGATAGAATCTTCTATGCAAATGAAGGTGATGCAATTCGTCTAACAGCAAGTAACAACGGCACACTTCAAGCAGTTGCAACATACGAGGTAATGGGTTAATGTTTAATGGTGGATTTAAAGGTGTAAGAGCGGCTGATGGCGCCGGCTTTGTCTCGGCTAGAGATGTTGCCGTTCAGCAGAGTAGTCCACAACCTAAAATAACTTCTTGGGCATACACTAATGGTGCTTATGTGCCTTATCCCGATACTGCTATTGCTGGTGGTGAAACTATAGTTATTTACGGTTCAGGCTTTCAAAGTAACGCTAACGTAGTTATTGGTGGCACAACAATAACAAGCACAAGACTAGATCCAAATAGAATTACATTTACTGCACCATCTTTGAGTGCTGGTTCTTATCCTCTTTATGTTGCGAATCCTGGTGGTGGTACAGCAGTTTATTTACCTGGAGTAGTATACAATAGTTATCCAGTTTTTAATTCAACGTCATATGCAAATACATTTGTATCAGCAACAACGTCTGTAGGTTTTAGTTTGAATGTCACTGGTTCTCCAAGTTTAACATTTAGTTTACAAAGCGGTTCGAGTTTACCAACAGGATTGACTTTAGCGGCTAACGGATACATTTCAGGTAGTACGACAGTATCAAATACAACAGTATACAATTTTACTGTTATTGCAACAGATTCATATGCACAAGCAACTCAGGCATCTATAACATATACAATTACATATGTTATTTCTGATACATATTTTAATTCTACAACATTGTTATTAAACGGTGAGACTAATACAAATACATATATTCAAGATATAAGTACAAACAATTTTGCGTTGACACCCATCGGTGCGGCAACACCAAATAGATTTAGCCCTCTATGGGGAAATGGATATTATGGTGTTGATTTTTTTTATGGTGGCTTTCAAACACCTGCAAGTAGTTTAACAAATATTACTGGAAGTTTTACTTCAACCTCAACGTTTACAATTGAGACGTTTGTTAAAATGAACGCATTGCCGGCTTCAACGGGCGTTAATCTTGTTGGTGATATGCAAGTTACATCAACATTAAATTATTGGTCATTTCAGATTAATACTTCAGGACAGTTACAACTATATTGGTACAACGGTTCAGTACAAACAGCAGTTGGTAATACTGTAATGGTGCCTGGTTCTTGGTATCATGTAGCAGTTTCAATTTCATCCGGTGCTATTAAATTATTTGTGAATGGTGTTTTACAAACTATAACAGGAACAACTACGACATCAACACCAACAGGTTCAACTTCATATATTTCTGTTGGTGAATATAATTCTTATGGTTTTAATGGTACTTTAAGTAATCTTAGAATTTCAAGTACGGCATTATATTCAACAACATTTACCGCACCAACATCACCATTAACATCACAAGCAAATACTACTTTCTTGTCATGCCTATCAAATCAATTTTCAGACATTGGTCCAAATAGTTATGCATTAACATTAAGTTCAACACCAAAAGTGGTTGCAAGTCAACCATTTGCGACATTACCAACAACATCAACAGCAAATACAAACGGTCAAGGATATTATAGCGGTGCAATTCTTGGTGGTAGCAATTTACTAACTTATCCAACTTCATTAAATTTAGGTACTGCACCATTTACAATTGAATTTTGGTTCTATATTTCGAATCTTGGTAATAGCGGCATTTATTTTTTGTATGATTATATCAATAACAGTTCAAGATGGACAGTACAATGGAACGGACCCGGATGGGCAATTGGGCATTATGATGGAGGTAGTTGGATATATACTGCAACTTCAACAAGTTCAGTAACACTAGGACAATGGACGCATTTAGCAATTACTAGAGATTCTAGTAGTACAATGAGAGTGTATGTGAATGGTGTTTTAGGTGCTACGACTGCAAACTTTACAAGAAACTTTACAAATTCTGGTAGTTCAAAAACAATTCTAAATGACCCTACTGGTGATGGTACAGCAACTGGTTTCATGTCAAATCTACGTATCGTTAACGGTACTGCCTTGTATACCGGAAGCAGTTTTACACCAAGCACGACACCATTAACTGCTGTTGCCGGTACTACAATGTTGACATTACAAAATTCAACATTCATTGACAACTCAGCAAACAATAATGTATTTACTCCAACAGGTTTGCCTTATGTGTCTCAGAATCAACCGTTTGCATCACCAACAGTTACAAGTAATACTATAACACCTAACATATACGGTTCTGGATATTTGGATGGTAGTACTGGATATCTAACAACACCAGCGGGAAGTTATGCTGATTTTGGTAGTAACGCATTTACTGTTGAGTGCTGGATATATACAACAGTAACTTCAACGCAACAAGTTATAGCGTTTCATGGTTGGTCTGGATCAGGAGGGTATAACAATGGTTGGAATTTGCAAATTAATACTAGCAACCAAATAGCTTTTTATGCTAACGGCACATTAGTAGCGTTTACTGATTTAGTAATATCACCAAATAACTGGACGCATATTGCAGTAGTTGGTTCAGGTGGAGTACTGTCAGCTTATAAAAATGGAATAAAAAGCACAGTTACAAACACTTACACTTCTATTGTAGCTAGAGCAACTGCGACTACTGTATTAGGCGGATGGAATAATACAAATGAAAATATTGCTGAAAGATATTGGTATGCAGGATACATTAGTAATTTTAGAATAGTCAATGGTACTGCACTATATACGAATACTTTTTTACCACCAAATCAACCAGTAACACCAATTTCTAATACGCAATTATTATCATTGCAATATAAAAATTCAGCAAATAATAATGTGTTCTACGATGATTCTGTTAATAATTGGCCTTTAACTAGAACCGGTGCCGCAACACAAGGAACATTTACACCATTCACTCAAACAGGATGGAGTAATTATTTCGACCAAGGTATCGGTGGATTTATATCAACACCAGGTAACCCCACACAATTACAATTAGGTTCAAATAACTTTACAGTAGAATGTTGGTTCTTTATGACGGCCGCACCGACTTGGTCCGTTGCAACTATTTTTAGTGTTGAAGCAAATGGTTTAGATGGAGTATTCATTGGTATAAATGGTACAAATACTCCTACTATGCAACCTGTGATGTATTTGTCAACTACCGGCGGTTCTTATACAGGTAATGCAAATCCTGGATTATTTTCAACAACATTGTCGTTGAATAAATGGACACACATTGCTTATGTACGTAACGGTAATGTATTTTCTTGTTACATAAACGGTGTACAAGACCCAACAACATTTATATTACCAGGTGCTTTATCATACAATTCTAGTTGCAATGCAACTGTCGGTGCAAGAGCGGCTAATGCTGGTAACTATTTCCCTGGTATTTTAAGTAATGTTAGAGTAATTAATGGTACGGCACTTTATACCAGTAATTTTACACCATCAACAACACCATTAACAGCAGTTGCAAATACTGCATTATTAACTTGTCAAAGTAATAGATTTATAGATAATTCAAACAATACTTTTACTCTAACTCAACCTAATGGTGGTGTGCAAGTTGAACCGTTTTCACCATTTCCACCAGGCGTAACGTACTCAACCGCAAACAATGGGGCGTCATTGTATTTTAGTAGTTCAAGTGACTCTGTTGTACAAGGTTCAACTACTGCTTGGGTATTTGCTGGTGATTTTACAATTGAAGGATGGTTCTTTTTCATGCCTTCAGGTGCAGGAACTTCTAGAGCGTTTGTTAATACCTCAGGCGGTAACATGTATTTGAATACCGATAATACATTACACTATGTGTTTCAAGGCGTTACAGATTTTGGTAGTTCTCAAACAGTAAATGCAGGACAATGGGTTCACCTAGTTGTATGTCGAAACGGAGGAACTTATAGATTCTTCGTAAACGGTAACATGACTACAGGTACAGGCAGTACAGCATCTATAGGTGCAACAGGAGGAATAAACGTAGGAACAGCGAGTGCGTTTTATGCTTACGGTGTTAAAATTTCAAATGGTGTTTCATTATATAATTCTTCTTTTACGATTCCAAACTCATTGACTACAGTTGCATCAAACAATTCTTTGGCACTATTAGGTACAAATTCAGGTATTCAAGATGTTACTGGTAAAAATGATATTATAACATATGGTTCTCTGAAAACACAAGCCAACACAGTTAAGTTTGGTAATAATTCAATGTATTTTGATGGTAGTACAGGTTATGCTTTAATACCAAACTCAGCATTTATGTTGGTCGGTTCTAGCAATTTTACAATCGAATATTGGTTATACCCAACAACATCAACGACTCAAAGTCCATTCATGTTAAATGGAAATGGATCTGGCTATGGTATACGAGCAGATATAGTTGGCACTTCAAATTACGTACAATTATTAGTTTCGACAAGTGGTAGTTCATGGGCTATCAATTCGACAAGTAGTACAGCAGTATCACTTAACAGTTGGTCGCATATAGCGATAGTGAGAAACGGAACTGCTATGACGGTTTATCTCAATGGAAATAGCATTATTAGTACCACGATATCCGGTTCTATTGTATTAGGAACTATTAATTATGTTGGTGCATCATATTATAGTAGTGCGCCAGTTTACTTTTTTAACGGTTATATGGATGATTTTAGAATTACGAATGGTATTGCTAGATATACCGGTAACTTTACTCCACCAGCCTTTCAATTTTTAGGTCAATAAATAGAAGATAACTCAACTAAGATATCATGTCATTTCCAGTCGCAACATCAAACGGTCAAACAGCATTAGTTAACGGCATTACGTATGTCTGGAACTCTTCTATTGGCACTTGGACTCGCCAACAGGCTTACCTTGGTCAAATAATTGTTTCTAATACTGCGCCGTCAATTAACGTTGTCGGTACTCAATGGTATTCTCAGACTGACGATGTTATCTATGAGTGGACTACAAGCAACGGAAGTAACTTCTTCTGGTTAGATATCTCATCTTCTGCGGTAGTTTCAAACGTTGCGTTGACACCATTTCTAACAAGTACTATTGCAAATAGCGCAAACACATTTGCCAATACAGCAAACGCATTAGTTCTTGCTCAAGAAACGCTTTCAACGGCAAACGTTTCAAATTACGCAAATAATGTTGTCGCAAATTTAGCAAACGGTATATATGCATCGGCAACATTAAATGTTAATTCTGTTAATGCAAATACATTGAGTATCGGAACTCAAAATGCTAATACATACATATTATCATACATGCAACAAAATTCTTTCAACCCATTCTTCTTAGCGGGAATGTAGAGGTACATTATGCCAATAAAATACAGAACATTAGCCCAATCAAATCCTGCCGCAAATACACCTACTGTAATCTATACAGTACCGGCAAATACACAGACTGTCGTTTCAACATTTCAAGTCTGTAATCAAAACGTAAATGCGGCATCTTTCTTTATTTCAACGCAAGTTGCTGGTGCATCATTAGCAAACTCTCAGTATGTTGCTTTCAACACAACAGTACCAGGATACGACTCAATTTCATTTACTATTGGTATGGCTTTAGGTAATACAGATACCGTAACAGTTCAAGCCAATACACCTAACGTTTCATTTGTAATGTTTGGATCGGAAATAACCTAATGGCAGTTAAAAGAGATTCTCAAAACTCTGTTAAGAATAGAACAATCTCTGCTATCAATAGTGGTGGTGGAGGTGGTTCTACCACATCAACTACATATCAAATTCGTTACTTAGCAGTAGCTGGTGGAGGTGGAGGTGGTTACGCACCAGGATCACCAAAAACTACAGTTGGTGGAGGAGGTGGTGGTGGCGGATTTTTACAAAGTCAAGCACTTTTAACTGTTGGTGTGCCTTATACTATAACAGTTGGTTCCGGCGGTAATAGAACACCATCAGCATGTGGTGCACACGTAGGAGGTACTGGTTCAAACTCAACTATTTGTGGATCGGGATTTTCAGTAACTGCATATGGCGGTGGAGGTGGGGGTGCCGGTCCTGCAGTTGCTGGTACACCAGGTGGTTCTGGAGGTGGTGGAAATAGTTTAGGTGGTACAGGCGTATCGGGTCAAGGAAATCCTGGTGTTGCATGTTTTTTTCTAGCACCAACAAATCCTGGTTGTAATTATGGAAATGGTGGAGGAGGTGGCGCAGGTTCACCAGGTTTTAAATTTCCTGCAACAGGTTTTACATCACCGACTGTTTATGGTGGTGGTCAAGGTGGCTACGGTGCAATAAGCGATATTTCAGGAACTGTACAATATTACAGTTGTGGTGGTGGTGGTGCATCTGTAAATAATGGCGTTACAGCAACTGGTGGATATGGCTTATCTACATATGGAACTGGCGGCCCTGGAAGAAGTACACCAGTAACAGGTTCAGTAGCTGGTTCACCAGGTATTGTAATTATTTCATATGTAAGTCCGACACAAAAAGGTACAGGCGGTACGGTAACTTCTTATAGTCCGCCAACATCACCTTCAACAGTCATACAGGTTCACACATTCTCGTCAACTGGAACGTTTACGTATACAGGATAATAAATGGCATTTCCAACAAACCCAACAAACGGTCAACAAGCATCACTCAATGGTGTACTGTATACCTACAACTCAAACTTTAATGCTTGGAAGAAGACACAAAACGTTGCGAATATTTACACCTCAACGCAACTGACAAACTTCACAAACATATTTGATTTTGATGACGTTTCATATCTAACTGACGGTTTCACAAATACATTTCCTTTGAGATGGAATGGTTCACCTGTGACTTGTAACTCACCTTTTACTATTTCAGTAACTGTTAATGGTATATTACAGCCTGCTTTCGACTACAAATACGACACAGTATGGTTAGCAAATATACTTACAGGTTCAAAAGGTTACACAATTGACCTTTCAGGTAACCCAACAACTAACGGATACCTTAAGTTTGCCGATTCAGTACCGGCAGATTCACAGATTTTAGTGAGAACGGTTCTAGGTTCACCTCAAACCTCAATAAAGACGTACCCATTCAAGCCGCTTGACGTAGTAATGGGTTTTTAAGATAGATAAATATATGATTGTTACCAAACATCCGAATAACTGGAGAAACTAATAATGGCAAGAAAAGTCATCCTTGATACGTACTACACGTTCATACCATCATCTAGAACGATTATTATACCGCACGTTGTACCTAAAGAACGTCTAGTTTTAATTACTGACTTGACAACAAATCAGGTTATTTTTAACTTCTCAGACCCTAACTTAACTACAACTGCATACACTATCGGTCTTGATACGACTGGTAATTATCCTAATGCGACCGTTACGACTGTTTCTTTAGCGTATAATACGACAGCACTATCTGCTACAGATAAGTTAAGTATTGTAGTTGACGAATACAATGAGTCATTTCAGCCTTCTGAGACTCTATTAGATCCAGTTAACAAACTAAGAGTTTCAACACCACAGTCTTTGATTGATACCGACTTTGAGTATTCAACACAAGCGACTAAGTGGGAATCTCTTTCTCGTACCAATATGAGACCGTTTTCATATTATATTACTTCAACAGGTAACCTAAACTTAATCGACTTACAAGCAGTTAACGGCTCAAGAAGTTTCACAGCAAATACAACAGGTTCAACACCACCAGCAGTTGGAACACCAATCACAATTTTAGATTCATTGTACGCTGGTGCTGACGGTAACTATGTTGTAGATTCAAACAACAACCTGACAAACACAAACGCTTCAGGTGCCGCTAACACATTCTCATATACTGGTAAATTCTATTATACTGGTACAACAGGTACGATTTATAATCAAAACGTAACAATTGGTTATCAAGGTTATGCATTTACAAACTCTGCAATCACAATTGCAGGTATGACAACTTCTGGTCAAAACGTATTTGTAACTACAGCAAATGCTCACGGCTTTATGCCTGGTAATGAAATTGCAGTTACTGGTGTGACAGGAACAAACCCACCAAACGGTTCATGGGTTGTTTCAACAATTATTAACCCATACAACTTCGTATATCAATGTAACGCATCTTCAATACCTTCTGGTACAATGACAGTATCAGGTGCATCTTTATATGCAAGACCAGTCGGTACTCTAGTACATCGTTCATTTGACGGTGGTATTCGTTTCTCTACAAACTCTGGTTCACACAATCAGCAGTTTATTCGTCAGACACGTAAGTATTTCCGTTATCAATCTGGTAAGGGTATTCAGTTGTCAACTGGTACAACATTGCAACCACAGTTTAACTTAGACGGTATCACATCAAGCGGTACAACAGTTACAGTTACAACAAAAGACCCACACAATATTTCTGCTTCAATCGGTATTCAAATCGCTGGTTGTAACGAAGCGGCATATAACGGTAACTTTGCAATCACAAACGTATTGAACCCATATCAGTTCACATATACAGCAAACTCTGTACCAGCAAATTCACCTGCATCTGGTAACTATGTTTGTTCTGCAACAACATGGTATGGTTCTTCAAATCGTATCGGTATCTTCGATGACCAAAACGGCATGTTCTTTGAATATGACGGTTCTCAATTATATGCAGTAAGACGAAATGCGGTTTATCAGATTTCCGGTAACACTTGGATTAATGCTGGTTCAAATACATTAAACGGTAACAATACAATCTTTACTAAGCAGTTACAACCTAATGATTTTATTGTAATCAAAGGTATGCCACACCGTGTACACAACATTCTTACAGACTCTGTATTGACAGTTGTACCAACACTACGTGGTACTCAGAACGTCAACTCTGCTGTTATTAGTAAAGTTCAAGACGTTAAAACACCAGTTTCACAGTTTAACATTGATAGATTAGATGGAACAGGTCCTTCAGGTTATAAGATTGACTTGACAAAAGACCAAATGTTCTACATCGACTATTCATGGTACGGTGCTGGTTTTCAACGTTGGGGTGTTCGTGGACCTGATGGTAACGTAATATATGCACATAAAGTAATTAATAATAACGTTAACTATCTTGCTTACATGCGTTCAGGTAACTTACCTGGTCGTTATGAAACTAATTCTTTCTCTAAGACTTCTGTTCTAACAGCAAACGTTGCACCAACAGATACAACAATTACGATATCTAATGCAACTGGATGGCCAAATACCGGAGTAGCAGTAATTAGAAATACCTCTAATACTGAATACTTTGCGTATACAGGTATCACAGCACTTTCAAACGGTGCCGCACAGTTAACAGGCGCTCAACGTGGTGCCGCTTATCAAACGGGTAACACTGGTAATACATTGTATGTAACAACAGTTGCTGGTAATAATATTGTAACTATACCTGCAAGTAACACAACATATGGTTTGTCAAACGGTATGTACGTGTTTGGTCCTAACATTGCACCACAAACGTTTATTCAGAACATTGTTGCAAACACATATATTGTGTTGAATCAAGCACCAACTGCTTCTGGTAACTCGGCAGTTATTATTCCACCATTAGCAAACATTGCACAAACAGTTGTTGTATTGTCTGCAACTGGTGCTAACTCATTAACATACACTGGTAACAATCAAGGTGCTGTAGTTCCAACTGCTGTTGAGTTACATGCGCCATTATACGGACCTGAGATTAACCATTGGGGTACTTCAGCAATTATGGATGGCGGTTTCACACCAGATAAATCGTTCATTTTCTCAAAAGGTATGCAAACACCTTTAACAATTTATCCAGCCGGTGGTGCCGCTAACACAATGGCTCTTTGGAGTTTCCGTGTTGCGCCTTCTGCATCAAACGGTATACCAGCTTCTGCTCTTGGTGTTCGTGAGATTGTTAATCGTATGCAACAATTACCATTTGAACTTGATGCCTATTCTAACGGTGCTTGTTTGATGACTCTTGTATTGAACGGTAGCGTTTCAAATACAACAGCACAATGGCAAAACGTTGGTGGTTCTAGTTTGTCTCAATATGTTTTCCATGCACAGAATACAACAGTATCTGGTGGTGAAACAGTTTTCGGATTCTTCTTGAATAACAACTTAGGAACATTCGGTTCAACTCAAAACGATTTGACACAATTGCTTTCACTTGGTACAAGTATTCAATCTGGTGGTGTTGCAAATACTGGTGTCGGTATCTATCCTGACGGACCTGACGTATTGACACTTGTTGCTACGAACGTATCATCAACGAACCTTGCAAGTATCTTAGCTCGTTATTCATGGACTGAAGCTCAAGCGTAATGCAAACAGCCGCACAACTTCCAGTATTACCGGTAGTATCTGAGAATACTACCTTTTACATGTCTGTTCAACCATCAACGCAAGTTGGTGGTAAAACAAGTTATGAGTTTGCGGCTACTTCATTAACATTTAATCCTTCAACAAATGTAGTAACGATGAATGTGCTTTCGACTTTAACACTCAATGCATTTACATTAAATGCAGTCACATTAAATGCGGTTACTATGAATGTTACATCGAATTTATACACTGGTTCAATTAATATTTCGACAGGCTCAAACGTATTTGTAGGAACAACAAGGGTTGAGTCTCAGATACCTCATCCATTTTTACTATCGTTTTTGTAGGAACAACTCATGTTATCATATAGAGTTTTAGGTCAAGCAGTACCAGGAACAACAAATACCACATTGTATGCGGTATCGACTGGTGCGAATACTATTATTTCATCAATTCTAATTGCAAACCAAGGTGCTTCTCTCGCTACTTATCAATTAGGTGTTGTACCTAACGGACAAACACTTTCAACAAAAAACTATATTGCTTATAGTGCAAACGTGCCAGCAAACGATACAATGACATTAACACCAGGTATTACAATGGGTGCAAATGATGCTATTGTATGTTATGCTAATAATTCATCTGTTTCATTCTCAGTATTTGGTTGCGAAATATCATAACAAAGGTGCATTGTTATGGCAGTTATTAAAACAAAAAGACTCAGCACAAAAAATGTTGCCAACTTAGCCGATTCAAGTAAAAGCAGATTATCAGCATCTTGTATCAATAATACATCAACAGCATATCCTGGCGGTCCCAGTGGAAGTACCGGTCCTGTAGGTGTTCCATTAACGTTTGTGATTGTTGCGGGTGGTGGTTCTGGTGCACAACGTTGGACTGGTGGTGGTGGAGGTGGTGGTGTTATTGTTGGTGCAGTAGCGGCCGCATCAAAAGGAACACCCTACGCAATAACAGTTGGTGGTGGAGGTGCCGCACCTGTTTATCCAACAACCATATGTTATGCTTATACTTTCCGAGGCGTTAACTCAAGTGCATTTTGTGTTACAGCAATAGGTGGAGGTGGTGGTAAAGGTTATAGTTGTTACATACCAGCTCCTACAGGGGGTTGTGTAGCACCAGGTGGTTCAGGTGGCGGTGGTGGTGGACCTACTGGTCCTCCAACAGGTGTTGCACCATTCCCTTATGCGAACAACCAAGGCGGTTCAGGTACTCAACCAGGACAACCAACACCATCCGGACCTGCTATAGTTTGGACCAATTACGGTAATCCAGGTGGTAATTATAATGGTGGAGGTGGTGGTGCTTCATCATCAGGATCAACAAGAACATTTACAGGAACTCCACAATTTCCAACACCAGGGAGTGCAGGTGGTTCCGGTCTGACCGTTTCAATAACAGGAAGTCCTTTCATCGTAGCTGGTGGTGGAGGTGCTGGTGGACGTTATGGTGCAACTCAACCACCTAACGGTTTCGTAGGAGGCCCTGGTGGTCCTGGAGGTGGTGGTAATGGTTCAGGTTATGGATGTGCATACCCAAGATTGGGAAGTCCGACACCATTACCAGGACAAAATGGCGGTACTAATACTGGAGGTGGAGGTGGTGCAGGCTCATGTAGAGCACCTATAACTCCTAGTATAGGTGGTGCAGGAGGTTCTGGTGTAGTGTATGTTTCTGTTCCAACTCCATTAGCTGGAACTGCTGGTCCGCCAAGCGTATTTACAAGTGGACCTGATGGTGCTGGAAATACATGGTTTAAGTTTACGAGTTCTGGTACTTATACTGCTTAACTAAATACCAGAACAAGGAGATTAATTAAATGCAAGTGCAAAACAGAACCGATTTTACTAACTATTGCTTACGTAGGCTTGGTGCACCTGTAATTGAAATTAACGTTGACCCAGACCAAATACAAGACCGTATTGACGATGCTCTTCAATATTGGCAAGATTATCACTATGATGGTATTCAAAAATGTTATTGGATTAAACAAATTGATTCTACTGATATTGCTAATCAATATCTAGATTGTTCAAATGCGGTAGATTCAAATAACAATTCAGTTCAAATTATTGGTGTTTCAAGAATCTTTCCGTATACAGATTCACAGGCAAACGTCAATATGTTTGACTTAAGATACCAATTACGTTTAAATGAACTGTACGATTTCACATCAGCTTCATACGTTAACTTCACATTAACACAACAGCACCTTCGTTCACTAGAACTTATGTTCACTGGTGAAATACCAATTCGTTTTAACAGACACATGCAACGTCTTTATATTGACCAAGCATGGGGTAACGAAGAAGCTCCTGCAGGTGAAGTTATTGTTGCAGAAGCATATGCAATTATTAATCCAGACCAATATAATAAAGTTTGGGACGACCGTTGGTTAAAACTATATGCAACAGCATTAATTAAAAAACAATGGGGTAATAATCTTGCTAAATTCTCAGGTCTTCAATTACCTGGTGGTGTTAAACTAGACGGACAAAAGATTCAAGAAGATGCTGACAATGAAATTAAGTATCTACAAGAACAAATGCAGAATGAATATGGTGCACCGTTAGAATGGTTTATGAATTAACATGGCAACTAATCATTACTTCAATAACTACGGCTCGATTGGTGAACAAAGAGTTATTGAAGATTTAATCGTTGAGTCAATTAAAACAATGGGCTTTGATGCTCAGTATTTACCCAACAACAACGACCAAGCAAGAGATTTACTATACGGTGAAGACCCAGTAAAACAATTCAACTCTGCATTTACAGTTGAGATGTATCTTCAAAACTCAACAGAGTACGGCGGTGAAAGAGAATTCTTTTCTAAGTTTGGCTTAGAAATTAAAAACAATGTGACAGTTCTGGTTTCAAGACGTTCATTCAACGAAAGAGTACCACAAAATACTTACAACAGACCTCGTGAAGGTGACTTGGTTTATATACCATTTTTAAACGGTACCGGTGAACTCTATGAAATCAAATTTGTCAATCAAACAAAAGACTTCTTTATGTTGGGTAGAAAGTATCCTTATTTCTATGAACTAGAAATGGAAAAATTCAAATACTCACAAGAAGTTTTGCAGACTGGTGCACCAGATGTCGATTCTATTGTTGCACAATCTGGTTATACAATTGACCTTGATGTCAATATTAGCACTGGTAACGGAACTTATCAACATCAAGAAATTGCATTCCAGTCACTCGACAATACATTGTTAAACGCTTTTGCATATGGTACAGTACAAGAATGGGTGCCAAGTGCTAACGTGTTGACTGTAAGTAATATTTTTGGTGAGTTTACATCTGGTTCTAATGTGAGAGGTCAAACAAGTAATGCATCATACAGCATCACAACTTATGATGAGATGCAAAACAATACAGAGACAGAAGTATATGATAATGAGTTGATTCTAAGCAACGCAAATACTATTATCGACTTCTCAGAATCAAATCCTTTTGGTAGTATATAATGGCAAACGTATTTTATAATAGAGTAATCAGAAAACTTGTTGTCGGTTTTGGCAACTTGTTTAATAACATTACGCTTGTCAGATACAATCCGGATGAATCAGAGGCTCAAAGATTTCTTGTACCGATTGCTTATGCACAGAAAGAATTATACGTTCAACGTCTAGAAGGTGATCCTAACCTTGACAAAAAAGTTCAACTAACTTTACCAAGAATGTCATTTGAGATGACAGGGTTCAAGTATGATGCAAGCAGAAAACAAAATACAAACATCAAGAACTTTTCCCAAAACGGTTCTTCTTTGTCAACTCAATACAATCCTGTACCATACGATTTTGATTTCTCATTAAACATATATGTAAGAAATATCGAAGACGGTACTCAAATGATTGAGCATATTTTACCGTATTTCACACCAGACTATACGATTAAGTTAAACTTAATACCTGAAATGGGTATCACAAAAGAGATACCAATTATTTTAAACTCAACAGACCAAGAAATAATCTATGAGGGCAACAGAGATGCAGACCCTAGAATGATTATCTGGACTCTTAATTTTACTGTAAAAGGTTTCATCTATGGTGGTACAACGTCTGCAAATGTTATTACGACATCAATCACAAACATTTTTAGCAATCCGACTTTTGGTGAAGATGTACAGTTTACGATGTCTTCTTCGGGTCTTGGCGACTATCAACCAGGCGAAAAAGTATATCAGGGGTATTCTTTAAATACCGCTACCGCAACTGCTACTGCCGTCAACTGGTCAAACACGACACATACTTTAGTTGCTTCTGATGTTTCCGGCAACTTCATTTCAAATCAACCAATCATTGGTGCAGTCACAAACACAAAAAGAAATTTCATATCATTTGCATTGACACCGCATTTATATGCAAATTCTGTAACTACACCTTCACCTAACACAGCAACAGCAAACTCAAATTATACATATAATACTGTAATAACTGAAAGACCATAGCTATGGACAAACTTGATAAGAACATGACTGAAATATTTGATATTGAACCTAAAGCAACAGAAATTGTTAAGGTTGAAAAACCACAAGTACCTGTTGCAACTGAAGAACTCAAACACGACTTAGAAGATGCATATCAGCAGTCTAAAGATAATCTACAACATATCATAGACCAAGGTAAAGATGCAATGGAAGAAATTCTAAACATTGCAAAAAACAGTCAGCACCCAAGAGCGTTTGAAGTTTACGGTACTCTTTTAAAAAATATGACTGAGGCAAACAAAGAACTTCTAAGCATACAGAAACAGATGAGAGAAATTAGCGGTACAAAATCAGAAGCGGCTCAAACAACTATTGACAAAGCAGTTTTTGTAGGTACAACAGCAGACTTTAATAAGTTGCTAAAAGGTAAAGTGTAATGGCCGTACAAAATAAAGATTCCTACCGTGACAATCCGTTACTTAAAAAAGTAGGCGTTGAACACCCCTATACACAAGAACAAGCAGAAGAATATGCAAAGTGTGCTTCAGACCCAGTATACTTTGCAATGAATTATATTAAAATTGTTAACGTTGATGAAGGTCTGATACCGTTTAAGATGTGGGACTTTCAAAAAGAAATGATTAAAGTCTACCATGAAAATCGTTTCTCAATTACAAAATGTCCTCGTCAGGTTGGTAAAACAACAACATCAGTTGCTTATCTTCTTTGGTCTACAATCTTTACCGATTCACAATCAGTTGCAGTTCTAGCTAACAAAGGTTCTCTTGCACGAGACATCTTAGCTAAGTATCAACTAGCATATGAAAACTTACCTATGTGGCTACAGCAAGGTGTTGTTACATGGAACAAAGGTAACGTAGAACTTGAAAATGGTTCTAAGATTATTGCCGCTTCAACATCAAGTTCTGCAATTCGAGGTGGATCATTTAACATTGTATTCTTAGATGAATTCGCTTTCGTTCCTAATAATATTGCTGAAGAATTCTTTAACTCTGTTTATCCTGTAATCTCTTCCGGTAAAACATCTAAGATTATTATAGTTTCGACACCTAACGGTATGAATCTATTCTACAAGTTATGGATGGATGCAATCGGTAAGAAGAACGGTTATAAACCTTTTGAAATTCACTGGTCAATGGTGCCTGGTAGAACTGAGGCATGGAAAGAAGAAACAATTCGTAACACTTCTTTACGTCAGTTCCAGCAAGAGTTTGAAACAGAATTCTTAGGCTCGTCAAATACTTTGATTTCTGGCTACAAGTTAGCACAGTTAAGGTACATGGATGCGATTGCAGAACATGACCTGATGAAGATATACGAGCATCCTATTAAGACAGACGGTATTAAATACGTCAAAGATAGACTGTATTGTATTGTCGTAGACGTTTCAGAAGGCAAAAACTTAGACAGTTCTGCTTTCTCAGTCATAGATATATCAGAGTTACCATATAAACAGGTGGCAACTTATAAGAGTTCTTCTATTACACCGCTATTGTTCCCAACAGTTATCTACAATGCGGCTCGTTATTACAATGATGCTTACGTACTGGTAGAAATAAACAACACACCACAGATTGCAGATACTTTACATGCCGATTTAGAATACGAAAATCTATGGAAAGTATTTACCGGTAACAAGAAACCACAACAATTGTCTGCCGGTTTTGCTAGAGGAGTTCAATTAGGACTTAAAATGTCACCACAAGTTAAGAAGATTGGTACTTCTAACTTGAAAACTTTGATTGAAGGTGACAAACTACTCATCAATGACTTTGCAACATACTCAGAATTGACAACATTCGTAGAAACTAAGAACACTTTTGCCGCTGAACAGGGTGCAAATGATGACTTAGTGATGGGTTTGGTGATGTTTGGGTGGGTCACAACACAACCATATTTCAAAGAAATCGTTGCCCATGACCTAAGAAAACAAGTCCAATTAGAAAATATGAATCAGTTTGACGATGAAACAGTCGTTGAACCTATCATGGATGACGGTATGTCACACAATTTAGAACTTGTCGATGGCGACTTATGGGAAGTTGCTGACGGCAGTTCGGTATACAGCAGATTTATGCGAGATGCTATCAACAGTCTGTAAAAGTGCTGGTGCATAAATACCTTTATTGGTATAATCTGCCAAAAAGAACAAAATAATTCAAGGAGAAAACAATGGCGATTCAAATCTCTCCAGGCGTAATCACTACTGAGATTGACTTAACTACAGTCGTTCCATCAGTACTTACGACTGCTGGTGCATTTGCTGGTGACTTCCAATGGGGTCCAGCCAATCACATTATGCTGGTAGACAGCGAAACAACTTTAGTAAACACATTTGGTCCTCCAGATGCAAACTCAGCAACTGCTTTCTTTACTGCCGCTAACTTCTTAGCATACGGTAATAATCTGAACGTAGTTCGTGCTGTAGGTGCTTTAAGTAACAATGCAGTTCAGAACTCTAGTTCACCTGGTGTTCAAATTATTAATGAAGAAGTTTACTTAGTAAATTATTTCAATGGTTCAGCAAACTCTTATGGTTCTTTTGCCGCAAGATATCCTGGTACACTAGGAAACTCAATTCAAGTTTCAGTTTGCGATACTTCAACACAGTTCTCATCATGGCAATATAAATCATTGTTTTCTTCAGCACCAGGAACTTCTGCTTCTGTAGCACAAGTCGGTGGTTCACAAGATGAGATGCACATTGTTGTTGCAGACGTTGGTGGTTTAATTACTGGTAACTCTGGACAAGTTCTTGAAACATTTGGTTTTGTTTCTAAAGCAGGTGATGCACAAATTAACGGCAATTCAAATTACTGGAAACAAGTAATATTTGACAGGTCACAATACATCTATGCTATGGACCCACCAGAATATTCAGCAACTCATGCAACTTGGGGTTCAAATTCTGCAAACACAACGTTCGTACAACTTTCAAACGTTGAAAATGCTTTCTTATCTCTTGGTACAAATCCAAAACCATCAGATGCAAATATTGAAAATGCTTATGGTTTATTCGCTAACAAAGAGCATATCGACATTTCTTTAGTTCTAACTGGTGATGCAAACAATACAGTTCAAAACTATGTTTATAGCAACATCATTTCAACAAGACAAGATTGCGTTGGATTCTTCTCGCCACCAGCTAACACAGTTGTAAACAATTGGGGTAGCGAAGCAAGTGCTGTTACAAATTATTTCCAAAGCACATTGAATATTCAATCATCATATTTGGTTGCCGATTCAAACTGGAAATATCAATTTGACAAATACAACAACGTATATCGTTGGATTCCATTGAACGGTGATATTGCCGGTCTATGTGTAAACACAGATGCAGTTGCAGACCCATGGTTCTCACCAGCTGGTTTCAACCGTGGTGCAATTAAGAACGCTATCAAACTAGCATGGAATCCTACGAAACCTGCAAGAGATACTTTGTATGCGGCAGGTATTAATCCAATCGTATCATTCCCTGGACAAGGTATCGTTCTATACGGTGACAAGACTCTACAATCTAAGCCTTCTGCTTTTGACAGAATCAACGTTCGTAGATTGTTCTTAGTACTTGAGAAAGCAATTTCTACAGCCGCAAGATACTCATTGTTTGAATTCAATGATTCGTTTACACAAGCACAATTTGTTAACTTGGTAACACCATTCTTACGTGACGTTCAAGGTCGCCGTGGTATTACAAACTTCTACGTACAATGTGATTCAACTAATAACACACCACAAGTTATTAATGCAAATCAGTTTGTTGGTAGCATTTATGTTGTACCAAATCGTTCTACGAATTTCATTCAGTTGAACTTTGTTGCTGTAGATACAGGTGTTGACTTCTCAACAGTTGTTGGCTCAGTATAAATAACAAGTAGGAGAACACAATGACATTCAACGTATCAGAATTTAGAGCACAATTGACAGGGGACGGTGCTCGTCCTAATCTGTTCAATGTGACTCTAACATTACCAAATATTGTAAAGAACGCTACAAATGCTGGCAAGAAATTACAATTCATGGCTAAAGCCGCTCAGTTACCAGGTTCGACTGTTAACAATATACCGCTACACTACTTTGGTCGTGAAATTAAATTTGCAGGCAATAGAACATTCGCAGACTGGACATTAACAATCATCAATGATGAAGATTTCGTTATTCGTTCAGCTATGGAGAACTGGCTAAATAATATTAATAGCCATGCCGGCAACTTACGTTCAGCAAATGCTGTAGGTCCAGCGAACTACACATGTGATGCTACTGTAACTCAGTACGGCAAAGCTGGCGACAATATTCAAGCATATGACTTTGTTGGTATGTTCCCAGTTGATGTTTCAACAATCGACTTAAATTGGGATACAACCGATTCAATTGAAGAGTACACGGTAACGTTTGCTTATCAATACTGGACAAACAAAACAAGTACAGACGCTTAATTTTTCGTTGAAGGCCCTTCGGGGTCTTCTTTATGTTTTTTGTGAAATGATAAAAAGGCAATATGAACCCATTAAATAAATTTTCTTTGTTTGGTTTTACGATTTCCCGTGACAAGGAAATTCAAAATCAACAAACACAACCATCATTCTCACCACCGAGCAATGACGATGGGGCGTTAACTATTACTTCTGCCGCTTATTACGGCACGTATGTAGACTTAGACGGTACGGCAAAAAATGAGGTAGAATTAATATCTCGTTACCGTGAAATGGCAATGCAACCAGAAATTGAATCTGCCATTGACGATATTGTAAATGAAGCTATTTGCCAAGATGACGAAGGCAACAGTATCAAAATTGTTATGGACAATGTAAGTGCTCCAGACAAAATCAAAAAAGCAATCAAATCAGAATTTAATACAATTCTAAGATTGATGAATTACCAGAATATGTCACAAGATATATTCAGAAGATATTACGTAGACGGTAGACTTTATTACCATGTAATCATCGACAGAGAAAATCCAGTTGCCGGTATTAAAGAACTCAGATATATTGATCCACGTAAACTTAAGAAAGTTCGTGAGATTAAAAAGACTAAAGATGAGCGTACCGGTGTTGATATTATGAACGTAGTCAACGAATACTATATTTGGAACGACAAGGTCACTACAGGATCGTCTTCCAGCTTCGGACCAGTAGGTGTACGTATAACCACAGACTCTGTGCTTTCCATCGTCTCTGGTCTCATGGATTCACGCCGTGCAGTTGTTTTATCTTACTTGCACAAAGCAATCAAACCACTCAATCAATTACGTATGATTGAAGATGCTACAGTTATTTACCGAATATCTAGAGCACCTGAAAGACGTATATTCTACATTGACGTTGGTAACTTACCTAAATTAAAAGCCGAACAATACCTACGTGACATCATGGTAAAGTACAAGAACAAACTTGTATATGATGCCAACACAGGTGAGGTTCGTGATGACCGTAAATTCTTGTCTATGATGGAAGACTTTTGGTTACCACGTAGAGAAGGTGGTAAAGGTACAGAAATCACTACATTACCTGGCGGACAAAACTTAGGCGAACTAGAAGACGTTAAGTACTTTGAAAAGAAGCTATATAAAGCGTTGTGTGTACCAGTTTCACGTTTGAATCCTGAGACTTCAGGTTTCTCGTTAGGTCGTACAAACGAGATTACAAGAGACGAATTAAAGTTTGCAAAATTTGTTGACCGTATGCGTCAGAAGTTTGCAGAAGTATTTGACCAAGCATTGAGAGTTCAATGTGTGCTCAAAGGTATTTGTAATGAAGAAGAATGGAAAGTCTTTAAAGAAGATATTCATTACAACTTTATTACCGATAACAACTTTTCAGAACTCAAAGATGCTGAGTTAATGAAAGAAAGATTATCATTGTTGCAAGAAGTAGACCCATATACCGGTAGATATTTTTCACAAGCATGGATACAGAAAAATGTTCTACGCTTTGACAATGACCAAATCAAGATTATGCAAACAGAGATTGAGAAAGAAAAAGAAGCTGGACTTGGTTTACCGGTTGAAGTTACTAATCAAGTTGCTCAACAAGCAATGATGAGCACAGTACCAGAACAACCGATTCATCCAACAGACATAGAACATCAACAAGATATGGCTAAGAAAGATTTTGATAACAAGATTGAGTTAGCTAAATTGAAACCAAAACAAAAACCAGCGGTTAAAAAAGAAGAGATTGATGAACCTAATACGTTCGAAAGACTTAAAAGAATTTTATAGGAGACTTAAATGACTAGCAGAGCAGTTATAGATTATACAATGGAAGACGATTCTCTTGGCGTAAGAGATGCTTTATATTCTGCAATTCAAGACCGTGTTATGGCACATATTGAAGCAAAGAAAGCAGAAATAGCGGCAAACTTTATTACACCACATCAAGAAGAGACAGATGTTGAGGTCGATGAAGACCTAGAAAATGAGATGAAATATTATGCTAATGTACCAGAAGGTGTTGAGGTATTTGTACCAAAACAATCTATTACAGAAGCAAAAGATAAAAAGCCTAAAGAAGAGCACCCATGGAGAATGGACAAAGACCGTGAAGGTACTGGCTACCATGAAATCAATTCTGTGCGTCCTAAGACAGCATTAGTAAATGGTGTTCCTAAGAACCTAGGTCTTGAGCATGATGGTGTTCATAGTCACGCTTTTGAGAATCAACATGAGGCAGAGAAAGCCGCATTTGATTTAGCGAGCCGTGGTCACATGTGTACTCATCACTGCCCACAAGGTTACGCTAAAGCGGTTATTCAACCACATCACTCAATGGCGATTGGTTATTAATGAAATCAATTAGAGAGTTTATTGATATTAAATCATCCGAGGCGGAAACGCTTTCGGAGGACTCTCTATTGGAAGCCCCACAAGGTAAGGAAGTCTCTGCAACGAAGACTGACTTACCTTCTCTTTTGACGTTACAAAGAAAATCAATACGCCGTCTACCAAACGGTGAAAAGGTTGCTTTGTACTATGCCAGTAAGATTAATAAATATGTAACAATACCATATTCAGACGTTCATTCTGAAGAATATGAAAAAGGTAACAATTTAGAATGTCTTCAAGACATAGTAGAGAGCAATAAAGCTAATGCAATTATTTTTGAAGATGGTAAAACGATGATGGTAAATATTGCAACTGCAAAGAAAGTCTTAAGACTACACGAGTCTTTAGATGCCACAAATCGTTTAAAGATTTATAGAATGGTTGATGAGAGCAAAGAACAGTTTAAGAAAGTAGTTGGTTTTGCTTTCACACATATAAAATAAGGTAAAAAATGGCAAATCAATATACATACCAAATTATAAAAGATAATGTCAATCACACTATCATTAAATTGACTGGTCAGTTTGATGGTAGCGGTCAAGAATCTAATCTTAATAGAATTCAAGCAAACACACTTTACGGCGCTTTAAATACTGCCGGTGGTGCATTGTCAGGTGGTGGTACATCATTACCATTTTACGGATTATTAATCAATCGTGTTTGGTATGATGTTAGCGGTACAGGTAACGCACAATTAGTTTGGTCTTCAGATACAGCACAAACTATATTCTATATGACTGGCGGACACGAATATGATGCTATGGGAAATTGGGTAACTATTCCTAACAATGCATATGGTCAAGCTAACTGTAATGGAAATATTGGTATCATAACTCACGGTATGTCTGCAAACGATGGTTACAGTATTGTAGTAGAAGTACGTAAAGATAACATCTATTATCAACGTGGACATCTTGATGATCCTGCTTCATTCAATTATGGCATTTATAGAACTACACCTTAATCATGGCTAACAAATATACTTACCAAGTTTTAAGAGATACTACAACAGATGCTGTGATTAAACTCACAGGCAGTTTTGATGGTACTGGACAAGAAGCAAACACATCTAGAATTCAAGCAAATAGTCTTGCTGGTGCGATTGCAACTAACGGTTATCTTGTAGCAAATTCTACAAATTCTTTTGCTAATACACCTTTATCATATTACGACCTTCAGTTAACCGGTTTAAAATATTTTGTCAACTTCCCAACAAATACTGTTGGTGGTGTCGAAATCTTTTGGTCTGGCAACGGCACATCATTCTCAACACAGTATGCAAACTCTGCAACGATAGTGCATTTGAATGGTCAAGGTGAGATGGGTATGGGAGAACAATTACCATCTATTCTAAATAATTCTGGTGCAACAGCAAACGGATATATTATACCAGCAAACGTTGGTCTTGGTGATATCGGTGTTACTACACAAGGTGCAACTGCAAACTGTGCGTATACATTAATATTGCAAGTGAGAAAGAATAACGCTCAATATCAACGTGGTCAGTTCAATGATCCGGCCGCATTTAACTACGGAATATACAAACAAATACCATGAAACTAATCAAAGAAATTACAGAATCGGTAAACTATATTACCGAAGAAAAAGATGGAAAGAAAACTCTATTCATCGAAGGTCCTTTTTTAGTTACTGAAAGAGAAAACAAGAATAAACGTCTGTATGAACACGGTACAATGCTTAAAGAAGTTAAGCGTTATACTGAAGAGTACATCAATAAAAACCGTGCATACGGTGAATTAGGTCATCCAGACACACCTTCGATTAACTTAGACCGTGTATCACACATCATTACTTCTCTCAAAGAAGACGGTCATCAGTTTATCGGAAGAGCAAAAATACTTGATACCCCAATGGGACAGATTGCCAGAAACCTTATCGAAGGTGGTGGTCAACTAGGAGTCTCATCTCGTGGTATGGGTTCATTGAAGAATGTTAATGGAGTCAACATTGTTCAAGACGATTTTTATCTAGCCACAGCGGCAGATATTGTAGCTGATCCATCAGCACCAGGTGCGTTTGTACAAGGTATAATGGAAGGCAAAGAGTGGATGTTAGTAGACGGTGTATGGACAGAACGTCAATTAGAAGAATCTAAGAAGATGATTCGTCAAGCTACACCTAGAGAGATTGAAGCTGTCGGCTTGAAAATCTTTGAAAACTTCATCAAAAAATTATAAAATATAAATATACCAATACGAATCATAGGAGATTTACAAAATGGGAAAATTCAATCTGTCAGATGCCGCTAAAGCTATTTTGAACGAAGGCTCAAAAGAGACTTTAGAAGGTAACGTAAAACAAAAGATGGGTCAAAGAGGATCCGACAAGCACCCAAGCGGTGAAGTTGGAAAAGATGCCGTTAAGCCAAATATTGCTTACGGTTCTAAATCTGCTGGTATGGTAGGTCAATCACCAGAAGAAATGGATGATGCATTACCAGATTACTTAAAAGGCACACCAACAGCAACAGCACCAGGTGCAACACCACCTGTAGGTTCAGAAAAAGACGGTGTTGGTTATTCTAAGCCAAAAGGTCAACCACAAGAAACAATGGGACGCAAAGACATTATGGTACCTGCACAAGATACAGCTAATCAATACGATGCTATCCGTGACCGTGTTGCATCAAAATTAGCAAAACAAACAATGAAGCCAAATCCAGGTGCTACATTCCAATCATATGGTGAAGGTATTGACCTTTCTGATGACGTAAATGCGTTGCTAGAAGGTGAATCTTTATCTGAAGAATTCAAATTAAAAGCAACAACAATCTTTGAAGCCGCTGTTACATCACGCATCGAAGCAATTGTTGAAGAAGTTGAAGCAAGTTTAGTAGAACAATACGAAGCTGGTATCGAACAAATCAAAGAAGAACTAGCAGAAAAACTAGACCAGTATATTGATTACTTTGCAGAACAATACATGATTCAAAACGAATTGGCAATTGTTTCCGGTCTACGTGCAGAAATTGCCGAAGACTTTATGACAAGCCTGCGTAACGTATTCATGGAACACAATATTGACATTCCAGAAGAGCAAGTTCAAGTTGTCGAAGAGTTGACAACAAGAGTTGAAGAACTAGAACAAGCCTTGGATGAAGAAGTCAAAAACGCTGTTGCTTTAAAGAGAGCACTAAGCGAACAAGTAAAAATTGAGGCTATCCACACAGCTTGTGAAGGCCTAACTCAGACTCAGGAAGAAAAATTAAAATCACTCGCAGAGGGTGTTGAATTTACTACTGAAGAAGAATTTAATGCTAAACTAAACGTTTTGAAAGAATCTTATTTCAAAGCAGACGTTAAAGTTGCAGAAAGTTCTATGCTGAACGAAGGTATTGAAATTGAAGAAGAGAAGAAACAAAACGTTTCAACAGATGATTCAATCAATCAATATGTCAGAACTATTTCACAAACTTTGGTAAAATAATAAATAAACTACCAATACAAGATACTAATAAGGAGAACAACTAATGTATCTATCCGAAGAACTACAAAAGAAATGGCAACCAGTTCTGGAGCACCCAGAATTAGAAGCAATTAAAGACCCATACAAGAGAGCAGTTACATCTGTTATTCTTGAGAACCAACATCAAGCGATGCAAAAAGACCGTCAGGCTTTGCATGAGACTACAGATACTGGTCCTACAAACGTTACTGGTGGCGTTCAGAACTTTGACCCAATCTTAATCAGCTTGGTTCGCCGTTCATTACCAAACTTGATTGCATATGACATTGCTGGTGTACAGCCAATGACAGGTCCAACAGGTTTGATTTTCGCAATGCGTGCCCGTTATACAGGCCAAGGTACTGGTAATGCTGAAGCGTTCTATAACGAAGCAAACACAGTATTCACTGGTGCTAACACAGGTACTCAGTACAACGAATACGGATTCTCTGGTAACACAGCATCTGATACATCAAACAACTACTTCGCATCTACATTCGGTGCTCCAAATGGTGCAAACAACTTCACAACTGGTATCGGTATTCAAACATCAATGGCTGAATACTTGGGTTCAGACTCTAATACTGCTTTCCAACAAATGGCATTCTCTATCGAGAAAGTTACTGTTACAGCACAATCTAGAGCATTGAAAGCTGAGTACTCTTTAGAACTCGCACAAGACTTGAAAGCAATTCACGGTCTTGATGCAGAAACAGAATTGTCAAACATTCTGTCTACAGAGATTCTAGCTGAGATTAACCGTGAAGTTATCCGTACAATCTATTTGTCTGCCGTTCCTGGTGCACAATACGGTACAGTAACAAAAGGTTATTTCGACTTAGATACTGACTCAAACGGTCGTTGGTCTGTTGAGCGTTTCAAAGGTTTGATTTTCCAAGTTGAGCGTGATGCTAACGTTATTGCAAAGCAAACTCGTCGTGGTAAAGGTAACGTGATGATTGTATCATCTGACGTTGCTTCCGCTATGGCAATGGCTGGTGTATTGTCTTATACTCCTGCTCTACAAGCTGACTTGCAAGTTGACGATACAGGTAACACATTCGCTGGATTGTTACATGGTCGTATCAAAGTTTACATCGACCCATACTTCGGTGGTTACCAACAAAATATCGAATTGGCAACAATCGGTTACAAAGGTACATCACCATATGATGCAGGTCTATTCTACTGCCCATACGTACCGTTACAAATGGTTCGTGCAGTTGACCAGTTCACATTCCAACCAAAAATTGGATTCAAGACTCGTTACGGCATGGTAGCAAACCCATTTGCACAAGGTCTTAACACACCTGCAGGTAATAACAACGGCTTGATTCAAGCTGGTACAAACGTTTACTACCGAATTTTCGGTGTTAAAAACTTGATGTAATCAAGAAGCCAACGAAGATTGGCATTTAAAAGGGATCTTCGGATCCCTTTTTTTTGCTTTATAAATACCCCTATGACAGCACTAAACAGAAACCCACAGAATACGAATCTATTACAACCTACAAAGTTCTTGTTGAACTTTACTAAGATTGATTCGGTACAATACTTTTGTCAAGGTATCAATTTACCTGGCATTACTCTTTCAGGTCCGGCTCAACAGTCAACACCATTTCAATCTATACCGAAAGCTGGTGACGTATTAACGTATAATCCTTTAAGTGTTACGTTTACAGTTGACGAAGATTTAAAAACAATTCAAGCAATACAAAACTGGCTCAAAGGTATTGCAAACCCATCAGGATTTTCAGGTAGAAATAAAGACTACAAAGATAACTATTCTGATGCTATTCTTACCATTCTTACTGGTTTAAACAATACCAATTTAAGAATTCAATTTATAAATTTATTTCCGACAGACATATCAGACATCGAGTTTGATACCAAAGATTCGGCAGATAATATCATTGTCGCAACGGCAACCTTTATATATGAATATTATAACATATTGACAAATTAATCGTTTTATGTTATACTGAAATTTTGTAATTGGATTTTGATATGGAAAAACTTGATAACATTTTGAAAATGTGGGAGAATGATTCAGCAGTCGATAAGACAGAACCTAGTTCTGAACTTACCAGAGTGCCACAGCTTCATAGCAAATACCTAAATATACTAACATCACACAAGATAGCCGCAAAGAAGGCTTTCTTCGACCTTCAACGTATGAAGAAGGTGAAGTGGGAATACTATACCGGAAAGATGGACAAAGAAACATTAGACCAGTATGGGTGGGAACCGTTCCAGTTTACATTAAAATCTGATGTAAGCACTTATATGGAAGCGGATGAAGATATGATTAGACTTAACGAGAAAAAAGTATACCACGATGAGGTGGTTTCTGTAGTTGAGTATATTATGAATGAATTGAAGTCTAGGACGTTTCAACTTAGAGACATTATATCGTGGGAGAAATTTATTGGAGGACAATGAGTGACTTAGTAATCTACAAGAAGAATGAAGCATTTCTTCAAATTAAATGTGAGCAACATATTGCAAAAGAACTATCTGATTATTTTACGTTCTTTGTGCCAGGTCACAAGTTTACTCCAGCCTTTAGAAATAAAATATGGGACGGTAAGATACGTCTTTTTGATTTAAGAAACAATTCTCTATATCTTGGTTTACTAGATTACGTTAAAGAATTCTGTAATGCTAGAGAATACACAATAGAATATACTGAACCATCGGTAGATGTAGAAGATGAGTTCAGCAGATATCATGCAGAGAAGTTTGTAGATAGTTTAAAGCTACAGTCTCAAAGTAAAGATATTCTTACTCACGACCATCAATTAGATGCGTTTATTAACGTTATGCAGAGGCGTAGAGCACTTTTATTGTCTCCTACAGCATCAGGTAAGTCTTTAATCATTTATCTCTTTATACGTCAGTTCCTTGAGTTTCAAGGACTCAAAGGACTCATTCTAGTACCGACAACATCTTTGGTAGAACAATTACATTCAGACTTTGAAGATTATTCTACCAATAACGGCTTTAACACGGAAAAAAATACTCAGAAAATCTATTCCGGTCAAGAAAAGAACTACGATAAACCTATTACAATATCTACATGGCAATCAATGCAACGGATGCCGGATGAATTCTTTCATCAATTTGATTTTGTAATTGGTGACGAAGCACATCTTTTTAAAGCAAAAGAACTCACTAGAATTCTTGCCGCTTGTATCAATACAAAATATAGGATAGGATTAACCGGAACGCTGGATGGAACTAAAACACACAAACTGGTATTAGAAGGTTTGTTTGGTTCTGTCAAGAAAGTTATTTCAACAAAAGAACTTATTGATAAAGGTATACTATCCGGATTTGAAGTCAAATGCTTGGTGTTAAAACATTCACCTGAGATTTGTGCAGAAATGAAAGATGCTACATATCAAGAAGAATTGCAATATCTTATACTGAATGAACAACGAAATAAGTTTATTAAAAATCTTGCGGTAAGCATGAAGACAAACACGTTGGTTCTCTATCAAATGGTTGACAAACACGGCAAAATACTGTATAATATGATTAAGGATACAGAGAAGATTGGCGATAGAAAAGTCTTCTTTGTTTCGGGTGGAACAGAAACAAGTGAACGTGAAGAAATTCGTAAAATTGTAGAGAAAGAAAATGATGCTATTATTGTGGCTAGTTTTGGGACTTTTAGTACTGGAATTAATATTCGCAACCTGCATAATATTATATTCGCATCTCCATCAAAGTCACGAGTTAGAAATCTTCAGTCTATTGGACGAGGTCTTCGGAAATCGACTGGTAAAGAAATAGCAACTCTTTATGATATTGCTGATGACCTTAGACATAAAAAACATACTAATCATACCTTAAATCATTTCATGGAACGGGTTGATATATATAATGAAGAGAAGTTCCCTTTTAAAATCTACAACATAGGACTTAAAAATGGATAATAGCAACGTAAGGATAGTCAGACTCAAAAGCGGTGAAGACATTCTTTGTAATCTTCTTATTAATGAAGACAAGGTTCTTGTCAATTTGATGGAACCCATGTTACTTGAATATGAAACTTATGGTGATAGTCAACATCTTTGTATTTCAAATTGGCTTCCGGTAGCATTAGTTAAAGAAAACAAATCGGTAATACCTGTTACTGAAGTTCTTTGTGTGATGCATCCGAATGAGGAATTGATTGAATACTATAACGATACTCTTGATAAAATGAATTCTGCTTTGGTAGTTAAGCCAATGGAAGATTTAAATGAAGAAGAGATGGCTCAAATGATGGAAGTTATGGAGGAAATAAAGACTACTAAAGGATTGGTAATGCATTAATTAATCAATCTCTAACAGTCTACATAGCCAGTGTATCATTTGTCAAGCACTTTGTCAATACTTTTTACGGTAAACTTGAATGAAAAAACCAAAGGAATATGTTAATAATGCAGATTTTACTCAAGCATTAATTGATTATAAAATAGCATCGGAAGAGGCGAAACGTCTCGGCAAGCCTAAACCAAAGATCCCGAATTACATCGGTGAATGTTGGATGAAGATTGCCGAGAATTTCTCACACAAACCTAACTTTATTAATTACCCACATCGGGAAGAAATGGTATCAGACGGTATAGAAAACTGTCTAATGTATTTCGAAAACTTTGATCCCAACAAATCTAAAAACCCATTTGCTTACTTCTCTCAAGTAGTATTCTTTGCGTTCTTACGTAGAATAGAAAAAGAGAAGAAACAGCTATACGTCAAATACAAATCTACAGAAATGCTTGGTGTCTTAGATGAACACGAGCAAAATGACTTTGAAGACGGTACTTCAAGGCAGTTTCAACTGTATGACAACATTGGCGAATTCATTTCTAATTACGAAAAATCTAAAAAGACTAAACTTGCCAAAACTAAAAAGAAAGCAAAAGGTCTTGAAAAATATATTAAGGAGACGGTATGATTGATTACAACGGTTTAAAAATAGGCTTCACATGTTCTTGTTTTGATTTGTTTCATGCCGGACATGTAATGATGTTGAAAGAGGCGAGAACACAATGCGACTATTTAATTGTAGGTCTACAATCTGACCCTACCATTGATAGACCAGAAAAGAATAAACCGGTACAAACATTACTAGAACGATATATTCAACTTGAAGGTTGCAAGTACGTAGATGAAATAGTTCCCTATTCCACCGAAAAAGAGTTGATGGACATCTTGACAAGTTACCCAATTGATGTTAGAATAATAGGAGAAGAGTACAGGGACAAGCAATTTACTGGGTTTAACCTATCAATGTCTGTGTACTTTAATTCAAGACAACACAGTTTCAGTACAACAGAACTAAGACAACGTGTATTAACAGCAAACACAAAAAACATTACACCACCTAAATGAAAGTTGCGATAATAACGGACCAGCATTTCGGCGTAAGAAATGACTCCCCACAATTTTTGGATTACTATGAGAAGTTTTATAAGGATACTTTTTTTCCTACTCTTGATAATGAGCATATATCTACTGTTCTCATACTTGGGGATACGTTTGACAGGCGTAAATATGTCAACTTTAATACATTAAAACGTGCTAAAGAGATGTTTTTTGATGAACTTGAGCGTAGAAATATACAAATTCATATGATTGTCGGTAACCATGATACGTTTTTTAAGAACACAAATGATGTGAATTCAGTTGATTTGTTATTAGAGAACTATAAAAATATTACCATTATCGAAAACGCTAAGACGATTGATATAGATGGTTTTGAAGTTTGTATGTTGCCGTGGATTTGTGCAGAAAATTATACTGATAGTATAAACGAAATTAAAAATACAAAGGCAACTATCTGCATGGGTCATTTAGAGATTGCCGGATTTGCAATGTATCGAGGTATGCATACAGATGAAGGTTTGGATCGTGAACTATTTAATAAGTTTGAGTATACTTTCTCAGGTCACTATCATCATAAACATAATTTTGGCAACATTTATTATTTGGGTAATCCTTATGAACTCACTTGGCAAGACTATGCCGATCCTCGTGGGTTTCATATATTCGATTTTGGTACTCTTGATGTACCGACTTTCATACAAAACCCAAACAGTATGTTTCACAAAATCATGTATGACGATAAAGCAGAATCAGTTATTGACATAAATGCCAAAGACTTATCAAAGTATACAGATACACATGTGAAAGTGGTAGTTGTAAACAAGACTAACCCTTACTTATTTGAGAAGTTTGTAAATCGTTTGTACCAGATTAATCCTGCCGATGTTACGATTGCCGAAGATTTTTCGGAGTTGACAGAAGAGTTAAATTCTGATACAATAGACCAAGCAGACGATACTTTGTCAATCCTAAATAAGTATGTCGATACTATCAAAGAAGACCATATTGACAACAGTAAACTCAAAAACATTTTCAAAGAATTATACGTAGAAGCATTGAACCCTGATACAGAATGATATTATTTAAAAAGATTCGATGGAAGAATTTTCTATCCACCGGAGCGCATTTTACTGAGATTGACTTTACAAAATCTACGAACACATTAATTGTGGGGCATAACGGTGCCGGTAAGTCAACTATATTAGATGCGTTGTGTTTCGTTTTGTTTAATAAGCCTTATCGCAAGATAAACAAGACACAGATACCGAACTCTATTAACAATTCAGATTGTCTTGTTGAAATTGAGTTTGATATTGGCACAAAGAAGTATAAAGTTATAAGAGGTATCAAACCTAATACGTTTGAAATCTATTGTAACGGTGTTTTAGTGAACCAGGATGCGAAAGCAAAAGACTATCAGGAACATTTAGAGAAGTTTATTCTCAAACTAAATTATAAGTCCTTTACGCAAGTAGTCATCCTTGGTTCCGCCTCTTTTGTTCCGTTCATGCAGTTAGAAACTAAGGACCGCAGAACAATTATTGAGGACTTATTAGACATTGAAATTTTCTCTGAGATGAATGTTATTCTTGCCGATAAGTTAAAGATTGTTAAGAGTAATCTAATACAGAACACAAGCGATAGAAAACTCAAAGCAGAATTGATTAAGACTAATGAAAGTTTTATTGAACAACAGAAACAGTCACATGCAGAAGAGATTGAAACAAAAAGAAACGAAATCAAAGAATCATCCGGTGTTATTGAGAAGTTACAATCTGACATTAAACTTATTAATAAACACATTGAGGTTTTACAATCTAAAATACAAGACAAAGAATCAGTTGAAGCAAAGACAAAGAAACTTTTTCAGCTTGAAGCGAAGATTGAGTCTAATATAAAGAAAGTTAAAAAGGATATTGAGTTCTATGAAAAAAATGACCATTGCCCAACCTGTAGACAATCAATCGAACCAGGATTCAAAACAGACCAAGTTACCGAACGTCAAAGCAAAGTCGATGTTCAACAAAAGGGTCTTGAAGAAATTACAGAGGAAATTAACAAGCGAAACGAACGATTAACAGAAATATCTGCAATAGTTAAACATATCAACGCACATAATAATGAAGTTATTACACATAACTCAACAATATCTGCCACACAAAGATATGTTTCAAAATTATTAAAAGAAATTGACGAACTATCAATCAAACGAGACACTCTTGCAGAAGAGACCGGTATAAAGACATTGAGAGTTGAGTTGGAGTCCTTGCAGTCAGACCATGAAGAACTTCATAAGACGAAACAGTATTATGACTTTGCCGCCACGCTATTGAAAGATACTGGTATCAAGACTAAGATAGTTCGTCAATATTTGCCAATTATGAACAAGTTAATCAATAAGTATCTGACTGCAATGGACTTTTTTGTTAACTTTAATATAAACGAGAACTTTGAGGAGACAATTAAATCGAGACATCGTGATGAATTTAGCTATTCTAATTTCTCAGAAGGTGAAAAACTTAGAATTGATTTGGCATTATTATTTACCTGGCGTGAGATTGCTAGAATGAAGAACTCTACTAATACGAATCTATTAATATTAGATGAAGTATTTGATTCTAGTCTTGACATTGCCGGTACGGAAGAGTTTATGAAATTACTCAATCAACTTGGTACTGATACTAATTTGTTTGTGATTTCACATAAGGGCGACCAGCTATTTGATAAGTTTAGGTCGGTGATTAAATTTGAGAAGAAAACAAACTTTAGTAGGATTGTAAAATGAGTGAATTTAAATTAGTCATTGAAGATGATAAAAAGACTTCAACAAAAAAGGTAGCTGATGACGTAATCAGTTTTGATACGAGCAAGGCACTAGAACTACCAAAAGTAAGAAGAACGGCACCTTTAGTTCCTGAATATCATCCAGTTTTAAGTGAAGTTCTACCTGAGTTTGATTTCAGTAAACCTCCTATGGATCCTACAGAACTTGCTTCAATACTTGTTGATACATGCATCGAAAATAAAGGCTACGGTCTATCTGCAAATCAAATAGGTATTAAACACCGAGTATTTGTTATGGGTGCAGGTGATGAATATGTTGCGTTCTTTAACCCTAAATTGATTGCAACTCGTGGTAGCGTTCATATGGAAGAAGCATGTTTATCGTTTCCGTTACTAATGTTGCATCTTACCAGACCGGCAGAAGTTGATGTTGAATACCAAGACTACACAGGAGAGGTAAAAACAGCAACATTTCACGGTATAAGTGCAAGATGTTTCTTACATGAGCTTGACCACATGAACGGAATAGTGTATACTAGCCTTGCAAAACCTTTAGCCTTGCAAAGCGGTTACAAGAAACGCATGAAACTTTTAGGTAAACTTGGGTATAAATTTAAGAAAAGAAAATAATGACACAATATTATTATGAAAAGAATCAAAAACTACTTGATTCTAATGTGAATGTGACGTTTGATGATGTCTTAAAGATGACTACTGACGAATTTCGTCAATGGGTTATAAATCTACGCAAGACTGTTGTAGACCTATGGGACAACGAAAACTTGCCTCCTAGAGTAGGCTACAACAAGAAAGAAATTATCAAACAGTTTGCAGAGATGCCAACGTTTCCGGTTCACAAGTTTTTAGTTAAAGACCAGCTAACAGGCGAACTAGACGTAATCAGAAACACAAGTAATGTCGGTAATGCAGTCAATCAATGGTTTCCTACCATGATGAAGACACGTATTAACTACACAAAGAATGATGATGGTAAGTCTATCTATGATTATTTTGCTAAACCTGAACTATTAGATACATTTGTAACGTATGCGACAAGACACTTTAAACGTGATTCGTTCTATCATTATTCACTTGTAGTCAAATCAGAAGATACCGAAAATACTGGTAGTCTTCCTATATCGTCAACAGGTAAAGAATGGATACAAGAGTTCGAGCAGACATTTAGAAAACAAGGTAAGTTTGATTACTGGTTACAATCTAAAGATATAACTGCCGGTTATGATGGCTACAGCGAAGAACTGAAGAACACAAAATTTCTTTCTATAAGTAAAGCAGAAATTGAAGAACTCGGTGACCTCATACCAGAACTTTGTAAATCAAATCTTAACTTTGACAAGTCAGAACATGCCGTCATTAGATACTATCAGCACGGTCAGAAACTGTTTCCAATAGGTTTAAAAGCGTTCAGAGTATCTTTCTGTCAGTATGCTGTAAACTTCCCGCCATTGACAGCCAAATACTTGTATGAACGTTTTACAGATTCATTTAAAGACCAGGAATTGATTAAAATCTACGATCCATCTTCAGGATGGGCAGGAAGACTTCTTGGTGCGATGAGTGTCAAAGATGATAGAAACGTTTTGTATATCGGTACTGATCCTAATACCGACCACACAACGACAACCGGTAGAACTAAGTATGATGAAATTGCAGACTTCTACCGCAAGAACGTTAAGAAAGGTGGTTTGTTTTCCCATCAAGTACAACAAACTAAAACTGAAATATACCAGTTAGGTTCAGAAGTCATTCAGTTTAACGAAGACTTTCAGAAACACAAAGGTACAATTGATTTAATCTTTACTTCACCACCATACTTTGCAAAAGAAGCGTATTCAGAAGACCCTGAGCAGTCTTATAAAAAGTTCGGTCAGTATGATGAATGGCGAGAAGGCTTTTTACGTCCTACATTAGAAACTGCCGTTGCATGGTTGAAGAACGACAGATACATTCTATGGAACATTGCAGATGCCGTATTCGGTGGTGATATGTTGCCGTTAGAAAAAGATAGTCAAGACATACTAGAATCATTAGGTATGGTCTATAAAGGTAAGATTAAAATGGCTCTTGCACAGATGCCAGGTGGGAATCGTGTTGATTCGGAAACAGGATTACCCAAAGCAAAGAATTTCTGTAAGGTGAATGGTATGTGGTTAAAGTATGAACCGGTATTTGTGTTCTACAAACCTTAAGTGTACCGCAGAAATCGTTGACAAAAGTATTAAATAGTAGTATAATTGTCATACTCAAGTAATTGAGCTTTATTGTTATTTTTATTATAGGAGTTAGAATGACTACATTATCAGCAAAACAAAAAATGTTGCAAGCATTGAAAAACGAGCAAACTTTTACAGTTGCACAAGCAAGAGCCCGTTTCGGTGTTGCAAACGTTCCAGCACGTATTGAAGAACTTCGCAAAGAAGGTCATTGCATCTACACAGGTAGACGCCGTAATAGTGAAGGTAAACGTGTTAACTATTACACAATGGGACCAGCAACTAAGTCTCTAGTGCAGTATGCTTTGGCTGCCGGCTATTCTTTTAGCCGCCGTCACAATGGTAACCCATTGACAGCCTAAGTTCGTAGGATGCCTTCGGGCATCCTTTTTTATTATTTGGAGAGCAAATGGAAATTTCAATAAAAAAAGAAGAGTTACAAAAAAAGAGTCTATTTGTAGCCACACCTATGTACGGTGGAAACAATCACGGGTTGTATGCTAAAGCCTGTTTAGACTTGCAAGCGATTTGTATGCAGTATGGAATTCGAATTAAGTTTTCGTTTCTCTTCAATGAATCCTTAATTACTCGTGCTAGAAATTATCTTGTTGATGAATTCTTGCATCGTTCAGACTGTTCACATCTATTATTCTTAGATGCCGATATTCACTTTAACCCACAAGACGTTATTGCTATGTTAGCAATCGACAAAGAAGTTATTGGTGCACCATATCCTAAGAAAGCAATCAAGTGGCGTTCAGTTGCAAAAGCACTTGAAAGAAACCCAAAGATAGAGCCACAAATGTTAGAGAACGTTACTGGTGACTATGTTTTTAACCCAGTAAAAGGTACTGCACAGTTTAACGTAACAGAGCCTTTAGAAGTTATGGAAATTGGTACTGGCTTTATGATGGTTAAACGTGAAGTATTCCCTAAGTGGGAACTTGCATATCCAGAGTTTCGCTATAAGCCAGACCACGTTGGTCAAGCACACTTTGACGGTACTCGTTACATTCACGCATATTTCGATACAGTTATTGACGAGAAATCTGAAAGATATCTATCAGAAGATTATATGTTCTGTCAATGGTGGAGAAACATCGGTGGTAAAATCTGGTTATGTCCATGGATGAAAACAGACCATATCGGTACTTATCACTTTAAAGGTGACATGCCAGCAGTCGCTAACTTTGTTGGAGAACTGTAATGCAAACCGCCATTGATGTTGTAAAGGCTTCTCAAACAGCAACAACTGGCGGTCGTAAGTTTGATGGTAATAAACTAGAATATGGTTTGTTACCGCCTCTTGCCCTAAAAGAAGTTGTGAAAGTTCTTACTTTCGGTGCACAGAAGTATGAAAGAGATAACTGGAAACATGTACCGGATTCTAAGCGCAGATACTTTGATGCAATGGAACGACATATATGGGCATGGAAAGAAGGTGAACAACTTGACCCCGAAACTGGTATGAATCATTTAGCACACGCAATGTGTTGTTTAATGTTTTTATACGAACATGACGTTAAATATTCCCTTGACACAACACATGAAAAAGGCTATAATTAACTTTTACATTATGGAGAACAAATGAAATTATCAAACGAAACAATAGATACCTTAAAGCATCTCGCTGGTATCAATCAGAACATTGAGTTCAAGAAAGGTAAAGTACTTAAAACTGTTTCACCTTTGAAGAACATCATGGTCAAAACAACAGTCAAAGATGACTTCCCCGAAGATTTTTGCATCTATGATTTGAATGAGTTCTTAACAGTACATACATTGTACAAAGATACTGAACTTGATTTCAAAGGTAATGATGTAGTTTTCAAGAGTGCATCTACGAAAAGCAAAATCACATATCGCAAAGCAGAAAAGAACAATATCGTTTGTGCACCGGACGGTGATTTAGAGATTGAAGAAACTCTTGCAGAAGTAACTCTGACAGAAGATAATCTAAACTCAATTATCAAAAGCGCACATGTCTTAAAACACGATTCAATTACAATCGAATCTGACGGTAAGAAAGTATATGCTACTTCTTATGAAGAAAAGAATGATGCCTCACATATCAATAAGATTGAAATTAGTACATATGAAGGTGATGCATTTAAAGCAACATTCAAAACAGAGAATCTTAAATTGATTCCTGGTAAATATGATGTTATCTTCAGCGAAAACTTTGCCCAATTCACTAACTCTGCAATTGATTTAGTTTATTGGATTACACTTGAATCTTGGGAGTAATTATGTCATTAAAAGTAAATACGTTATACGGTACATTCGATGAAGAACAACTCAAAGACCTAAAAGGTAACATTGAAGAGATTGTTCTTTGTATGACAAAAGTACAAGCAATTAATGAATCTATTTCAGATATTGTTAACTTGACATTTGATTCTACAAAGATTCCTAAGAAAATCATCAAGAAAATGGCAAAAGTAAAGTTCAAACAAAACTTTAGTGCAGAAGTTGCAGAGAGTGCAGAGTTTGAAACACTTTACGGTGCTGTGCAGGAAGTAAAATGAGTCGTAGAACTTTCTTAAGAAGTTTCGGTTTGCTAGGGGTAGCAGTTGCGGGAGCATCTGCCGCCATGGCAAATACAACTCCTGTTGTTATACCTACACCTGAGCCAATAAAGAAAGATTTTGCACACCTTGCACCTGAAGGTGATGTTACTGGCATACTAACTCTTGCGGCTGATAATAGAGCACGACAAGAAAAAGAAGCACAATCTAACATGGGTGGTATGTATATTATACCTAGTTTCAATCCTACGAATCAAGTATCTATGACGGTTGGTAAAGATGATAGATTGTGGCTTAAAATTGGTGATAAGTGGAAACGTGTAGCACTTGATGCTTAATTTTTTATATTATATTATGGAGTATTTGAATGAAAGACCACATGTTATGGGTGGAGAAGTATCGCCCACATAAAATTGAAGATTGTATCCTACATCCTTCAATCAAAGAAACTTTTCAACAATATGTAAAAGACGGTAAGATTCCTAATCTGCTACTTGCTGGCGGTCCTGGTATCGGTAAGACAACTGTTGCAAGAGCCTTGTGTGATGAAGTCGGTTGTGATTACCTAGTTATCAACGGTTCAGACGAATCCGGTATTGATACTTTCAGAACTAAAATAAAACACTACGCATCCTCGATGAGTTTTGGGGGTGGGCGCAAGGTTATCATCATAGATGAGGCTGACTATCTAAACCCAAATTCAACTCAGCCAGCGTTGCGTGGTGCAATGGAAGAGTTCTCTAAGAACTGTTCTTTCATCTTCACATGTAACTATAAGAATCGTATCATTGCACCGTTACATTCTAGATGTGCAGTAGTTGACTTTAAGACTAACGGTTCTAAGAAAGAACTAGCAACACAATTCTTTAAACGAGTTGAATATATACTCGATGAAGAAAACATATCATTCAAGAAACCTGTAGTTGCCGCTTTAGTTGCAAAATACTTTCCTGACAATCGTAGAATTCTAAATGAATTACAAAGATATTCTGCCGGTGGAACTATTGACGAAGGTATCTTATCTTCTGTAGGCGAACTTCAGTTAGCTGAACTTATCAAAGCGTTCAAAGAAAAAGACTTTGGTGGTGTTCGTAAATGGGTTATTGGTAACTTAGATAATGACCCAACACGTATCTTTAGAACAATCTACGATACATTGTATGATGAATTGAAACCTAATTCTGTACCAGAACTTGTTCTAATTCTTGCAAAGTATCAATATCAAGCGGCATTTGTTGCAGACCATGAGATTAATCTGATGGCTTGTTTTACCGAAATTATGATTAACATGGAATTTAAATAGGAGGAATATATCATGGTACAATCAACATCCAAATTTAGAAAAGAACTAGCAATTTCTCAAGAGCCAGTAAAAGACTTGAAAATTATTGGTAAATATACTTATCAAAAAACAATAGATACTGATTTTTGGTTATCTATGAAAGTAACTCCAGTTCAAAGAAATACTGAAGAAAGACTTAAGAAACCAGAAATACTTGAAAATTTAAGTACTCTTCGGCCTTGTCATTTGCATGTTGCGGTGGGTATTTTAACAAAAAATTCAGAATATCTAGGAACAAAATATAACAAAGGTCAAGTTTTTCTAATAGATGGGTGCACAAGGCAATTAGCACAACACCGTGGACTCGTTGATGCACGACCTGAACATATCTATGCTTCAGTTTATGAAGCTGAGACCATAGAAAAAATGGAAGAAATTTATCGTACATATGATAATAAAATAGCAGTTGAAACCACTCAAGACACAGCAAGCGGCATTTTAAGAGCAATTGGTTACGAAGCAAAGAGCAGTAAAATTAAAAATGGTAAATTTATATCTGCTCTTAAAGTCGTTAATGATATTCACTTCGGAATAAAAAAACCATTAAACAAGGATCATGCATTAAGAGATGCAATTGTTGAATTTATCAATGAATTTGTAATTGTTGACAATATTATATCCATTAAGAAGAAGGTTTGGGAAGGTGACCATGGTCTTCTAGCCGCCGCTCTAATGGCATATAGAACATATGCAAATACCGACAAGAGAGACAAAGTAGACCAGTTTTTTACAGATATCGCTCTTGGGAATTCCGGTGTTTGTGTAGAAGGTGTAACAGACGGTATTACTTTTGCTATCAAAGAACTTGAAACACACAAAGAAATTCCAAAAACTGCCGGTGAATGGAACAAAGGCGAAACAATGAGAAAGAGGATTTCTCATATATTATATTGCTTAGAACAACATTTAAAAGGTAAGAAGTTTAAACAGCTTGGTGGTGGTTGGGAAAAAGTTGCTAACGAATGGTTCTCAAAGCAAGACGCCATAGTAAGGAATGTACATTTAAACACTAATATGGTAGCAATGTTTAACCTACAAACTGAAGATGCCAAGTCTAAAAGAGCAAAAAATTTAGTTCAATTTATAAAGGACAAATCAAAAAAGAATTCAGTCTGAAGATTACATTTGTTGAAAATAAAAAATATATTATGAGGTTTTGAAATGCCGGACATGTTTAAGGAGATTATACCCTCCATACTTCAAACTAAGAAATGTGTAATAAATGACGAAGTAGACCGTAAGGATTATAAGTCATTTATCATTAATCGTTCTCTGTCTTATCACAGCGATTGCGTATTGTTTGTCAATGAAATCAACAAGTTCCCTGAACTTGATGTGGATATGCAATACCAGTATCTTCTAAATACCATCAGACCTATGAAACGAAAATTTCAACCGTGGCAAAAGTCTGATAAAGAAAAGAATATTGATGTAGTGAAAGAGTTCTTTGGCTACTCAAATGCTAAGGCCAAAGAGGCTTTACGTATTCTTACCGATGAGCAAATCGCTGAAATAAAAATAAGAATAGATAAAGGCGGAATGAAAAAATGATTAATATTACCGATTTAGTTGAGGTGACTTTGAATGAAAAAGATGATTTTCTCAAAGTCAGAGAGACTCTAACTCGTATCGGTGTAGCATCCAAAAAAGACAGAACACTATACCAATCTTGTCATATCCTGCACAAGAAAGGTCTTTACTACTTAGTTCACTTCAAAGAACTATTTGCACTTGATGGAAAGCCTACCGATATCACAGAAAACGATTTATCTCGTAGGAACGCTATTGCAAACCTATTAGAAGATTGGGGTCTGATTAAGATAGTCAAAAAAGAACAAACAGCAACACCAGAGCCAATCTTTTTGTCACAAGTCAAAATTCTGTCTCACAAAGAGAAGAATGAGTGGCAATTAGTACCGAAATATAATATCGGTAAAAAACCTCAAAAGGATTGACATCTAGTATAAATACTAATATAATTATGTGTCGTGCTAATTCTAGGCGACAATTTTTTAAACTTGCTTTTTTAAGGAGAAAACTATGCTATCACTAGCAGATATTAAATCGTTTCAAAAATCTTTTGACCCATTCGCTGTGGGCTTTTTTGATGACTTACACGGTCTTGCCCAACTAGCGGCAAAAAACCTCCCCAAATATCCACCATACAATATCAAACAAGTTGACGATAACAAATTCGTCATCGAGATGGCAGTCGCCGGATTCTCAAAACAAGATATTGAAGTGACACTCAAAGGAAACTCTTTGGTTGTTAATGGTAATATCAATGACAATAAAGATGCTGAAGTTAAGGATCAATACCTTTATAAAGGAATTGCTGACAGAGCCTTCACGCACGAGTTCAAGATTGCCGATAAGGTTGAAATCAAGAACGCTGAAATGGTCAACGGTATGTTGAAAATTTGGTTAGAGAATATGGTAAAAGCACAAGATGCGGTCAAGAAAATAACCATAAATACCAAAGATGAATAACTACTGGCCCGTATCAGACGAAGAATGGGAACGTCTAAATTACCCTGAGAAGTTCCAAAACAAGAAGTAATTCCTGTTGCGGAAAAACAACAAGGGGTCTTGACAGACCCCTTTTTTTATAGTAGAATACAACCATGAAAACGAATAAACCAATTCTAATTGAACTGCGTTCGCTAACGAACACAAAGCAAACTTACTGGACTTACTCTAATTGGGAAGAGAAAGAGATAGACGGTGAGATGTTTACTCCTGTTACAAAGTTTATGCCTAATCAAAAACATAATACTGAATTGCATTATGTTAGGTCAAACAGTTTGGAAAAGATACGAGAGTTTTAATTTCTGGCGTTCGTTCAATGGATAGGACAGGATTCTTCTAAAGTCTTAATAGAGGTTCGATTCCTCTACGCCGGACCAACCTGGTATAGCATAGTGGTAGTGCCGAGAACTCATAATTCTTACGGGAAAGGTTCGAATCCTTTTGCCAGGACCATTTATTTTCGGTAATGATGTAGTAAAAACACAACAAATGTATTGACAAGAATTAAAAATTGCTATATAATAGAGACTTATTAAATTAATTAAGAAAGAAATAAAAATGTTTACGAAACCGACATCCCATATAAGTTATCGCACAGAGATTTGCGATAATCAATCATGGGCCTTCCCAAAAGGGGTTTCTGTATAAGTTTTTAATCTAAGAGATTATACACAAACCCCTAGCGTAAAAACTAGGGGTTTTTTGTTTTTGGAAGTTGATGCAGGTGCGTTGGTGCGCCGACCAGCCTTGAAAACTGGGTTCTCAGAAATGGGATGGGGTTCGACTCCTCCGACTTCCGCCAGTATTTTGGAAGATGTGTTGCAAGGTGCGACAGAGGTTTGCTAAACCTTCGTTCAGAAATGGGCAGATAGGTTCGATTCCTATATCTTCCGCCAGGATATGTACGTGTGACCCGAAAGGCTAGGGAGCAGATTGCAAATCTGTTTTATGTAGGTTCGATTCCTATCACGTACTCCAAAATTATTTTGTTGTAATCTTGCAACAAAGTATTGACAAATGATTTTTAGTGTGTTACACTAGAGTCTGTTCTTTAAAAATTTGAGGTAGTTTTTGCTCGGTTCGTCTATCGGTTAGGACACCGCTCTTTCACGGCGGGAAGACCAGTTCGATTCTGGTACCGAGTACCATTTGTTTTGCTGACGTAAGCCATGGGGGAAACGTCAACCCTGAGTAACTGCGTATATAAACGGTAAGGTGGCCACTAATTCCGTTGAACGTAGCAAATAGTGCGTCAGCAAAACAAATGGTATTATTGGGGATATAACTTAACGGCTAAAGTAACTGGCTTTTAACCAGTAAATCAGAGTTCGATTCTCTGTGTCCCTACCATATAAAAACACATTGCCCTAGAAGCGGTGAGATGAATGACACAATAGGCTCACAAGGGGTGTCGCAATGTGTTTTTATATGGTCTCATAGTATAGCCTGGTGATTACAGCGGCTTGTCACGCCGTCAACAGGGGTTCGAATCCCCTTGGGACCGCCAGATTTTGTGGCATTTGCACAGTCACCAAGATAGTGCATTGTAAGTCCAATCTAATATTCCTCAGTAGCTCAGAGGCAGAGCAAAGCACTGTTAATGCTTGGGTCCGTGGTTCGATCCCACGCTGAGGAGCCAAATAACTCGGTATAGGCTAGCCCGGTCAAGTCACCTGCTTTGGGAGCAGGATATCGCAAGTTCGAATCTTGCTACCGAGACCAATATAATGGAGATGCCGCCGCAATGGTGTGGCAGGGGACTGTAAATCCTCCGACTTCGGTCACGATTGGTTCGATCCCAATCATCTCCACCATTTAGGAAAATTATGAATTATATCATAACATTTTTAGCAGTATTCATTACAGATATCTTGTATTGTTTTTTTATAAAAGCAATGAGCGAAGATAAAATGTTTCTTGCAAGTATCTGGAGTTGCTTAGTAACATTTGCCGCAAGTGTAGCGGCAATTAATTATATTGATGACCATACAATGATAATTGCATCTGTATTAGGTGCATTTTGTGGTACATATGTTGCAATGAAGTTGAGAAAAACATTATTGGGGGATTAGTGATAATGGGAGCACATGTGCTTTGCAAGCATGAAGTAGGAGTTCGATTCTCCTATCCTCCACCAAATCTCACCCTTACATACGGTGTACAATAGGAAAAGTAGTATGTAATATGGTGACGTAGCTCAACGGTAGAGCATTTCCTTCATACGGAAAAGGTTGTGGGCTCGGTTCCCTCCGTCACTACCAAATTGTTGGGGATTAGTTAAATGGTATAACAATGGATTTTGATTCCATCATCATAGGTTCGATTCCTATATCCCCTGCCAAACGGTCTTTAGTAAAATGAATATTACACCTTGCTACGAACGAGGAAGTGGGAGTTTGATTCTCTCAGGACCGTCCAATTAGCCCTTATAGTATAGTGGTATTACAACGGATTTGTAACCCGTTGACGGGAGTTCGATTCTCTCTTGGGGCACCAAATACATACCCCGTTAGCTCAATGGCAGAGCAAAGTGCTGATAACGCTGAGACAGAAGTTCGATTCTTCTACAGGGTACCAATATCTCTCGCAAGTGTTCCGGTAGCACAAGGTTCTCCAAAAGCCTTGGACGGGGTTCGATTCCCTGGCGAGAGGCCAATTATCTTAGAAATCCTTGTATCTCGCTGATTGCATCTTGAATTGCATCGGATGAATAGAAGTAATCTAAAAGATTTTCCGACATAAGATTGAGAATTTCAATTCTTCTTTCCATGTTCTTACGAGTATTCTTCAAGTTGTCAATATGGTTCTGTGTGAACTTTTGCAACATGTTTTCTTTTTTCTTTGATTTGATTCGTACAACAATCAATTCAAATTTGTGTATTTGTTTACTTATTTCGGCAATGTTATTGTTGACGTTTTTAATACCCTCAATAATATCACCTTTCATCATCATAATTAAATCATCCGTAATAGGATCCATTTTGTTTATGAAATGGTGCAACAGATTAGCAAGTTCATTCATAACTTCGGCATTTATGTCTCTAGGTTGTTCGTAATTGCCGGTAGCATCATAATTGGCTCGTCTTTGAGGATCGCTAAGGATCTCATAAGCCATTTTAATTTTTTTAAACGTTTCTTCATCACCACCTTTGTCTGGATGATGTATTTGTGCTAAAGTTCTGTATGCATGTTTAATTTCTTCACTTGTACAGTCTGGTGATAATTCCAGTAGTTTGTATAGGTCCATGATGTTTAAATAGTAGTTGTTAGTTATTTATTGTTGTAAAAGAGAGGTGTTCTATGAGAGATTTCGATGTACAAAAAGTCAAAGATTTTATCTTGTCTCAAGGTCCAGATACTAGAGTATATCTTGGTGCCGACTCAGAACGTCTTAGAGTTAATGGTGTATGGTATGCCGACTATGCACTTGCCGTTGTTGTTCATATTGATGGTTGCCATGGTTGTAAGATTTTCGGTTTTGTAGACCGTGAATTAGATTACGACCACAAGAAAAGTAAACCAGCAATGCGTTTGATGACAGAGGTATATAAAGTATCTGAATTGTTTCAAGAAATGGCAGATGTCTTAGAAGACCGCCATGTCGAAGTACATTTAGACTTAAATAAATCTGATGAATTTGGTTCTTCTTGCGTTGTGCAACAAGCAATAGGATACATCAAAGGTACATGTGATATCACTCCTATGGTGAAACCAGATGCACCTGCCGCAAGTTTTTGCGCTGACAGATTGAAAAGAATCTTGGCAGAGCAGGAATAAATAATGGAGACTATAGTGTAACGGTTTAGCACCCGACTCTGTGAAAGTCGTAGAATGGGTTCGTCTCCCATTAGTCTCCCCAAACTTTGTTAAGGAAAATTATGAAAATAGGTGGTATCTATTATGAGATTCTTCATAAGACAAATGAAGAAATGAATGGCAATATTGGTCTTGCTGATTTCAATAGACAAGAAATTAGCATCAATACTGACCATACAATGCAAACTCAAAAAATTGCTTTAGTGCATGAGATTTTGCACATACTAGACAGCACCTATCATCTTAAATTAACCGAAGAACAAGTAATCTATACCGCACATGCGCTAATAGGTTTCATTGAAGATAACAAAGATTTTCTGACCGATTTATTATAAAGGAATATTATGTACACACCCTTGCATGACAAGATTATCGTTCAACGACTTGAAAAAGTCAATCAAACCGCTTCCGGTATTATACTCAAATCTTCACCCGAACCAGATAGAGCAAAAGTTGTTTCTATCGGTCCTGATGTTGAAGAAGTTGCTGTAGGAGAAGAAATTCTCGTAAACTGGAACGGAGCAATTAAAGTAAAAGATGACTTATATACTTTAAAAGTAGAACACGTTGTAGGTGTTTTTGAAGATAATGCCTCGGTAGTTTAATGGTAGAACGGCATCCTTACACGGTGCATACGGGAGTTCGATTCTCCAACGAGGTACCAGATGCAACTTTAGCTGATGTGGTCATAGCGGTGGTTTGAAGAGCCATTGAAACAGGTTCGATTCCTGTAGGTTGCACCAGATGCCCTGGTGGTGGAATTGGTAGACACACTGGTATTAGAAGCCAGCGCCAAAAGCATGAGAGTTCGAGTCTCTCCTAGGGCACCAGTATAAATAAAGATTTAATAATATGCTACACCATGTCACATAAAGAACAAAGAGATTTTATTACTAAACTCAAAGAAAAATTCCCAAATAATTTCAGAAACATTAAAATGCTTGAAATTGGTAGTCTAGATATAAATGGATCTATTAGAGAGTATTTTGAAAACTGCAACTATATTGGTTATGATGTAGGTGAAGGAAAACTCGTTGATGTTGTTTATGATGGGATCACATTTAGAGCAGAAGATATAGAATTTGATACTACCGGAAGTTGTAATTGTTTTGAGCATAATCCTAATTGGGTATCCAATTTTAAAGATATGCACAGAATATTAAAATCTGGTGGTTTACATTTTATATCTGTACCGACAACAGGATGCCCTGAACATGGTACTGAAAAAGAAAAATCAGATGATAGTCCTTTGACGATTGCAAAAGGTGAAGGGTGGAAAGATTATTATAAGAATCTAACCGAAGAAGACTTCAGAGAAAACTTTAATTTAGATGAAATGTTTAGTGAATATAAATTTGAAGTAAACGATGAAGCTCACGATTTATATTTTTACGGTATTAAAAAATAAGCGGGTATGGTGCTAGTGGTAACACATGACTTTGCCAAAGTTAAGTTACGAGTTCGATTCTCGTTACCCGCTCCAAAGTCATTATAAATATATTGCGGGATGGTGAAATGGTATCACAGAGGACTCATAATCCTCAGTTCCTCGTTCGAATCTTGGTCCCGCAACCAAAAACTACTTCAAATTTAATATTTGTTCAGCTTCTTGTATTCTTGTTCTGGTACTTCTGCTACCTAAGATTACAAGTATCTTATCATCCGTCAACATTACAATACACCCACCTGCGGGAAACGTCCATCCAGTCTTACTGACTTGAATATTGGTATGTTTTTCTGTAAGTGGGTTTGTGTTTGTGTAATCTACCCATTTATCATTGATTAGAATTTTAGTTCTATATTGTTTGCTTAATGATATCAAAGGATAATTTTTTGCTTCTTTGACGAGTAACATTAAGTCTTTTGCCGTACTGATATTTTCTTTATCTAATCCTGTTGGCTCAATAATTTTAGTATTCTGCATACCTATTTGAATTGCTTTATTATTAATTGCCTCAATACAAGCATTTAAACCACCGGTATAATTTTGACATAAAGTTAAAGCGGCACGATTATCTGACGATACTAATGCCATCTCTATCAAATCTTTTCTTGTAGTCTTTTGATTTTTTCTTGGTAACTTATCTCTTAGTTCTGTAGTAAGAGTTAAGACTTGTGTTAAATCTTGTTTAGCATCTATTACTACCATTGCAGTAAGTAATTTTGTGATACTAGCGATTGAACGCACTTCATCTATATTTTGAGATGCTATAATAGTGCCATTAATATCAGCCAATAGCCATGACTTTGCTGTTAATGTTTTTGCATTACAGAATAGTGAAAACGTTAATAGACAGATAAATAATAGACGAGACAAATAAAACCTCTTTTTGCATTGATGAATGAATATTTATGGACGTTCATATACACTCATTTCAACAATCAAATGCGCTTCACAACAAAACTTTTAGAACATTTAGAAACAATAGAAAATGTCGGTAAATTTTTTCTGATGTTTTTTATATTTGGTATATCAGTCACCGTTTTTGTTTTACTATTCCTCTGGTGGGCTTTCAAAAGTAGGCTTCTGTGACCTTTCAATATAGTTTAGAATTTCTCTTTTACGAAGTTCTTCATAACGATATTGATTAGTGTGGTGCATTAAATCTGGATATCTTTTTTGTGCATCATTTGCAACTACAGCAAAAATGCATCCTGCGGCAAACAAAATAATTAGAAAAAGACCACCAAAATAAGCATCAGCTTTTAGTGTTCGCATTAAGGCTTCTTTTCTTCTTAAAGCGGCCGCTTCCATTTTCATTCTCTTGGCAATAAGAACTTTTTCTTGTTTACCAAGTTCATCCATCATTTTGTTTACATCAGACCATAGAGCACCAAGTTCCGGTGGGCTTTGGTATACAACAAGCTCACGTAAATCGACACTCATTTGTTCTAATTTCTTTTTCATTAAAACTCGTTGTAATGCACGTTTACCTATACTAGCATCACCTTCATAGATATGTGTTTGACTATGCTTTTCTTCTTCCTCTAGGACAGTTTTGCATTTGTGGAAAGCATCAAAGAATTCGCCAAGTTTTTCACCGATTTCTGAATACACATCGTCAGTTTCACCGCCCTTTTTATTGAGTTCGATGATTTCATTTTTCTTTTCTTGTAATTGTTTCTTTTGCTCGTATGTAGGAGGCTTATCTTTATGATTGGCGTGGAACTGCTTATCAAGGTCGTCAAGCACTTCTTTAACATTGCCTGCCGCACCTTTGATATCTTTGTAGAGTTGACAACCTTTTTTAACCGCCGCAACAGCGGCATTCGCCATAGCGAATAGTGTAATTGGATCCATGTAGCGTTATGATTACCAGATTTAATAGTCAAAATACATGGTAAAGATAACAGGAACTGCTTGACAGTTCGGACGATTTCATATATAATAGATGAACTATCTATTTATGCGTGGTTAGTTTAATGGTAGAATTAGAGCCTTCCAAGCTCAAGACAGGGGTTCGATTCCCCTACCACGCTCCAACATTATAAGGTTATTATGATTCAAATATTGAAATTGGTTACAGGTGAAGAAGTTTTGGGTGAAATCACTAAGACCGACAAAATCCTCACAGTTAAAAATCCGGTAGGTGTCGTTGCCGTTCGTGGTAAAGATGGGCAACCGAACATCGGATTTTCACCATTTCCACTACATGCTGATCCAGTCAAAGATTTAACTATTGACTTTTCGGTCGATTCTGTAGTATACTCATACACACCAGCACAAGATTTTATTGATAACTACAATCAAATCTTCGGTTCAGGCATCGTACTTCCAAAACCAAAAGAAATTATCCTAGGATGAACTTTTACACAAGCGTTCACGTTATCGGCAATAACGTAATGTTTCGAGGTATCAGAAATGGTAAAAGAGTCAGACAAAAGATTGAATACTCACCATCTCTGTATCTTGAAACAAAAAAAGATTCCAAATACAAAAGTCTGCAAGGTCTAAACTTAGAGCAAAGAAAATTTGAAACTATCCGTGATGCTAGAGACTTTCTAGACGGTTGGCGAGATGTTTCTAATGCACCTAAGATATATGGTCAGGCTCGTTTTGAATATGCTTATATCACAGACCATTACCCTGGTTTGATTGATTACGACTTTGAGCATGTAAGAGTTGCCGTAATTGATATCGAGGTCGGTTCAGAGAATGGTTTTCCTGACCCATACGAAGCGACAGAACCCATCACAGCAATTTGTATTCAATGGGTCAATGGTAAGACCTATGTTTTTGGCTGTGGCGACTATGAGACTAAAGGTGACGAAATTTATGTGAAGTGTAAAGATGAATATGACCTTTGCAAAAAATTCGTAATGCTATGGGCTGAAGATCCACCAGATATTCTATCCGGCTGGTACATGAAAGACTTTGACGTACCATATCTCGTCAATCGTTTTAGACGTATTGTAGGCGAAGATTTCGCAAAACAACTTTCACCATGGAACATAATCAAAGAACGTAAGACTATCATTAATGGTAAACAAGTTCTTTATTACGAATTACTTGGTGTCTCTTGTCTCGATTATATTGACCTATACAAATGGTATGCTCCTAACGGTAAGTCACAAGAAAACTATCGTCTAGAAACTATTGCACAAGTTGAATTGGGTGAAGGTAAGTTATCGTATGATGAATATGATAATCTACACACATTGTATAGACTCGACTATCAAAAGTTTATCGAATATAACATCAAAGACGTTGGTCTTGTAATGAGACTTGAAGAAAAGTTAAAGTTACTTGAACTTGCCATCTCTTTGACCTATGATACGAAATCAAATTACGATGATGTGTTTGCACAGACTCGTATGTGGGATGCATTGACTTATTCTTACCTAAAAGAGAAAGATATCATTGTACCGCCACGTATTGTTAAAGACAAAGATATGGCATTTGAAGGTGCGTATGTAAAAGAGCCTCAAGTAGGTTTCCATGAGTATGTTGTTTCGTTTGACTTGAATTCTCTGTATCCTCATTTAATGATGCAATACAATATCAGTCCTGAAACTCTTATTGAGCCTGAAGAATATGATGATGAAATGCGAGCCGTAATTTCACAAGGTATTAATGTTGATAAACTTTTATCAAAGAGTATTGATATGTCTTCTTTACCAAAAGATGTTGTTATAACACCGAATGGTCAGTTCTTCAGTAAAAATATTCGTGGTTTCTTACCACAGATGTTGGAAGAGATGTATGAAGATAGAAAGAAGTTTAAGAAACTATACCTACAAGCAAAACAAGAACTAGAAAACGAAAAGGATGTCTCTAAACACTATGAAATTGAAAAGAAAATTGCAAGATATAATAATCTACAACTTGCAAAAAAAGTGGGTCTCAACTCTGCCTATGGTGCTCTTGGGTCTCAGTACTTTCGCTTTTTTGACCTTCGGTTGGCTCTGGCTGTTACTACGGCTGGTCAGTTAAGTATTCGTTGGATTCAAGATAAGATTAATGATTACATGAACAAACTGTTGAAGACAGAAACTGATTATGTAATTGCATCTGATACTGATTCAATCTATTTAAGACTTGGTGACTTGGTCAAAAAAGTTTATGGTGTGGATGGTGAAGTATCTTTACCTAAAACTAAGATAATCGACTTTATGGACAAGGTTTGTAGAGACAAACTTGAGCCTTATATTGATAAGTCTTATAAAGAACTCGGTGATTATATGCAAGTGTTTGCACAAAAGATGCAAATGAAACGTGAATCACTTGCCGACAAGGGTATGTGGACTGCAAAGAAACGATATATTCTTAATGTGTATGATAATGAAGGTGTTCGATATAATGAGCCAGACCTTAAGATTATGGGTCTAGAAGTTATTAAATCATCTACACCATCCGCTATCCGTGTTAAGATGAAAGAGATGATTGCATTGATAATGAAAGGTACCGAAAAAGATATTCAGAAGTTCATCAAAGACTTCAAGAAAGAATTCAAAGCGATGCCAGCAGAAGAGATTTCCTTCCCAAGAGGTGTGAATGGTATAAAGAATTATTCTAATGCCGGTGGGCAACTCTATATAAAAGGTACACCTATTCATGTCAAAGGCGCAATTCTTTATAATCACTATCTAAAACAAATGAAACTTACCAAAAAGTATGAATTGATTAAAGAAGGTGAGAAGATTAAGTTTACCTATCTGAAAGAACCTAATCCATTCAAAGATTCGGTAATATCATTCCCAAGTCGTATTCCTGCCGAGTTTGGGCTTGACAAGTACATAGACTATGAGTTACAATTCGAAAAGACATTCTTAGGACCTATGCAGACAATTCTTGATTGCGTTGGCTGGAGGGCTGAGAAACTTAATACGCTAGAAGGATTCTTCAAATGATTTTTTTAACTTTACTTACCGCTTTATCACTTTCCGGTGTAGCGGCATACTATTCAGTAATAGGACTTACTGCAATTTTCCCTGGTTCTTATTGGCCTATTATTGTAATGGGTTCTGTCTTTGAAGTGGCAAAACTTGTCACAATATCATGGACATATAGAAATTGGGAGACTGCACCGAGAAGTCTTAAAGCACCTTTTGTCACAGCAGTTGTTATTTTGATGTTCATCACATCAATGGGTATCTTTGGGTATCTATCAAAAGCACACTTAGAACATTCAGCAGACTTAGGTCCTATTGTTGACAAAGTGGCAATCATTGATGAGAACATAAAAGTTGAAAGGGAAAACATTGAAACTGTCCGTAAAAATCTCAAACAAATGGATGATAGCGTTGAACAAATTATGGGTAGAACGGATACAGAAAAAGGTGCCGAGAAATCCAATTTTATACGCAACAGTCAGAAAGCAGAACGTAGCCGTCTACTTAACGAAATCACCGTTTCGCAACAGAAGATTGCTGTTCTCAATACTGAGAGAGCACCGATTGCGAACGAGCTTAGAAAGGCAGAGTCGGATTTTGGGCCGATAAAATATATTGCAGAGTTAATCTATGGTTCTGGTGACCGAGATGTGATTGACAAAGCAGTTCGTCTAGTCATAATGTTAATTATGATTGTGTTTGACCCATTAGCAGTATTGCTTTTAATTGCCGCTAATCGTTCTATCAAAGAACAATATGATGAGATGTCAGTTAAGAAGTGGTTCAAAAAAGAAGAACCTAAAGAAGAACAGAAACCAACAACGTTTGTAAATGAAGTCACACCGAACATAACAACACCTCCGTTATGGACAACAGTTCAAGTTGATAAAGAGAATATAGCAAATATAGCATCACCTGGAGTCGCATCGACTACATATGATTATTCAGTTCCTTTTGCCTTTGAAAAGGCGAAAGATATAGCAAGTGGTAAGTTTTAATAGGAGAACATTATGGGAAAAGCGTTAGAGAAAGCAACAATTAGTGAGAAGTTGGCAAAAGTAAATGATAGTTTTACTGTCAACATGTATGACAATGGTTTTATGTTTGAAATCTCTGGTCGTGATGATACAGATGATTGGAAAAGCGCAAAGATTGTTGTGAATACAATTGAAGACCTAGTAGACTTAATCAATGAGGCACAAACTCTACCAAGAGATTAATCTATGAGTATACTTGAGAAGTTAAAGAAGAACACCAGTATCAAGGAATCTGCTGTTCTTTCTAAATCTAAGTTCTTCACAGAGAAGGACATGATTCCTACTTCAATTCCTATCATCAACGTTGCACTTAGCGGTGCACTTGATGGTGGGTTAACACCTGGTCTCACAATGTGGGCCGGTCCTTCAAAGCACTTTAAAACTGCTTTTAGTCTTCTAATGGCAAAATCTTACTTAGACAAATATAAAGATGCGGCTCTCTTATTCTACGATAGCGAGTTTGGAACTCCTCAGTCTTACTTTGACTCGTTTGGTATTGACACTAATCGTGTTTTACATACACCACTTACTGACATCGAACAGTTAAAGTTTGATATTATGCAACAGTTAACTCAATTAGAACGTAAAGATAAACTGATTATCATTATTGATTCAATCGGTAATCTTGCATCTAAGAAAGAAGTTGACGATGCATTAGAAGGTAAGTCGGTTGCTGATATGTCTCGTGCGAAACAAGTCAAATCATTGTTTAGAATGGTAACACCTCATCTGACAATGAAAGATATACCGATGATTGTTGTAAATCATACTTACAAAGAAATCGGTATGTTCCCAAAAGACATTGTAGGTGGTGGTACAGGTTCTTATTACTCTGCGGATAACATCTTTATTCTCGGTAGACAACAAGAGAAAGAAGGCACAGAAGTTGTAGGTTACAATTTCATTATCAACGTAGAAAAGAGTCGTTATGTCAAAGAGAAATCTAAAATACCAGTTAATGTATCTTTTGATGGTGGTATTAGCAAGTGGTCTGGCTTACTTGATATCGCTCTCGAATCTGGTCATGTAATCAAACCTTCTAACGGATGGTATTCTAAAGTTGACCTTGATGGTGTTGTAGAAGACAAAAAGTATCGTTTGAAAGAGACTGATACAAAAGAATTCTGGACACCAATTCTTAGAAATGTAACATTTCAAGACTTTATCAAACAGAAATATCGAATAGCTACTGGTAATATTATGCGTGGTGATATTGAAGAAGCATTTGCAGTAGAAACTACTAATGGTGCTGAATGATAGACTGTATGATTCTAGGTGATAGCATTGCGGTCGGGACTGAAATGTTCCGACCTGAATGTGTTGCATACGCTAAAGGTGGTTGGAATTCTTGGCAATGGAAGAAAGATTATCTTCAAAATGATTTGACTGCTAACACAGTTATCATTAGCCTTGGTTCTAACGACCACAAAGGTGTTAAGACTAGAGAAGAACTAGAAATCATCCGTGGTAAAATTAAAGGTAGCAGAGTATTCTGGATTCTACCGGCAATCAAGCCTAATATTCAACAAATCGTAAAAGAAATTGCTGAAGAACATGGTGACACAGTTCTACCAATCACAAAATTACAACCAGACGGTATACATCCTAGTTGGGCGGGTTATAAAGAATTAGCCAGAGAAACAAAATGACAGAAGGTATTGACTATTGCTTTATCTATCCTAAAAATGATAAAACGGTAACTCACATCAAACTTTTAGATGGTGAATACAAAGATACCGTTTTTAAATATGGTAAAGTAAAAATAACGGAAGAAATAGACGGACCCCATTTACATTTTGCTTTCGATGTGTTAGAATCAACAGTCAAGAAGCCTAAAAAACTACAGAATGATGTTAATTTCAAACAGTATCTTGGTGATATGTTAGTTGAATTAATGAGTGATAATATTGACGAGGAAATAATTGATGAGACTAGAACAGACGATATTAAGGAACCTGATTTATAATGAAGAGTACATTCGCAAGGTACTCCCTTTCCTCAAAGATGAGTACTTCTCGGATTCAATTGAGAGGACAATTTTCAAAGAACTCAGCGCATTTGTTTCAAAGTACAATACTACACCAACGATTGAAGCAATTGGATTGGCCATCAAAGAGAGGAGAAATCTCTCAGATGCTGAAGTGGAGAAGTCAGAATCTTATCTACAAGAGATTGTATCGTCTAAGGGAGAAGAATCCAAGATTCAATGGCTTATTGAAAAGTCAGAAGCCTTTTGTCAAGAAAGGGCAATCTACAACGCAGTATTGGGGTCTATTTCTATATTGGACGGTAAGGACAAAACAAATGACAAAGGTGCGATACCCAAAATATTATCGGACGCTTTATCGGTAAGTTTTGACAATTCAATTGGGCATGATTACTTGGAGAACTCTGATGAACGATACGACTTCTACCACAGAAAAGAAGAACGAATTCCGTTTGACCTCGACATGTTTAATAAGATTACAAAAGGAGGTCTCCCGATTAAGACTCTTAATATTGCTCTTGCTGGCACCGGTGTTGGTAAGTCCCTTTTTATGTGTCATTGTGCCGCTGGAAATATGTCGATGGGTAGAAACGTTCTTTACATCACTATGGAAATGGCTGAAGAACGTATTGCAGAAAGAATAGATGCAAATCTATTGAATGTGACACTTGATGATTTGTTAGATTTACCTAAAGAGACTTATGATAAGAAAGTTGCGAATCTTAAGAACAAAGTAACAGGTAAATTAATCATCAAAGAGTATCCTACCGCATCTGCATCATCACTACATTTCAGAACCCTACTTAATGAACTTAATCTTAAAAAATCGTTTGTTCCAGATATCATCTATATTGATTATCTTAATATTTGTTGTTCTTCTCGAATTAAACCCGGTTCCAATATCAACTCCTACACCTACGTCAAATCCATTGCAGAAGAGTTGCGAGGTCTTGCCGTTGAATTCGGAGTACCAATTGTTTCTGCTACACAAACAACACGGTCAGGATATGGTAGTTCAGATCCAGGACTCGAAGACACGAGTGAGTCTTTTGGTTTGCCAGCTACAGCCGACATGATGTTTGCCTTGATTAGTTCTGAAGAACTTGAAGGACTCGGACAGATAATGGTCAAACAGTTGAAAAATAGATACACAGACCCATCACAATTCAAAAGATTTGTTGTAGGTATTGACAAACCTAAAATGAGACTGTATGATATTGATGATTCAGGTCAAACAGGTATCGTTGATTCAGGTATGCCATTTAAATCTGAAAGTCCTAAGAAAAAGTTTGAAGGTTTCAAGGTATAAATAAACGATGGGAGTCAATACACAAGCACTAATAGACGAGAAGGCGGCCTTTAACAAGGTCAAAAAACTTCTTGGCAATCCACAAACATTTGCAGAACCTGCAGGCTTTGATGTAGGATTCCCTGACTTTGGTTTTTCAGTATTTGTCAATAAGAAACGTGTTGACTTATTCTTTGAATATAAATCAAGTTATAAGGCTCAAATGGGTTCAATGAGAAACTGGACATTTGAGAAAGGTGTTTTTGATGCACCGGATGCGGAAACTTCACAAGAAAAACAGCAACTGCTAGAAGTTATGAACGCAACAAAAGCGGCAAAAGATAATGCTGAAAGATTGCTTGAAGACTTTCATAATTACTTTGACAATCCTAAAAAACCGATGTATAATATCACAAAGATTTCATCGGGTATGCTTTCAGTTGAAAAGAATCTTGCTATGAGAAAAGTTAGACTACAACACTTCTCAAACAATACTGAAAAGTTTTCAATTGCAAATATTGACAGCAGTAATCTTGGTGCTGAGATTCTAAATCACTATCACAAAAAGTTTATTAAGAATCTGAACAAAGAGGCAGACCATAGTATTCTTTTTATGATGCTAGATGATACAGTTTGGTTTGTTGAAGAGACCGGTAATCTAGATTTAGCAAGTAAAAAAGATGTTGCAAAGATGTTTGGTACTGAAACAATAACTCACTTAAATACTCTTAAAGCAAAGTTAGAAGTTCGTATTCAACCTAGAGGTTTAACCGGTGGTGCAAAAGCACCTTCAATTGATGTTATGGCTTCTTTTAGATTATCAGCAAAACCAGCAGGCGGAGTTAAAATATAATGGCACTAAGCGAATTCGATAAGATACTACAAGAGTATAAAGACTCTGATGATGACTTTGGCTTCTCTACAGTCAGTAAAGAAGAGTATGATGCAGTTGTAAGCAATACAAAAGCACAGACAGTTGAAGATTATCAAAAGAAACTCAAAGAACTTGAAAAGATTATTATCCCGTTTCTAAACAAACTACATAGTACAGGAGACAAAGAATATATCTTCTGGCCTAATCGTAAACCTATCATCGAAGAACAGATAAAGAGAATACTACAACTAACACGTTAATATTATGAAACCTTTGGTCACAGTCATCACGCCTACTACGGGCAATCAAGTGGTTCGACAAGCAATCGAATCAGTGAAAAATCAAACTTACGATAACATACAACATCTAGTTGTCACAGACGGCCCTCATGGTGCCGCTAAGATAATTTTAGATGATTATCCTGAGATTGACAAAATCAAACTACCTTATTCAACCGGTAAAGACCAATACAACGGTCACAGAATCTATGGTGCAATGACATATATTGCTAAAGGCGATTTTCTTTGTTTCTTAGATGAAGACAACTGGTACAAACATAATCATATTGAAGAACTTGTAAAAGTTATTGAGAAAGGTAATAAGTGGGCATACACGTTACGTAAAATTGTTGACCAAGAGGGTAAATATATATGTAATGATGACTGTGAATCTTTGGGTAAATGGACTTCTGTTATCAACGACCAGTTCATTGATGTTAACTGTTATATGATACCAAGAGTAGCCGCTTTAGGTTTTTCACCGTACTGGTATCGTAGAGCAAGACATCCACAAGAACAACCAGAGGTTGATAGAATTCTTTCACCGTTTATGATGCAGAATTTCAAAGAATTTGATTGCACATATGATTATACGGTGAATTACAGAGTTGCAAGTAGAGCAGATTCTGTACAAGCAGGTTTCTTTCAAAAAGGAAATGAAGTGATGTTAAAAAAATATAATGGGAAATTACCATGGCAACAAAAGACTTAATAATCGGTGCATTTAAAGGTTACAATTTTAAACAAGTTGAACCTTGGGTTAAATCTCTAAACGAATGTGGGTTTGAAGGCGATAAAGTAATTATCTCTATCAATTCATCTGTAGAAACAAATAAAAAACTTCAAGATGCCGGTATGACTGTGTTACCATCACAGACTCCTGGTAACATGATGTTTCACATGGAACGTTTCTTACATATCTATGACTATCTAAGAACACATGGTGAAAATTATCGCTACATACTTACTACCGATGTTCGTGATGTAATCTTTCAATCGGACCCTATGGATTATATTTCTAAGAGGATGCAAAATCCTTTGAATAAATTTATTGCCGTATCTGAATGTATTCAAATAGAAAACGAGCCTTGGAATCGAGATAATATTATTAAATGTTTTAATGAATATACATATAATAATATCAAAGGTGAAGAAGTCTTAAATGTAGGAACTCTTGCCGGCAAATCAGAATATATTAGAGACTTATGCGGGATGTTATTTCATATGTCTTCTAATCGTGCCGATTGGGTTGCAGACCAAGCCGCCTATAACGTAATGATGAATTATGAGCCATATAGAAGTCAATCTTTTGTTTCAGATTTAGATGAAGAATTTGCTTGTAACTTACATGTAACAAATAAACCGGATCAGATTGAACAATTTAGACCATTCCTAACATGTGGGGTACCAGAAATTACTGAAGATGCATTTGTTGTAACTGCAAAAACAGGAAGACCATATTCTATCGTTCATCAGTATGATAGAGTACCTGAATGGAAAAAAGCAATATTGAAGAGACTTGATATTGAAGATGCTGACGAATTTTTTACTTATAAGGTGTAAACATGGGAATGGTAAGAGAGAGTTTGATACTATATAAATTAATTGATGATAATGATTTTTTAGATTTCTCTACAAATATTAAAGTTGCGGATATTGGTGCCCAAACAATACATTTTGATGATAAACCATTCTTTGATATTATTTTAGAAAGTTTTGGCCTTGATAAATCAATATCAGAAAATTTTTATCACAACATGACAGCACGTTTCATGCATGAGTCTATGGGTTATACGTATGAAAGTTTTGATTTGGATTTGATTGATGATAAAGTTCATAAGACAGACTTAAATACCGATAAATGTAAACCAGAATTTAAAGGTTATTTTGACCTTGTTGTAAATTTTGGTACAACAGAGCATCTATGTGGGCAAACAAATGCTTTTACTTTTATGCACGACTTATGTAGACCTGGGGGAATCTTAATAAGTACACTACCTTGTAATGAGCCAAATCATGGTTTCTTTTCTTATAGTCCTGTATTTTTTGAATCTATGGCACACGATAATGGATATAATTTAATTGGTATATACTTACATGATGTTAGTGGTCTTGAAGCAGGACAATTAAAGCCATATACTGGTGCAGTTCCAAAAAAATATTGTTACATTAATGTAATAATGCAAAAAATAAATGATGCTGATTTCGTTGTACCTAAACAAGTTTTCAATAACGGTAGTTTTCCGGTAGCTTCAGCAACACATGGCGACACAATTATATTTAGGACAGATTAATATGGGTAATATATCAATAGTCACGGCGTTTTTCGATATCGGTAGAGGTGATTGGACCCCCGATAAAGGTTTACCGCACTATCTACAGAGAACAACAGATACATACATCGAAAGATTTAGTCATCTTGCAAAACTCAACAATGAATTGATTGTGTTCACTTCACAAGATTTAGTTGATAAGATTAAAGACAAATGTCCTGATAGAAGTGCAACAACACATTTTGTCATTATTGATTTTGACAATCAATTTCAAGAACAACGAGCATTTATAAGCAAGATTCAGAAAGACCCTAACTTTCAAAGAATGATTAACCCATATCAAGTTAAGAATCCTGAATACTGGTCTGCTGATTATGTTCTTGTCAATTATCTAAAGACTTTCTTTGTAGAATATGCAATTAAAGAAGGTTTTGCAACAAACGAAACAGTTTCATGGATGGACTTTGGCTATTGCAGAGAAGAATCTACATTGAATGGTAAAACAGAATGGGCTTACGACTTTGCTGAAGACAAGATACATTTCTTCGATTATAAAACATATAACGGGCAACCTATACAACAAATTATTGCCAACAATGACGTACACATACTAGGTGCTAAGATTGTAGCAAATAAAAACCTATGGCCTAAACTAAGAGAATTAATTAGCGGTGCATTTAAGAATCTCACCGATGCAAATCTAATTGATGACGACCAGACAATGATGTTATTAGCAACTTTGTATCAGCCGGATTTATTCGAACTACATAGAATAGTAGAGAGTGATCCATTTGTAATGTTTAGAGAATATTGTAATTAAGGACTAATATGACAACAAAAGATTTTTCGAAAGTGTACGTTTCAGGTGAAGGTTTACCGCAATACATTAACCAACTCGGTGAAGGTACTGTAGGACTTGAGTTAGGTGTTTGGACCGGTGAAAACTTTGCAAATATACTTCAACAATGTCCTGGCATCAAGACATTGTATGGTATGGATCCATATAAACCATATCAAGATTGGAACAGAATGATTACACAGGAAATGATTGATGATGTAAAACGTCAATCTATGGAAAATATTAAGTTATCCGGACATGAAGATAAAGTTCAATTTTACTTTAATACTGCCGCTGAAGGACTTGAATTAATACCTGATGGTTCATTAGACTTTATTTTCGTTGATGGCGACCATTCATATGAGAACGCTAAACACGATATTACAAACTATTATTCTAAAGTTCGTTCTGGTGGTTTGTATGCAGGACATGATTTTAGTCTTCCTGGTGTAACTCAAGCACTCAAAGAATTTATTAAAGAAGCAAATATTGATCCTAAGTCATTAATGTTTACCGCTAATGACGTTTGGTTGTGGTTCAAACCATGAGTTATGCCTTTGTTGTAACGTCTGCATTATGCCCCAATACGGGTGTTTTCACTAAAGAACAAAGGTACGAACAAACACTAAACACAATCAAATCAATCAGAAGTAAAGTATCAAATTCGTTTATTTTACTTTCTGATTCAGGTCCTAATGCGGTACCAGAAGAATGGGTTGAAAATCTAGCAAAATTATGTGACGATGTAATATTCGTCAAAGATTCTACGCTAGAGCAACTCAATATGTACCGTATGCAGACACCTGCTGAGATTCATAATATGAAAAATGCCTTGACCTATTTGAAACAATTAGGTCTTTATGGTGTCGACCGAGTATTCAAGATTACCGGTAGAGCAGAACTAACAGATGACTTCAACATTCTGTACTATATGACGAATACTATGCTTAAAGACAAATACGTATTTAAGAAAAGCGTTGATTCTTGGATGGGTAAAGGTCTAAAACTGTATGATACACGAATCTGGTCATTTGACTACTCTATCATAGACGAAGTTATCAAGATGCACGAGGGTGCTTTTAATACGGCTTGTAGTTCTGGTCTAGACCTAGAGCACGTATATTATCAACTTATTCCCCCAACAAAAGTGGTAGAAAAGGATGTTTTAGGTCTAAGATGTTTCGTAGCATCTGACGGTACGATACGTAACGATTAAAAAACGTATAAATACCAATACGGTAACCATAGTGTGTTACAATTCAAGGGAATTCAATGTTATCATTCAAGCAATTCATTCTATTAGAAGGTGGGAACATCAAGGCTAACGGTCATTCGGCTGAGCCTATTCAGATTCCACAAGGTCAACGCAAAGCAGTTCAAAAAGACATTCATGGGGTTGCAAAAGCGGTAGGAGATTCTTACCACAAAGCACACGGTGAGCACCTTTTTGGTAAAGACCACAAAGCATTAACAACCGGCTCTGCTTATGCAGGTTCTACACATCATACGATGGATAAGAACATTAGCGATACAGAGTTTCATCATGGTATGACAAAACCTGGTAAACCACATCCAGAATCCGGTGACGTTGACTTAAAAGTACCGCATCATACACTGGATAAGTTACATGCACACTTAGACCAACATGTTGGCAAGAAATTCGGACCGTATACGTTACTAGGCACAAAGAAAGGTGCGGGTCAGAGACATGCTATCATGCAACACAATAAGACCAAAGCAAAACATCAAATCGACTTTGAAGGTTCTGATTATGAAAAAGATGAACCGTCAAAGGGAGACCAGTTTACACATAGTTCTAACTGGCATGATAGAAAGGCTGGTATCAAAGGCGCCCATCATAAGATTCTTATAAATGCCGCTGGTAGAGACAAACACGTATTTTCACCACAATACGGTTTGGGTAATAGAGCAAACAAACTACCACCATCAAAGCAAACAGATAGAACAAAAGACCCCAAAGAAGTTTCTAAACGTCTATTTGGTGCTAAAGCAGACCACGAGAAGATTCATTCATTCCATGGTGTCACAGATTTAATTAAGAAACACGTTAAACCTGAACATCATCAAGAAATCTATAATAAATTCAAAGAGAGAACCGGTAGTTCTGATGTTAAGGATGCATTTAGCCATGAACATGCGCTGAACCATCTTAGAAAGCATCTTGACGTACATGACGAATGAAACGAACACTAAACGAATTTTTTAGAACCATATCTGAAGCCAAAAACGGTATAGTTGAGAAGTCTCACTTCAAAGCTATATTTGTTACTGGTGGACCTGGTTCTGGTAAAGATATTGTAATTAGAGAAGCGATTCCTCACGGTTCCTACACAGAGTTAAATACTGTGCAGGCATTTAACTATTTGGCTGACAAGAAACGCCTCTCAGAGAAAACTTCTGATGCACGTAGAGAAGCCATCAGAAATCGTGAAACCCTCGTTATAAACGGTCCTACTGACGATTATGAACGTATGGATTACATAAGAGAAGAACTATCTGAATTAGGATATGCAATTCTACCAATTTTTGTTCAGGTTTCAAACGAAGCAAGTAAAGAACGAAATGAAAGATTGACAAGAACAATTTCCGAGTCAATTAGACAAGAAAAGTGGCAAAAGTCAAACGAGGTGCTCGGTAAGTTCATCTACGGTGACTGGAATAATTCTTACAGTCAAACCATGATATTTGAGAATGATTCTGAACTTGATAAAATACAAGGTGAACTTAAACAACTTAGAAAAAAAATCTTCGAGTTTGTAGAAGATAGAAGTTGGTATACAAGAAATGAAGTCGCCTATAATTGGTTGGATTCTCACAATAAACTAGATATCAATGAGTCGTTTAATTACTTTGTTTCGAAGGAAGAAATAAATGAAAGCAGTAAGAAATTGGATAGTAAAAACATTCAGCTTAAAACCATCGGTAAATACAACCCAGGATTGGTCGCCGACACAAGAACCACACCCGACAATAGAGCAGGTGGTAATCGCCTCGGAAAAGGTGACGAAATCAAAGGCGGTACCTTCCCTAGAAAGAACCCTAATGGATATTCAGTTACCGGCGGCTCCGGAGCAGGTGCCTACGCCACAAGCGAAGAAACGAAGCCCACGCTCAAAATCAGCGGACCTCCCAAAGTCAAAAACTTTAACAAAGACAAAGAAATCAACAAAATCCTCAAAGGCGCCAAAGACGGAAACGCAGTAACGGGCGGTAGAAATACATTAGGTAGCGGTACAGGTCCTACCTTCAGTTCACGTTCAGGACTTCAAATGGGTCTTGGGGAAAACAGTTTTAGTGCTTTTAGAAAGCAGGCAGAATCAATAGATAGTCCAGGCGAGAACGCATGGGGTGTTTCTGGTAATGCTACAGGCGGTATGAATAAAGAACCGATGAATACATATAAGGATAGGGATCAAATTGAAAAATTAGCATCCTCTGTTAAGAATAAAAACAAAAAGAAACTAGGAGTAGCATAATGTTTGCAAAAGACAAAGTAACCAAATCAATGTTAGATGCAGTTAACTCTGTTATCGCTGAAGCAGAAACAAAAGAACCAACAAAGAAAAAACCAGGTTGGTTAATTGATGCTGAAAAAGCGGCAGAAGCAAGAGAGGGCAAACTAAAAGAAGATTCTAAACCAACAGGTAAAAAACCTGATTGGCTTCTTGCCGCTGAATTGAAAGCTGAAAAGAAAGCTGGAAAACTTAAAGAAGATTCTGAGCAACTAGATGAAATTGATGCTAATGCTATTCTAGCACTTGCAAAGAAAGTAAGCCCTACTGCAAAAATGCGTGGTTCTGTTGAAGACCAGAAAAAGGAACGTGATGCTGTAATGGCACAACGTGAAAAAGATAGACCTGCAAGAGAAGCAGAAGCGGCTGAAAGAAGAAAAAAAGATACTGAAGAATTAAAGAAACAACACAAGCCTGAAGATATTAAAAAACAAATGGATGACGTTAAGAAAAAATATGAATACAGTCATGGTTCAATTGAAAAACATGGACATCAATATGCTAATGGTTCATCTTATACACAAGGTAGAGATTTAATGGACAAATATAATCATTTAAAAGGTTTGCATAAGAGAATTACAGAAGACAAAGACGAGCCATTCATTAATGCAGTTTCAAAAGTTATTAATGGTGAAAAAAATGTCAGAGTCGAAGAAGAAACATTAAACGAAAAGAATTGGATCAAAGGTGCTATCAAGCATCCCGGTGCATTGACAGCCGCCGCTAAGAAAGCGGGCGAATCTACTTCTGAATACGAAGAGAAACACAAACACGATTCCGGTAAAGCTGGTAAACGTGCAAGACTTGCATTGACACTTAAGAAAATGCATCACGAAGAAGTTGAAGGTGTAGAAGAAGCTATGCGTCCTGGTTTTGATTATCAAGCGGCCGCAAAGGAAGCACAACAACGTAAAGCCGCAGGCTATGAGCGTTCTGGTCCTTATTCATGGAAAAAAATAAAGACAGAAAAGCCAGAAGAAAAGAAAACTCAAAAAGAAGAAGTTGAGCAGATGTATGAAGATGAACGTGATCCAACTGACGATGTTGTTAAAAAGATATTAAAAAATAGAGAAAAATATGCCAAACGAAATGTAACTGGTGAAAGTGATCCAACTGACATTGCTGTTAGCCAGATATTAAAAAATAGAGAAAAAAATGCCAAAAGTAAAAAGAAAACGCAAAAAGAAGAAGTCGAACAGATTGATGAAGCAATGACAAAGAAACATTTTCAACAAGTTGCAGACGTTATCAAAGCACATCCTGATGAAAAGAAAAGACACGAATTAGCAATTCATCATGCAGGTATTTTCAAAGCATCCAACCCACGTTTTGACCACACAAAGTTTATGAAGGCTTGTGGCGCACCTATTAAAGAAGACGTTGAACAAATGGATGAAGTAGAAAACGCATTTACTGCATACAAAAACAAGAGACCTAGTGAACTCGGTAGACATCTAACAAGAACACATGATGCTAAACGTCTTTCTGATACAAGCGTAATGTACACTAAAAAACACGGTAAAGACTTAGAATCTGCTAAAGATGCCGGTGATGCACATAACGCAAGTGTATATGCTAAACAGAAAATGAAGAAAGAAGAATTTGATGAATTGGCATTAGAGGAAAGAAATTGGGAAAAACGTGATAAAGATGGTAAAGTAACATCATGGGGTCACGAAGGTGATTGGAAACCAGTTTCTAAAAACAAAGAAGGTTCCGGTAAAGCATCAAACAATGCAGGTAAAGCATTACAGAAAACAAAAGAGTTGGCAAAAGAAGATACCAAAGAATATGGGTTTGATGATGAACAGCCTAAAAAAATGACAACAGACACTTTAGCTGGTCGTGTAAAAGTTTCAAAGAAATTTGATAATCAACACACAAGTAGAAAAGTAGAATTAAAAGCAGAAGAAGCACATCCTGATGCCGCTGAAGATAAAAAACTTATTTCTAAAATGATTAAAAAAGATGATGAGAAAGAAGAAAGAAAAGACAAAGAAAAAGATGTCAAACTAATCAAAGGTCTTATCAAAAAAGATGATGCGAGAATGAAGAAAGAAGAAACTGAATTTGAACATATTCACGGTGAACATCTAAAAGTACATTCTGGACCACATAAAGGTAAAGAAGGAACTTTACATGATATTCATGGTCATATTTTTGAAATAAAACCACATAACGCAAAATCTGAAAAAGAACATATTTACGTTCCTCAGAATCATACAACAATTATACATCAGCATGATGAAGAATATATTCCTGAAGCATTTCACGGACCTGAAGCGGGTTCTGGTACAGGAGATTCCCCAATGGCAACTAATGATTCTAAGCCAGTAAAATTGGCAAAATATCTTGCAGTTAAGACTGCCGATAAAATGAAGAATGAAATGCTAGGAAAAATGACTAACTAAGGTTAAGCATGTCAGATAATTTCAAAAAAGTAAAAGCAATATTGCAAAGACCGGCTCCTCCAAAGAAATTTGGTACAGACCCAATGGAGCCTTGGTCTGCGCCTAATCAAGTTGCAGAAGACTCTATTAAGGGGCAACGTGCAGGTACGCTTGCACGTTATCTGAAGTCTAGAGGTATCAACCCAACATTTGTTTCTAAGAATCAAAGAATTGCTCATACAAAATCAGATTCTTATAGAAAATGGATGAGGGATCATATGTTTGAAGAGATTACAGAACCTAAGAATCCATCAGATGAAGAAATGTCAGTCACAAACAAAGCAAAACGTCAGTCTTCAACAGTCATTAAAAATCCGCCTGGAACAATGGTACGAAAGAATGTGGAATCTGTTGAACTGGATGAGGTTTTAACTAAATCGACAACTGCTGGTGAAACTATTCACGACTTCGTACACTCAAAGAACAAGATGTTTGCCGGTGATTCTAAGGCTCAGAGAATTAAGAGAGCATTGGGCGCTTACTATAAAAAGCAAAATGAAGAAGTTGATGCTGATATGACTGAGATGTATGGTGCATCTGCACAAGTTTACCATAACCCTCAAGAATATCTGGATTCTATT